CTTTGGATATCGTGAAAAAGAAGAAGACCGTGTTACAGGCGGACCACTAGAAAAGAAAATTCTTATTGTAGACGATATCAACGATACTGGTGCTACATTTAATTGGATCAAGGACGACTGGCGTTCAGGTTGTTTACCTAACGATCCTAAATGGGAGAAGGTATGGGGTAATAACGTTCGTTTCGCAGTATTAACAGATAACCTTTCATCAAAGTTTGATGGGTGTGTTAACTATCATTGCGACACGGTTAATAAGTTTGAAGAAGATGTTTGGCTTGTTTATCCTTGGGAAAATGTTGGTCAATACTAATGTGGTTTTTAGTTTTTATCAATATAATGTTTAATGCCCAAGCAGGTTACGATGAGCCTTATATCGAAGCATACTACGAGTTTGACACTATGGAAGAGTGCTTTATAGGTCGTGATATTTTACTAAACGAACTAGGCACAGGTACTGAATATTTTCCACCTGGAACACAAGCAGTTTGTATTAATAATCAAGGAAAAAGATAATGGCTACTTCAGAAGAAAAACAAGAACTAGTTGAAGAAATAAAAGGTCCACATCACTATAGACTTTCATTAAGTGGTTATGGTGCCGAATGTTCATATATGCGTATTTCAAAAGAAGCATTTGATTTTTGGTATCCACATACAAAAGATCATGGTGACAGCGATGCCATTCATTACATTACAAGTGCTGAAGATAAATCAGTAAAAGAAGTAAATGAAGATGATCACTACGAAGAAGTTAAAGCAAAAGACATTCCTAAAGAAGCAATGTTCATGCACGATGATACAGGCGAAGTAGGTGCTAGTTGGTATGAACCGCTTGATGAATTTGATCATACATGGGGGCCAACACTTGATGGTGCATATCTTACTATCGAAAAAGTAGAGAGTGATGAGTATCGTTCAAAGTTTATTGAAGATATTGTTGAAGGACAAGACCTAAGTGAGTGGATGGAAGAAACATCAGAAAAGTTTTCTACTGATGATGAATATGTAGAATGCTACGATGACAATCACGATTATGGAGATAGATATCCTGAAAAGGGTGATTATATTTGTCAATTTTATAGTGCAGAAAAAGGCACATTCTTCGATGCAGGGTTTACTACACCTGGATTGTTTGATCCAAAAAAATTAAAGTTCTGTATTGGCGAAGCACCTAATGGTGAAGATCTTGTATATGCTATAAAGTATGATGGTGAAGAATTAAGCAACGACGGTGGCGATACTAACGGCAAAGGTTACTATTGCTATTTTTACAAGCAGGAGTTTTAATGACTACAGTCGGTTGGTGTTGGACAGGTCCTATTCCAGAGTTATTAATTCTAGAACCTGAAAAACTACCTAAGTTAACAGTAAAGAATAAAGACTACAATAAACGAGGTGTAATTGATTGCCCATCGTTTGCTTCTTGGTATAACTCTTATTATGTTCTAAAAAGTCCTGTTAACTTTACTGCTACAAGTACCAAAGACGGTATTGAAATTAACAGCGACGAAGTAGATACACAACACTTGCAAAGTTTAGTTACATTTCATAATAGTAATGATATGTATGATCTAAATAAACCTATGTTTCAATTTAATTTAAGATACTTGTTTATTGCAGACGAACCTTGCTTGATGGAAATTACTCCGCCTTTCTTACATCGAAATGATTATAAAGATGGTGTTGTAGGCGGTAGTTACAATATACATAGTTGGATTAGAAGTATTAGTTGGGGATATGTTTTTAATAAAGTTGGTGAAACTTTAGAAATAAAAAGAGGAGACCCACTATGTTATGTTAAGTTTACTACACCAAAATTAACTGAAAATATTAAATTGGTTGAGTGTGAACTTACCCCAGAAGTTATAAAAGAACTTGAACGAAAAGACTACTTGACACAGTTTAAAAAAGGTGGTATAATAAACTTAATGCGTCGAGCACTTAAACTTAGACCAAAACGATTAATTAAGGTGGTGAAATAATATGGATACTTTAGAAAAAGCACAAGCAGACGGTAGAGCACCGTGGTCAGATGTTGTTTATGATACAAGAGATTTTGTAGTATATAACGACAAATTTCCTGTAACACCAGGACACACTTTAGTTGTACCTAAGGAAAACTTGGACGAAGAAATACTACGTTGTTTTAAATTTGCACTAGCAATGGGTAAACAAAATGTAGAAGCAGACAACGACATCACAGGATATAACATTGGTATTAACATTGGTGCTAGTGCAGGCCAAACTTGTATGTATCCACACGTTCATTTAATTTTTAGACGTGACGGTGATATGGACGATCCTAAAGGTGGTGTTCGAGGCGTTCTTCCCACAAAACAAAAATACCAAACAAGAGATCCTAAACAACCAAGTTTATTTCAAGATATGGGAGATTGTGTTTAATGAGTAGAATTGTTGCACTAGGGTGTAGTCATACATCAGGTTACCATATTGGCGACTTGCCTCCTAATGAACAAGACTGGAATTTAGAAAACTGGAAGTTTTCTGGTAAATGGAACGACAACAACTGGGCAGAGTTTTATATTAACAGCAAAGGTAAAGATGGTGCCATCTTTGCAAATCCATCAAACGGCTGGTGGGAATATAGCGAATGGCTTTCACATCTTTTTAAAACGTATGACGATATTGAAGAAGTAGTTGTACAACAAACATATTGGAATCGTTTTAGACTATGTATGCAGTACCCACAACACTACGAAAAGATGATTCCTTTAGATGAACTATATGAATTAGAAACTACAAAAGGAAATATTGATTGCTGGATTAAACGAATACACAACGAAGCACAAGATGTATTTGATATACCTATGCAAAGTTATGCTCAAGACTTCCAAAAAAATTGTCAATTTACAGTTAAATTTCATCCAAGGTTTATGATGGGCGATCCCGATCTAAGAACACAACCATACATGACTGTAAAGACTTGGATGGAGTTAATGAACCTAAAAGCACAACGTGAGTTTTTAAAAGAACTATATATCTTACAAGAACTTTGTCGCAATAACAATGCGAAACTGAAAATTTTTGCGTTAAACAAATGGACTTGGATTCCAGACAACTTAAATGATTATTTTAATTTTGATTTGGTTGAAGTTGCAAAAGATAACGTAGAAGATTGGTTTCTACAACACAAAGATATTAATGTAGGAACCAAAACAATTGATGATGAACATTATGATGTTGATATTCATCAAATTATTGGCACAGACTATATGAAAGACCAATTTAAGTAGAAAGGAAAAACAATGCCAGAATATAACAGAGAAAACATGATTGAAGCAATCAAAGAACACGCAAAAGGACACATTGCCAAACACGCAATGAATGTAGAAGTGTATTTGAAAAATTCAGCAGGCGTAGGTGAGCATCCGGACGTTTTGGAAGCCATTGAAAAAGAACTGAAAGTTATTGCAGAATATCATGATCAGTTAGAAGTATTGAACAAATATTTTTAATATTCGTGTATAATATACTTGACAAAAACCTAAATAAAGTATATAATGTAAACTATATTAGACATCCACGTCTATAACTCGGAGAGATAAATTGAGCAAAAGTAAACAAGTAAAACAAAAATTAGAAGATGCTGGCATCCGCTATTGGGCAGGTGACAACATCTCCGAAGTCTTACAAAAAGGCGATAAAGAAGAACTAATTGAAGAGGCTACACTAGCATTTGAAAATGTTCTTGATACATTGGTAATTGATCGTCATAATGATCCTAATTCAAAAGGTACCGCAAGACGTCTTGCAAAGATGTACTTTAACGAATTAATGCAAGGACGTTATGATCCAATTCCACCAGCAACTGCATTTCCTAATGATAGCGAAGATAGATATGAAGGTATGCTTGTAGTTCGTAGCGAACTTAAGAGTGTATGTTCACATCATCATCAACCAGTAACTGGTGTAGCATACATTGGTATTATTGCCGCTAATAAACTTATTGGACTATCTAAGTATACACGTATTGCACAATGGTGTGCTAGACGTGGTACTCTGCAAGAAGAACTTGCAAATGATATTGCTCGTGAAATACAGAAAGCAACTGATGCCGAACACTTAGGTGTGTATATTCAAGCAACACATGGTTGTTGTGAGAATCGTGGTATTATGGCAACTAGTAGTTTAACACAAACTACAGTACTAAAAGGTGCTTTTAAAGACGATGCAGGTACTAAGAAAGAATTTATGGACAATATCAAATTACAACAGGAGTTTGCCTGCTAATGCCTATTCCAGAAAAAGTATTTGTTCCGGCACCTAAAGATCCAGGCAAAGGACATTTTTATGTAAGTTTAATTAAAAGCGGATTACGTTTAGCAGGTTGCTTAGTAGCCGCTTACACAGGATCAGTGGTAGCACTAGCATTATTTTTTGCTGTTGCTGAGTTCCTTGGTATTGCAGAGGAGATTGTTTAATGAAGTTACGATATAGTGAAGCATTTTATAGTGTACAAGGCGAAGGACGTTTTGTTGGCGTACCTTCTGTTTTCTTGCGTACATTTGGTTGTAACTTTCGTTGTATGAACTTTGGTCTAGACAAGCACCCTAATAGAGCAGAAAAACTAGAACAAGGTATTAAGTATAATCCAGAAGTAAAACAATTACTTGATGATGGTATTTTAGACAAGGTAAATAAGTTTGAAGATTTACCTATTGTGCATACAGGTTGCGATACCTATGCAAGTATCTATCCAGAATTTAAGAAGTATATGAAAGACCACACAGTTGACGAAGTAGTTGACTATGTGCTAAGTCTTACTCCACAAGGTAAGTGGACGATGGATAATGGACAGGATGTTCATTTTATACTAACAGGCGGTGAACCTTTGCTAGGGTGGCAGAGGTTATATATGGACCTATTTAAACACCCTCGTATGGAGGATTTGAAAAATGTTACGTTTGAAACAAATACAACACAGTCTCTCAGAGATGATTTCCGAGAGTATCTCAACAACGAAAGATCATTTCATATCACTTGGTCGTGCAGTCCGAAACTTTCCGTTAGCGGAGAGCCTTGGGATACTGCTATCAAGCCTGACATTGCTAGGCAGTACTACGATGTACCTAATAGTAGTATGTATTTCAAGTTTGTTGTGGCTACCGAAGAAGATGTGGATGAAGTTACAAAAGCAGTTGAACAATACAGAGCAGAAGGAATCGATGTTCCGGTCTATGTTATGCCGCTTGGGGGTAGGTCAGAAGAATACAGCCTCAACACAAGAGGAGTCGCAACACTGGCAATGGAGCGAGGCTGGCGCTATACACCCAGACTACACGTCGACATCTTCGGAAACGCCTGGGGAACATAAGCCAGAAACACTAGACGAAAAAGCAAGAAAGGCAGGACTATGATGGAAAAACTAAAAAACCTTTTTAAAGGCAAAACAAAAGATAAAAAACTTACACACCGTGAAGCATTAGAAGAAGAAAAGAAATCAGCAACTAAGGCAAAAAAACCTTGGGTTGGTGTAATTGATACACAAGTTAATAACAATGATATCAAGAACGGCTTCTTCGAACTTGATTGGAATAATGAATTTATTGAGCAACTTATTGATGCAGGATATAAAGGCGAATCGCAAGAAGAAATTGTAGACGGTTGGTTTAAAGACGTTGCTAGAAATGTACTTCAAGAAGGAGGATATGATCCTAACAGAGGTGCAGGACACATTAAAATTGTTTCAAGAGAAGACGGTAAAAGTGAAGCATCCTAGTTTTAAAATTATAAGCGATACAGGTTCAAGAAACGGTATAGGACATAAACATCAAAGCACCAATGTAACAGATGGTGCTAAAATTTATGCTAGAGAATGTCCTACCAAGCCAAATTGGATATCTGCAAAAAATACAGAATTATTTGTTAAAAGAAGAAAATCTACTTTACTAATCTGTATTGGCGAAAGTTGGACTTATGGAGATAACTTTGCTCCACACGTACAAAGTGGGCAAGGCATAGATGATCCTTTTTATAGACTTAATAATTGTTTCGCAGGCTATTGTGCAAAGATGCTCGATGCTGATCTTTTGCTGTCGGCAGTTCCGGGCAACTGTAATCAAAATATGATGCACGACCTTGATAGGTTATTAGAAGAATATAATACCAAATATGAAACAATACGTGTTATATTTCAATTAACTAGTCCAGGAAGAGATAGTTCTGAAACTTACGATTGGTACTCAAACCTTAAAGGATATGATTTTTTATTTACAAGTAAAATTCAAGTAGATCCAAAAGCATCAACAAAGGAATGGTTTGAACTTTATGACCAAATGATGCTGGAAGAATTCGATCGAATTTTAAAATCATACGTAAATGTAGATGGGTTAATTTGGAAAAACTTTAACGAATTTCTGGTTGACTTTTCTAGCGATTCGTTTATAATAGTAAAATGTCCATGGGTAAGACATTGTGCTATGATGCATGGTAAACAAATTGAATTACCCTGGTGTAACGAAGCAGGTTGGTGGACCCAACACTATAAGAGATTTGGTAACTTTGAATACAATACAGAAATTATGACGAAGGATCTAGATAAACTAAATGAATCAACAGATCTACTTAATAGAAGTAGCATTAACGGATTTCATCCTAAAGAAAGTTATCATATGCTTTGGGCAAGTCATTTAATATTTAACAGCACATGGGTTTAAAATGAAGTATGTACTAGTAGACACAGCAAACACTTTCTTTCGTGCAAGACACGTCATTAGAGGCGATCTTGATACTAAAGTAGGTATGGCTTTTCATATTACATTAAACAGCATTAAAAAGGCATGGAATGACTTTGATGCTGATCATATTGTATTTTGTCTAGAAGGTCGTAGTTGGCGTAAAGATTTTTACGAGCCTTATAAACGTAATAGACAAGAATCTCGTGATGCACTTACAGAATCACAACAAGAAGAAGAAAAAGTCTTTTGGGAAACCTTTGACGAGTTTAAAGACTTTGTAACTACAAAAACAAACTGTACAGTATTACAACACCCTGAACTAGAAGCAGATGATTTAATTGCTGGTTGGATTGATTATCATCCTGATGACGAACACGTAATTATTTCTACTGATGGTGACTTTGCACAACTTATTAGTCCCAAAGTTACACAATACAACGGTGTAAGTAATACAATTATTACACACGAAGGTTATTTTGACGACAAGAAGCGAGAGCCTATTGTTGATAAAAAGACAGGTGAACCTAAAGAAGCACCTAATCCTGAATGGCTATTATTTGAAAAATGTATGCGTGGTGATACAAGCGATAACGTGTTTAGTGCTTATCCAGGTGTACGTAAAAAAGGTACTAAGAACAAAGTAGGTATGCTTGAAGCATTTGCAGATAAGAGTACAAAAGGATACAATTGGAACAACCTAATGTTACAACGTTGGGTTGATCATGAAGGCGTTGAACATAGAGTTCTTGATGATTATAATCGTAACGTATTACTTTGTGATCTTAGGGCACAACCTGAGAACATTAAAGAAAAGATTAAGAACACTATACAAGAAAACGCACAACCAAAAACTATTCAGCAGGTTGGACTTAGATTAATGAAGTTCTGTGCTATTTACGATATGCAAAGAATTTCAGATAATGCACAACAATATGCTGAACCATTACAAGCGAGGTATCCAGTATGACATCTTTAAAAGCAAACGAAATTTTAAAAAACAAGTTTTGGATTATTGAAGATAATAACGATAATAAATTAGGTACATTGTCTAAAGATGCAGACAATAGATTCATGTACAGTTGCGATACAGGAAGTTATCTGTACGATAATAAAACACAAGTTGAAAAGAAACTAGGCGGTATTGTTTGGAATAAAACTACAATTAGTGACAGTAACCCTGCATCAAAAGAAATCTATGGATTGCCAACTAGTACAGTACCATATAACGAAATGTATGATGTAAAACGTAAGTTTGGACTATTTACAAAAAGTAAAAAGTCTAAAAGTTTATATTGTGCAGGTTATTTTTGTATTCATTTTGAAAAGGGTTGGGTTAAGAGTTTTTGTCCTAAATTAGTAACACTTGAAAAATATGAATATAGCGGTCCATTTAAAACAGAAATGGAAATGCGTTCGGAGTTAAGTCGTGTCAACCGTTAAACCATTAAACACTATACCTTTACAACAGTTTATAGATCGTGTTAAGGGTGCTGATACAAGTAAAGCACCTGAAGTTAAATTGCCTATAGCAGATGCTAAAGCATTGGCTTTGACACTAGGATCTATAATGTCTAGATTACATGGTGATCTAGAGAAACTAGTCTACGAAAAGAACAATACAGAAGAAGTCATTAACGTTACCGTCGACGGCGGTAGCACAGACTGGAAATAAACTACGCATATTACTCTCTCTTTTGGATAAATACATTAGTGAGAGAAAAGATATGAGTAGACCAAAACCAACAGTTCTTTTAGAACACGTTAATAAAAAAACATACAGGACTGAGCAAGTGCTTCAGGCTGAAGCCATTTGGGCTGTGTTTTATCAGAACAAACCATTCAATTTAAAGTCAGCAAATATGCTAACTAACTATCCCGGACCAAAATATAAGAAAGTGTCTTTTTCGAATCCAGGACACGCACACAACCTAGCAAAGAAATTAAACGATATGTTTAATTGCAGTGATTTTGATGTAGTCAAACTCACCCAAGGCGAAATAGTAAAAGAAGATTAAAATGAACTGGAAAGAAACCTATACAAAGGTATTCTTAAAACAAGCCGGTATTAGTATTAACGAAAGTACTATGAAAGAGTATATGCCGCTTTGGTGGCAAAATACTAGAGAAAAGACTTCGGGTGGATTACGTCTTACAGACGAAGGTATGATGTTTTTGATGGAAACATTAGAACTAGCAACATACGAAATTCCATTTCCGCCCGATTTTAGAATGACTACCCAAGTTGTAATATTCTTAGATAAATTTATTGACTGTCCTTACTATATTACAAACAAAAGTATTACAGTTACAAGTGAAAAAAAGAGCATGGAATTGCACCTTTTTAGCGGAGATGTACGCAAGTACGGATTGGCAAAAGCACTCAAAAGAACAGAAGAACACGAAGATTCTTAATAAAAACCAAAAATATTTCCAAAATAATTAAAAAAAGACTTGACTTTTATCCTAGTGATGCTATACTATATACATAGTTAGAAATTAACTATGGCACTGAAACAAAGATACGAGGAGTACAAAATGGAAAACATTGCAATCCGTCAAGTTGGTCCTAATGCGGCTAAGAAAGCAATCGTTAGGGCAATGAGTAAAAAGCGTCCCATATTTATTTGGGGTGCACCAGGTATTGGTAAATCCGATATCGTTGAACAAATTACAGACAGTTTTGAAAACTCTCTGCTAATTGATATTCGTTTGTCATTATGGGAACCTACAGATATTAAAGGTATGCCATATTATTCGGCAAATGATAACACTATGAAATGGGCACCGCCTGTAGAACTTCCAGACGAAAAGATGGCTAAGAAATATAAGACCATCGTTTTGTTTATGGACGAAATGAATTCAGCCGCGCCGGCAGTACAGGCCGCGGCATATCAATTGGTACTTAACCGTAGGGTTGGTACTTACAAACTGCCAGACAATGTTCTTATTGTCGCCGCTGGTAACCGTGAAGCAGACAAAGGTGTCACTTACCGTATGCCGGCTCCATTGGCTAACCGTTTTGTACACTTGGAAATGAAAGTGGACTTTGATGATTGGTTTGCTTGGGCAGTTGATAACAAGATCCACAACGATGTTGTTGGTTTCTTAACTTTTAGTAAAAAGGACTTGTATGACTTTGATCCTAAATCTCCGTCACGTTCTTTTGCTACACCGCGTTCTTGGTCATTTGTATCCGAATTACTTGAGGATGATGATGACGAGAATACCACTACCGATTTGGTTAGTGGTGCAGTCGGCGAAGGTTTGGCTGTTAAGTTTATGGCACACCGTAAGGTTGCCGCAAACTTGCCTAACCCAACTGATGTACTTGCTGGTAAGGCTAAAACACTTGATACTAAAGAAATCAGTGCCATGTATTCCTTAACAGTATCTTTGTGTTATGAACTTAAAGAAGCGTCTGACAAAGGCGATAAGAAGTTTGACGATAAAGTAAATAACTTCTTACGTTTTGCAATGGATAACTTCGATACTGAATTGGTTGTAATGGGTATTAAACTTGCCCTCACTCAATACCAATTGCCAATCGATCCAGACGAAGTTGAATGCTTTGACGAGTTTCATGACAAGTTTGGCAAGTATATTAAGGCCGCACAGGCTTCATAATTGGAGCATTTGGGGGAGAGTTTTTGGATTCTCCCCCAATTCTTTGGTTGACATTTACCGTTAAATATACTATAATAATTACTATAATAGTAATTTGATAGTAAAATAATAAGGCACAAGGAGAACATGGCAATGAGTGTAGCAACAACAGAAACTGTAGAAACACCAGAAATTGAAATTACTGACGAACTTCGTGCAGAAGTTCAAGACAGAATTATTGTAGCAAGAGTAGGTTTGCTACTTCGCCATCCGTTTTTTGGTAATATGGCTACACGTCTTGTATTACAAGAAGCAAATGAATGGTGTCCAACTGCCGCAACAGACGGTCGTAACTTATATTATAATGTTGCGTTCTTTTCTCAAATGTCAAATAAAGAAATTGAATTCGTTATTGCACACGAAATTTTGCATTGTGTATTTGACCATATGACACGTAGAGAAGACCGTGATCCGCAAATACATAACATTGCCGCAGACTATATTGTAAACAATACTCTTGTTAGAGATCGTATTGGCGAAAAGCCTAAAGACATTCCAATTTTCCAAGACTTTAAATATGAAGGTTGGACTTCAGAAGCAGTATATGATGATATCTTTGAAAAGTATGATCAAGAACAACTTGAGCAACTAGGTAAACTTCTTGACGAACACGTTGATTGGGATAAAGATAATCAAGGTAGTGGTCAATCTAAAAGTAAAGATGGCAAAGACGGTAAAGGCAAGGCGCCGTCTTACAGTAAAGAAGAATTACGTAAAATCCGTGACGAAATTAAAGAGAATATGATTAGTGCGGCACAGGCGGCTGGTGCTGGTAATATTCCTAAAGAAGTAGAACGTATTATTAAAGAACTTACAGAACCTAAAATGAACTGGCGTGAATTGTTACGTCAGCAAATTCAATCTACTATTAAAAATGATTTTACATTCCAACGTCCTTCACGTAAGGCCTGGCACACTAATGCAATTTTACCAGGTATGAACTTCGACGAAACAATTGATATTTGTGTTGCAGTAGATATGTCAGGGTCAATTGGTAATGATCAGGCAAAAGATTTCCTAAGTGAAATACAAGGTATTATGGCAGAGTATCAAGACTACAATATTAAAGTATGGTGTTTTGATACTGATGTATATAACGAACAAGACTTCCGTGCTGACAGTGGTGAAAGTTTAGACGACTACCAAGTTGTTGGCGGTGGCGGTACAGACTTCATGGCTAACTGGAAATACATGAAAGAACACGATATTCAACCGAAGCGTTTCATTATGTTTACAGATGGTTATCCATGGGATTCATGGGGTGATGAAGATTACTGTGATACAGTATTTGTTATTCATTCACATCATGACAAAAACTTGCAGGCACCATTCGGGTTAACTGCTCACTATGAAAAGGCGGCATGACAGTTTTGAAAAACGGACAACCGAATGCCTTAGACTTCTTTGGCATTAGAGAGTTAAGAACTTTTCCAAAACATTTTGACTTTGTTACAGTTGAAATGCGTTATAACCTTGAAGACTCTATAAGAAAATGGATAAAGCATAATCTTAAAGGTCGTTTTTATATTGGCAGATCGTTGAATGACGACTTTAATCCAATACTCAAAATTGGTTTTGAAAGCCACAAAGAACTATCTTATTTCATGTTGGCTTGTCCACATTTGAAGTATGCATAAGTACATAGCAGTAAATAATTAAGTGCTATGTTAATTAGTACAAATGATATCATTTAAAAGGAGACATTAATGTCAGAAGAAAACAAAACACCACAAGCGGCAACTCCGCCACAAGGTCAAGTTAGTGCAGAACTAACTGTACAAGACTTGAGTGTTTTAAAAACTATCATTGAGGTTGCACAATCTCGTGGTGCTTTTAAAGCAAACGAACTAGAAGCAGTAGGCAAAACTTTCAACAAGTTAGAAACATTTTTAACTACTGTATCAAACCAACAAGTTGGTGAACAAGCAAAAGCACCAGCAACGCCAGCGGCGGCTCCAAAGACTGAAGTAAAAGATACTCCAGTATCATCAGAAGACGCGGCGGCGGCACTAGGAGCATCATAATGGCTATTAAGCACGTAGGTAGATTTAAATCAAATGGTCGTAAATGCGTAGTAGTATTTCGTACACTACCTAACGATCCAGAACACGCACTTGTAGTTCAAACTGAGAACTTAGGTGATAACGAACACGACACTCTAATGAGATTAGTTGAATCTAACACTGGTCAAGTATCTGAAGAATTAGCAGATGCTATGCAACGTACACCGTTACAAGACGGTAGTATTATGTTAGCAAATTTCCATACTAATGGTAAACTAACTAAGGTTGCAACTAAAGATATTGAGATGACACCAGATACGCAGACTGTTATTAATCTTGCCGAACTAAACTCAATCATTGCTGAACAAAAAGGCGTGAGTATTAACGATCTAGCAGTAAACGGTTCATCAGTACAAGAAGTAGGTACAGCAAATGAAATGCCTGCTAGTACTGTAGAAGCACAGGCGCAAACAGCACAGGTAGAAGAACAACCTTTATCAGATGAAGATCTTGCTAAAAATATGAGAGCAGATGCTGATAGAATGTTTAAGGAAGCAGAGCGTCTTAGAAAAGAGGCTGAAGAATTAAGTCCGTCTAAGAAAAAGGCTTCTTCCAATGCCAAAGCGTAAAGGACTTTCTCAGGACGTTATAGATAAATGGCCCGAAGTATTCAAGGATGTGGAGGTTAAAGCAATCCCCCTTGAATACTTGGAAAGTGTACAAGTTACGTTTAACAATGGCAAAGTATGGGAAATCACTATAAATCGCAACGCTTCTAACACTATGCTTAACAAAGACGTAGAAAAATCGCTAAATGATATGTTTAAAACCTATGATTCTAGCATTAAAAACGTTGATTTCAAAGTAGACACAGATAGAGTTAAAGAGGACGTTCAAAAACGCACAAAACAGTTTTTAAAGAAGAAGAAGTAATTTTTCTATTTGGCATAAATACTATATAATAGAAGAACACTAGGAGTGCTTTAGATGGCTTTAAGATTACGCAGAGGAACTGATCAACAACGTCAGTTAATAACACCTTTAGAAGGTGAACTGATATACACTACAGATACCAAACGACTATATATCGGTGATGGTACAACTGCTGGTGGTATTGCTGTAGATACAGCAGGACAGTTTTTAGGCTCAAACTTAGACTTATCAGGTTACGATATTGACGGACAAGGTAACATCAATATCGACGGTAATATTACTGCAACAGGAAATATGACTGTTGACGGTAACTTCACTCTTGGCGGTAACATCACAGTTGGTGATTCAAATACAGATACAGTTAACTTTGCGGCTAAAATCGAATCAAGCCTAATTCCAGATGTTGATGGTGCAAGAAATGTTGGTTCTACAACTAACAGATTTGGTAGTGTTTATTCTAACTTTATTAGTGTTACAGACAGCATTGAAGCAGGTTATATTAATGCCAATGTTGTTGGCAATGACAGTACAGTAATTGTTAACGTAGCAACAGGTGCTATTACAGCAACAGGACAACTAACTGGTGATGTTCTTGCAACAGATAATTCATTGTTCTTTAATGCTACATCAAAAGCAGTAACAGCAGGCGCAGGTGTATTTACAGGTGCTGTTAGTGCTCCAAGTTTTACAGGTTCTTTAACAGGTGATGTTAACGGTTCTATTTTCGGTGATGACTCTACTGCACTAGTAGATGCTGTAAGAAATACAGTAACCTTAAACAACGGTGTTGTTAGATTTGATGGTAATCAAATTGAACTTAGCGGTGTTGACTATATGGCACTTGGTAAAGAAACAGACGTTGCTGGACCTACATTTAGAATTACAAACGTTGACGCTTCACCACCGTTAGACTTAGTTACACTTGCAGGTACTAACATTGGTAATATTTCTAAAGTAAACTTTTCAAGTAAGCACGGTGATATTCAAAACCCTGTTAGAGCAACAGCAGGTGACTTCATTGGTGCATTAAGTTCACGAGCATGGGATCCAGATGTAGGTGACTATGTTCCATCAAGTATTATTGGTTGGACCGTTGACGAAAATACAACTCCAGCACAAGATATTGCTAATGGTAAAATCTTATTCATTAACAACGCAGGTTCAGGTTCTGCTCCGTCACTTAATGTTATGTCATATGACTCACGTGGCTATCTAGCAGTTAACAGAACAGTTGGTTATGTTGCAAGTGCTACATTAGATGTTAACGGTTTTGCTAAACTAACTCCACAAACAGCAGAGCCAACAGCAAGTGAAGGTATTATTGCAATCGCAGACGGTACTAGTTGGGATCCTGCATCAAAAGCAGGTGCAGTAAGTTATCCAGTGTACTACGATGGTAATGCTTGGAACGCTTTCTATTAATTCAGCATTAATAACTCCTAAGTAAATTTCAACTAAGTAAGAGTATGAGCACACTTACACTCTATACATCAGGCTCTACAGAGCAACCAAAAGAAGTTGTCCATTCTTGGGAATACATAAAAGAATGTGCAACCAAAAGTATAAAAGAAATTGGTTTAACCAAACACGATAGAGTATTAGATGTGTTTCCAGCAAACACTATTGCCCACTACACAATCACCGCCGTTCCTGCGTTTTTAAGCGGCGCACAGCACGTTTCTAGTAACTTTAATGCCTATACCTACCCTGAACTGTTTAACCGCGTTAAACCGACGTATATTAGTTTAATACCACGCCATTTAGAACTGTTACAAAAGACCAAAGGCTTTAAAGAGTTGGATATGAGTTGTGTCCGTTATATGGTTACTGGTAGTTCCAAAATAGAACAAAGTTTTATAGATGCATTTAAAGAACGTGGTGTCCAAACTGTAGCAAATTGGTATGGTATGACAGAATTTCCGCCACCTGTAATGATTGGGTATAATAGTACATCATTTGATCTAAACACAATAAAAGACGATCATGTAATGTTTATGCCTGTAACTCCTGATGGCAAATTATGTCAATGCCATATTAACGGTAGAGCAACAGGAGATGTATTTAATATTGAAACAATGGAATTTCACTCACGCATAGAAGAGCCTAATGGAAGAACTTGGAAGAACAATTTTTAATAACGATACTAGAAGAATAGTAAAACTTTCTGAAGTAGATGTCTTTTCTGTAAAAGATTTTTGTGAAGAATGTAACAAATTAGGATTACAAAATAATAAGTCTTTAGAAAGAATGAAGTGGGATACTGCTACTTGGTTTGCGGCATTAGACGAAAGTAAAATTTATTCTATTGCAGGATATCATAAATTAAACATAGACGAACACTCGTATCGTGTGTTATTCCGCGGTGCTCAACTCCCAGGATACAATCCTAATACTTTTAGTAAAGATGTATATGCTAGTGTTGTTCACTGGACTTACTTATTAGAAGCACAAATTAACGATATATTAAAACAAGACCCACAAGCAAAACTTTACATAAGCACAAACATAGATAAAAATAACGATGCACCTAGCAGTCATAAACTTACTAGTATGATGACTCCGTTATTAATCAAACGTAAATTATTAAGTTTAGAATATGAAAATATAGACCTATACTTTACAAAACAAAACTTGTATAGGGTAAATGTTGAAGAATATTTTAAACAGCGTTCTGCTTATTTTGATAGTAAGTAAAGTTTTCGTAGTATAAGCCAAGTGTTGCCCAGATAGCATCAGGATACAAATTAGTGTATTTGTTTCCAGTCTTAGCATAGTGTTCCCATAAAGTTTTAGAAAAGTCTAGTTTAGAATAATGCTTCCAAAACTCTGTATCGTTACGTGAACTTAAACCGTAATGATGAAGAATATAATCACTGTTTTCTTTCCAGGTACGTTTAACCATTTTGTTATATGCTCTAGCACCGTAACCTCTTTCAATGCAATTAGCAAGAGTAGTAATACCATGCTGTATCATAAACAATGCATTTGATTCTAACGGATCAATAAATCCTTGACTCATGCCTATAGCAACTACGTTGTCTTGCCAAGCATTTTCTAACCACCCAGGTTGCCATTTAATTAGTCTCGGCTCTTTGTCTTGCCAGGGTGTTAGTTCTTTAGTATATTCTTTAAATTGTTCTAATGCTGTATCATCGTCAACATATTGATCTGCAAAACAGTATCCTGTACCTGTTCTACTTGTTAGTCCAATTTTAAATTGCCATCCGTAATCTCTAGCGATTGTTCTAGTATACGGAACCATTTCGTCAAGTTCAAACGGACAAACCCAAGCACTATTAACTAGATGATGCTCAGATAAATCTGCAAGTGTTTTGTCTTTAACAAATTGTCTACGAAGTCCTGTACAATCAATATACAAGTCATAACCTTCTGGTAATGTATCTAGTGTTGCAATTTCGTGCTTTACACGTTTACAATTATCTTTAACAATACGCCCGGCTTCTTCTGCGTGTAAATGATATGCTACTGCTCTCCAAGCATCGCGATCATATAGATCATTAATACTATGCTTATCTACTTTACCTTGTTCAAACTCTTTGTACCAAGTATTAAATGCATCATTATCGTTGTACCAAAATGTAAATGCAAATTCTTCACCGTCTGGTTTATCCCAACCTTGTTTTATATTACCAAACTTATGTACAGCATCACACTTAGGCATCCATTCTTTTTCATCCATTCCGAAACTTTCAAAGAATGATTTTATCATAGGCAATGTACTTTCACCTACTCCAATGATAGGAATATCACTGCTTTCGATTAGTGTAATTTCAATGTCTGGAAATTTATTTTCTAAGTATCCTGCGGTCCACCAACCAGTTGTTCCGCCTCCTATGATACATATTTTTTTATATTGTGTACTCATTGTTAACCACTTTATTCATATCTTCAATACGTAACTTTGTAATGAAATGTACACGAGTTGTTTCACCTTTATTAAATGTACCGTGTAATTTTTCTGTATTAATCAAGTATGCTTTACCTGGTTGCAAATTATATTCTTTACCTTCAAAATTAAACATAGATTCATTGTTTGCTGTTATTGGCATATGAATCTTGTAAAATTCTTCATTGTCACTATGTAAATTTATCTTAGTTTCAGGCGGGTGAGCAGTAATAACGGTTTGTCTTACAAAAGGCAATGCCTTTAAAAACTTTTCTGCAAATCCAAATATTAATTCTGTTGGAACATCAAACGTTCCTACAACATCATCACCTTTAGAAATATCGTATGGGGAACAGGGTTTCTTTGGATCTTTTAAATTACTTTGGATTGCCCAACCGTACACTTCACTAACATTATGATCTTTAGTGTCTGTATCAGCGTCAGGCGCCCACTTCAAGTAACTGAAATTTGATTGAACTGTATGATAGTAATGTTCTAATTCTTCCAACGAAAACTTGAAGTTATCTAATTCAATGACTTCAAAGTTCTCAGGCATTATTCCATTTCTAACTCAAATGCAATCTGCTTAGATTCCTTGTTTTTCAGATCAACAAATAACATCTCTGACTTAAGAACATTGTCAACTAAATCAAATCTAAATGGAACTGTTACTGCTTTATTTGTTTCTTTAGAAGCAACACCTACATAAATGTTATTAGTTTTTAGATTGAAACTTTCTGTAACACCAGAATCGTTAACATCAAATACTGCACCTGGTGCAATGTTAGACATTGATGGATGCTGTACTGAAGGCATTAACATAATGCTATCACCTACAACAGGCATAGACCCTAATGATCTATCTGTTCTAGTTCTTTTAATTTCTAGTGTATCTAAATTTAGATCAATTAGTTCTTGACACTTTTCCCAAGAACTATGTGCAATTAATCTGTTGTCAACAATAACCCCATTCTTGAAACCAAGTTGTCCAACTTCACTTTCTGAATCTTCAAGTACGTAAGGTACTGAAGTAATTTCATTGCCATCATAAATCCAAAAATGTAATTCTTTAGTTTCGCCCATTACTAATGGTAAGCCTACAATTTTATCGTTGCGACTAATAGCACCGTAGAATGCACCTTTAACTGGAGCAGTAACTAATTTAGTAGAGTAATCGTCTAATGAAAGAACTAACAATTGGTCTGTTGGATTACCGTATGGGAAAAATGCTACTTCGTTAGTCTTTTCAATATATGTACAATGTACAGATGCTGTTTCGTCAGCAACATCACGTGCAATCATTTTTTCTGATTCTGTATCATAAATGATTACAACACCACTGTTTAATGGTGGGTAAATAATTTTTTTACCAACAACTACAGGTCTACCAAAGTTAAAGTGACCGCAGAATGTTTTAGGTGTTTCAACACCATGAATAGTAATTGCTTTATCTTGAATCATTTCAACTGTGTCAGTATCAAGGTCAACTTTAGCCATACGCACAATACTATCTACGTGTTTCTTTTGTGTACGCATTACATAAGCATACTTGCCTACTACAGCAACAGCACGATATCTGTCACCGTCTTCACTTTGCTCACTAAAATCAATAAACTTTACAGTTTCGTTATCAGTGTTAATCTTTAAAAGACCGGCTTTAGCACCTGCATCTTTGTTGTAATCTCTATCGGTTTCGCCCTCAACTCTGACCTTACCGTTAGTAACTACTGACAAAAATGTGCCATTTCCAATGTAATAAGGGTCGTCAAGCACGTTTGTATAATAAACATTTGACATATTTTTCTCCATACTCTATACTATATTTATTTAATATGCGTGGTAATCCCAGCGAAGGTGGTAACATATTCTGGGTCGATTCTAGTTAAAAAATGCACTCGTTCGGTGGTTCCGTTGTTAATTGTGCTATGATTTACTATAGGATTAATCATATATATTTTGCCTGGCTTCATTACATACTTACGCTCGTCGTTTTCACCAAAACAGAATAGTGCTTGATCATTTGAGTGCATTGGAATATGCAACTTCTTATATGATCCATCATGATGATTATGCACACGGGTGCCTGGTGGATGCTTAATTGCTAGTAACTGTCTTAGTGCTGGTTCGCCCCACTCTTTAATCATCTTGTTTACTATACCAAATTTATATACACTCATAATTTTAGAATCAGCATAAAACCCATCACCGTCGGCATCTAAATCGTATTTTTCTAATTCAGGATAATGTATAGGATTAACATGACGTTTTCCTGCACAAGGAATGTTACGTTCGGCAGGCCAAGATATTCCCCAACCGCTAACGTTGCCTTCGTAGTTTCCTACCCTATTTGTTTCAGTCCACATTTCAAAAATTTCTTTTTTAATGTATTCTTTTAATCCAAAGTGAAATTCTAAATGTGCTAGATCAGTTTTTAGTACATCATAATAATCTTCAAGCAACGAAATATCAATAGTTGCTTTAAACTCAATAATATCCCAGTCATAACTATTAAGAAATTCTGGTGTAAAATCTTCTGGGTTGTAATCTGTTATGTATCTGTCCATGTTGTCCTTAGCATTTCTTTTACATAGTAATAAGAATTAACTGCGCCTGGTGTAGGCTTTTGTTCATCAGTATTTAACAAAGTTTCTTTTATAAAGTCTGCAACTGCTTTACTTCTTACTTGTCCTTTTATACAATAAACATGAACATTAGCATCTTCAGGAATAGTTTTTATAAATTTTACTAATTCGTCTGCCTGGTATCCACGCATTGCTTTTGCTTCAAACCACATATCAAAGTCGCCGCCCCACTTTCGAGTGTCCTCGGGAACATCGTCAAACTTTAATGTTATAACGTTTGAATGTTGTCTTTTAAAATACGGATCACAATGTGGGCCGCCTGACGGCTCAATACAAATAAAGAAATCTTTTTTATTATCAACAGTTGTGTCGTCTATGTCATTAAACTTTGCATAGGTAATAAAACTTTCTTTTGATCTATATTCTACTAACATCTTCAGTCCATACCTTTCCGTACAAGTGTATTCTGTTTGTACTACCTTTGTTTTCTACACTATGCGGAATAGTTGTGTTGACAAGATATGCCCAACCCGGTTCCATATGAAATTCTTCGCCTCCAATAATCCAATTACTATCTTCATTAGTATGAATTGGAATATGTACACGCAATTTGTCAGGTTGATCTTGATGTGTAATTAATTTTGTTCCTGGGGTATGTATTGTTACCAACCACTTTTTACTTTTAAAAGGTAATTGCTTTACAAGTTCTAATCCGTATCCTGTAAAACATTTACGAGGATTTAATTCATCATTATCGTTGTCACGATATTCCTCTTTAGCACATCCTTGTTCAAATGGTTTAGGTCCAGGTTCATCACTGTTCCAACAAAGTGTATAGTATGCCGCATCATCTGGCAAGTAATGTCCTGTCTTTGCTTCAGGATCTACAATAGGAAACTTCCATACGTGATGATTTTCACCAATAACAAACTTCCAATCAGAATAATTTTCTTCAAGAGTTTTATACCACTCTTGTATTTTTTCTACATCTACTTCAAACAATTTTTTAACTTTGAATCCTAAGTCTAAAGGTTCACAAGTTTCAATATATCGTTTGAAATCTTGGGTGTGTTGTTGCGTTTCCATTTCTTACACTTTCATATAGATCAACTCCAATGTAATCATGACCGTATAACACTAGGTCATCAGGTATGAGTTGTCTAAATACTTTCCACTTTTCTTCTAATTGCTCTGGTTCAACGTTCCAATGTAACATTTCGCTGGACCATATATTTGTAGTCCACAATACTTTTGTACCATGTACATTATTTATTTGGTCAAATAATAGGTTTGGCTCGTTAACAATATCAACAAGATGGAACTCGTGTTTTAGTTCTTTATAACGTGACCATAAACGCTGGAATGCTAAACTGCCACCGTGTTCTTTCATTTCTTGTTCCCAGAATTGCTTGTAGTTTCCTCTATATGTTGAACTAAAGTTATATTCTAAGTCGTGTTCTAATAACCATTTATCTAAATCATAGCCATCCCACGTTTCAAGTAAGTGCTTTTTATAGTTTAAACTTGCTTCACACCAATCAAAGTAATGTACAGTAGTGCCCCTATGGAATCCGTTGGCATTTAATATAGCAAGAGGCTTAAAGCCTGCGGCCGCAGTAAAGAAATGATCAATATACTTTCCGTTTGTACGCACACCTTCACCTGAAAGTGTTTCTGTGTTAAAAGCATATACCCTATCTTTTTCAATATCTTCTTGATATGCTAGTTTTCTTATCCAAGCGGCTTGACTTTGATTAAGTCCTTCGTCTTTAGTTTTATCTACCCACGCTTCTGCAAGTTTATCCGACTCTATGTATGGATATAAAAATACTTTACAGTCACGCATATCATTATCTAAGTTGTCTATGGTAATGTTATTGCGTAATGCTAGATCAATCCAGTTACTTCCGTCTGCTGTTGTAGCATATTTTGACTCTCCGTTACCTGTTTTAATCCAGGCTGGCGTGTAATTGCTATGAATTGTTTCTTCACTTAGTTCATAATTTTGTAATGTTGGCTTACGATCCCAGTATACACCTATTTCATCAAATGCTGGTTTGCCTAGTTCAACCCACTTAGCAATGTTAACAAACAAATACTGTCTATGTAGTCCTGGATAAGCACCTGTTGTAAGATAGTGTTGCTTTTTCTTATCCATAATATGCCCTATTACAAAAAACTGCGGATTCTTTTCAGCATATTCTACACTTTTCTGCACTAAACTTGGACCTCGATATAAAAGTAACCCTTGACAAGCAATCATAGCATAATCTTTTCCTTTTGCTAATGCTTCTTCAAGTATTGTTTCTACTTTATTATGGAATCCTACATAATTACAGATACCCATCTTTAACATACGATTAATATAAAAGTATGTCATGTCAAATGTACGTTTTTGTAAAAATTTATTAGGTATATCTCTTGAAATATCTAAAATACCAATTGCAACTTTGTTATCAATGTTTAGATTCTCGTAGTATCTGTCTACTGTAATGCTATTCCAGTCTTTCATGTTACCCTCTATTAGTATAGTAACTTTGTCTTAGCACGTAGAAAAAATCTCTAATACGTCTACCCAACTCATAATGTATAATCATATGAATGCGAGGCTTATCACTATTGTTCCAAACACTATGAACATTTGAAATATCCATTAAAAATGCACTACCATTATCTTCAAACGGTACAATGCCTTTGTCTTTAAAAATAAACTTACAACCTTCTGGATTATTCAAACTAATATTACAAACACTTAAACGTTTTTCTGTATCTGGCCTATCTTGATGTGGTAAAATATATCCGCCGGGTTCGAGCAACATAAAACGTACACGGTTTAAGTATTCTGCAGGCCAAACATCTGTTAAAAACTTTTTAGTTACAGGACACTTATCTGCTACGTATGTCCAATTTAGTTCTTTAATAATTTCACTACGCTCACCGTAAGTGTCAAGACTTTGTGTATCATCATTAAGTCCGTGTATTGTTAAACTTTTCCAACCTTTACCATATGTATCTTCTCTATGCGAAAAAAACTTATCTGTAAGTGCTTCTGCTTCTTTATGCATTTCTTTCCATGGCTGGTTATCTAACGCACTTAGCCTAAAGCAAGGCCAACCACTTTCCATTATTACCCATTTAGGATCAAATTGTTCAGGGTATTGTACACTAATTGGGTCTTTATGTTGTTCAAAAAGTGTTTGAAGTTCAGTCATGTTTCCTCATTTGAATTAAAGTATCTGTTAAATATACTTATCAGAACAGAAGGGTCTGTCAAAACAATATGAGATGCAAATATTTAGATAACCAAATTAATGTTGGAACTGACGGTCAGTATCGTCTTTGTTGTATGAGTTTAGAACCACCTAACAAGTATAACATCCGTACACATACTCCACAAGAATGGCACGACAGTGAATTCCATAGAGGCGTTAGAGAGCAAATGGAAAGAGATGAATGGCCAGATGCTTGTAAACGTTGTCAACATATGGAAGAACGAGGACTAGGAAGTCAGCGTCAAAAAACACGCAGGTATGGCCCTGGTCTTAGTCATTTAGATATTCGTGTAGGTAATAGTTGTAATTTAAAATGTATTAGTTGTTGGCATATGAGCAGTAGCAGTATTGCTGAAGAAGCCATTGCTATGAAAAAAGCAGGCATTGAACCATTACATGGTATTCTTGAAGTTCCTAATTTTAACTGGGGTACTGAAGAAGCATTTGATAAATTATTAGATTTGCCTTTACAAGAAGTGTATATGACAGGTGGCGAACCTATGATGGTAAAACACTTGCCTACTTTTTTAGAAAAACTTGATAGATCTGTAACAATTAGATTTAACACTAACTGCACTATTTGGAATCCTAAACTTGAAAAACTTTTAAGAGAATTTAAAATGGTTATTATGAGTTTTTCTTTAGATGCAACTGATAGACGTATTGATTATATTCGTCATGGCTCTAAATGGGAAGAAGTAGAACGTAACGCACTACGTTGGGCAGACTTTTGTAAAGTTGATATTAGTCCAACAATTAGTATTTTAAACGCATGGTTCTATGATGATATTAAAGAGTATGCAGACAAACAAGGTTGGAAAGTTTTTGAAAACTTATTAATGTTACCTGATTGGTTACATATTAAAAATGCTCCTGACGAACTTAAAAAGCAATTCCAAGGAGTTGACAAATGGTCTAATGATCCTGCTGATCCTGAAATTATTGAACACTTTAAAAGATGTATAACAAGATTAGATAACTTTAGAAATATGCATATTAAAGATTATCTACTACCGGTGGCAAAAGCATATGGACTTGATTAAAGAAAATAAACAAAAGAAAAGAAGCGTATATAAACTTGAAGACCGTTATAGAAAGGTCTGGCACTTTAGTGATCCACATTGGTTAGAAGAACACGTTGATCTAGTTGAAGAAGTAAATCCAGGATATATTATAGGACAACATTGTGACGACAATGAAATGTATATTGATATGCTACCAATTGAAGGTACTCCTGCTAGTCAATTTCAACATACTCCTGAGTTTATGAAAAAGATTTATCACTTCTGTATTGACAACATTAACGAAACATCACCATACGCACACGGTGACTGGGTACTAAGTAATATTATTATTAACGGTGACAAAATGACACTTGTTGATTGGGATAATGTAAACTTATATCCACCTCACATGGTATTAGAAAAAATGCAAGACGATTTAAAAAGTGCCTTTGGAGATAAATTTGACCCCGCAAGCCTTTAGTTACCCTACTGTTGCAAACAATGGATTTATCTATTGTGCGCCTTACGGATTAAACGATGTAATTAATTACATGATAAAGTTTGATCCTAACACGTATCAAGTAACTCGGATTCCTTTAGAAGTTAATAACTCTACAGAAAAATGGCAGAATGGTATTGTTTACCGTAACTTAATTTATTTTCTACCCTATAATGAAAGTAAAATATTAGTGTTAAACACAGATGACGATAGTGTAGAATATATTGAATTAAATGTTGTAGGAAGAGGAAAATATATCCAAGGACATATTTTTGATAATCGTATAATTGCATTGCCGTACGGCGAACACGAGTCATATAACTGGGCATTAGATTTCAATATGGATACTAATGAAGTTAAGTTAAATTATTTAGAAGTAGATGACGATACTAAACGCTGGCACACTACACAAATGCTAGACGGATACATAATTGGTTTGCCGCGTGGAGAAGATTTAGAAACACATTTTAATCACGGCATTGTATATGACTGCTTTGATAATTCTTATGAACTAACAAATTTAGTTGATAAATGGGCAGACTACGATAAAGAAAAATACTGCAACAAAAAATTTACTACTGTGGCAAAAGCAAACAAAAAATTATACGCTCCGCCGTATAGCGAATATCCTGGGTTTGATATTTTAGCAACTTATAAAACTAGATCTTTTGCTACTAGCGAATCTTGGTCTTTTACAAAAACTGGTATTACGTCTACTAGCAGAAAGTACTTTACACACGTTGTTGCTAGTAATGGCAAAATATTCTTTCCACCGGCAGGACACGACGAAGACTGGAGTGAAATGTTAATTATTGATAGTAACACAGACAAGTGGCACATTAAAGATTTAGGCATAGGCAAAGAAAGTAAAAAATATTTTGCTGGGGTAGAAAACAGTCAAGGTAAATTGTATTTTATTCCAAGAGGTGGCTGTGTATGTGAGCCTGAGGATACTTGGAAAAGTCAAGGCGACCTAGCAGAAGTATTAGTAGTAGATACAAATACAGAAGAACACTATACAGTCGATGTTGGTGAATACTTTAAAGACAATACTACTATTGAAAAATATAATAAATGTGTTATAATTAACGATATTATATATGCTTTTCCATACGGAGAAAGCGACAGTTTCCAAACTATATTAGTGTTTGACACTATTAAAGAAAAAGTTATCAAAACAATAGACTTAAACAATGTATAAAGCATTTGAAGATTTTTATAAAGAAGCACGTATTAGACATCTTGTACTAGAAGTAAACAAGGACGAATTAGTTAGTCCTCCATTTGGTACTCAAAACAATCCGTCATACGATATGTGTGCATTCTATAAAGATCACACCACACTTGTATCACTTGATGTTCCAAATGCAACTAGCAAATTTAATGCAGTCGGTGTTACTGACGATAGCATATGGCTTATACCTTATGGCATTTATGATGACTTAAATGTTGTAGTACAAATAAAAGATAAAACGCCTATCTATCATAAACTAGATAAAAAAGGCAAAGGACAATTTTATAGTGTTGCTAGTCACGGCAATACCGCTTGTAGTTTTCCATTAGGTTATGAAGATACGCAATTCTTGATTTACATTAACAATAATAAAGTTAAAACTATCGACGTTGACACAAATGAAAAGAAAGCACACATGGGTACTGTTTATTGTAACGGAAGTTATTACAGTATGCCAAGAGGTGAAAGTGTTCATTATTCAAACATACTAGAGTTTGACGGTAAGAAGGTAATCAAACACAAATTGAATTTACCTAAAGTATCACGCAAATATACTGATGCTGTTGTTGTAGGTAACAAACTTTTTAGTTTACCATTTGGCGAAACAGCAGGATTAAATGAAGTAATTGAGTTTGATACAAAAACAAAAGAATACAGATTATGGAAATTAAACGTAGACGACTTTGCTAAAAAATATAACACACAAGTATTAGTTGATGATGTTATTATTGGATTACCGTACGGTGATGAAGATAGTAATGATAGCGATAAAGGTATAATCTTTGATACTATTACAAAAGAAAGTTTTCAATTTAGTATAAAAGAATCTTATGGTGGTAAATTTAGATATCGTAGTGGTATTGCTTATAAAGGGTCTGCATACTTTTTACCAGCAGGAACCCCAGGGTGTGCCCTTTATAAAATTGACACAAACGGTATTTGGATATCAAAAACATATCCAGATAATTTAATGTTTGGAAGACCTGTAATTTACAACGATGAAATACATACTATTGTATATAACACGCACGATAACAGTTCCAATTTAGTAAAATTAAATGACTGTTTAGACATAGAAACGGTGTCTATACTATGAAGTGTTACGCACCTTGGCATAGTATTTTGGTACGTTTTAATGGTGATATTGTACCCGACGGAGTGTATGCAAATCGCTACGGTAACGTGCTAGAATCGTCTTTAAACACCGTCTTAAACAGCATTACAGCGTCATACACAAAGGATTCTATACGTAAGGGTCAGTTACCACCCGAGTGCGATAAATGCCGCTTAAAAGAGGCTACAGTAGGTCATAGCAGGCGTTTATTCTTCCGTGATATACTAAATCCAATGTTGGAAAATACCAATTACGATTACACCAAAAACTTCCATGACATATACTTTTTGGAATTCAATATGAGCAATATCTGTAATTTGAAATGTCGTATGTGCAATGGTATTAGTTCAAGTGCTTGGGTCAAAGAAGAATTGAAATTGGCCGAACTAAACAAAGATTATAATAGGCCAGTAGATCATCCAGAGTTTGGTTATACAAATAAAAGCGATCAAATTATTGCAAAACTATTTGAAGATCCTACACCATTTATGAACTTGCGTTACCTAAGCATCAAAGGCGGGGAACCGTATATGGAACCTTCAAACAAAACTATTCTTAAAAAGTTTATTGACTTAGGTATTGCTAAAAACATTACACTTGATTGGACTACTAATGGAACCATTGTTGACGATGAAGTACACGAACTTGCAAAACAGTTTGGCCATACAAAATGGACCGTAAGTGTTGAAGGAACTGGTAAACTATACGAATATATTAGAGGTGGAAATAATTTTACGTTTGAGCAATTAAACGAAAATCTAAAACACTACAATTTTGATAGAGTTATTATTGCTGTTACTGTTATGGCGTATAATATTGCACACTTACATAAAATTCAAGAATGGTACGATAGTGTTAAAAAAGATAATTGGTCAATCTACTTTAATAATGTAGTTGTACAACCGCCATATCTAAATCCAAGAGTTTTACCTAACAGCATTTTAGAAAACATTGAACACAAATTTGATTTTGTAAATTATACAAATAATGATACAAATTTAACTGAAACTTTTGTACAGTATACAAAAGATCTCGATAAGTTACGCAATACAAACGTACTTGATCATTGTCCTGAACTTAGTAGTCTGTTTGAATAGGATCAACAGCAAGATAATGAATGTTCATGTTACGTGGACTATCAATTAGCCATTTAACAAGTTTACCTGCGTCAAGCAAACTAATCTTTTTCCTATCACTTTTATTGTTTGTTGTTTTAGAATCAAGTTGACCAAAAGCAATATTGCTTACACGAACTTTACTATTCCCAAATGCACAATAGTTTGAATACATTTTACTTGCTTCGTCTAACGCAGTTTTACTTTCAAGATAACCTTCTGGACTATAACCGTCACGCCAGTAACTTGTTGTACTAGAAATGTTAATTATATGTAACCCTTTAAACGTTTTGTAAACTTTATGCAACAGTTTTTCTTGTCCGCTGTCTGGTATTAATAAACTATTAACAAACACATCTGCATTTTTAACATAGTCAGCAATAGCATCTAAGTCAGTCATATCCCAACCATTGTGTCTACCTATAAACTCAACATTATTATGATTATATGCTTCAAAGATTCCTTTAGAAAGGCCTTCGTAGTTTGGGTTTCCTGTTACAATTATTCGCATAACTCTTTCCTAATGTATATATCGCTCAAACAACTACATACACTTTTACCACATACAATTTCTTTTTCGGGTAATTTGTAACGTTCTAGATTTCCTAATGCGCCGCCATATTGACAGTCTGCTCTATATATGTTTCCCCACATATCAATATTAATTCCATCAATGCCTGCCCAACATTTCCAATTCCTAAAACGATTTTTACTTTCTGATATTAAATCATTGGCAGTTACAGGTGAATCATCTAACAGCAATTCTCCTCTGTGTAACTGTGCGTCTGGAAGGTTAGTAAAGAAAGGCCAATTCTTAATTGTGTCTAATTGGTCTTGTGTGTAGTTTGCTGGTGTATTTGTAATTGCATCTATGTTAGACTTATCTAAAATTATTTTAGGCCATACACTAACATTATCACTGCTTGAATATAGTTCTTCTGCAATGTCAAACATTTCATTAAAGTTTTCAGGCGACAACATTAGATTAACAAATACAGGACAATAACTTTCTTGTATTACTTCTTTAATATGTTCTAGATTAGCAAACTCTGGATGGTATGAAATAATATAACCGTCTGTGTACTTGCTTATTTCTTTGTAATATTTTACACGCTGACTGCCGTTAGTTAGAAAACTAAATGTGTGACCTTGTTTTTTTACAAGTTTAGCAAGATCTAAAAAATGTTTCCAGTATGTAGGTTCGCCGCCACTCACTCTATAACAGATTTCTTTTGGTACTTTAAAATTTTCAACAAAACGTTTTACTGTTTCCCATTGGGGTTGTCCAGTACTTCCGTTGTGTAAATGATCCGGACAATAGGAACAGCGATAGTTACACTTGTTACTTAATGTCCAACTAACAAGAAACCATTCTTCTTTTGCTTTGTTTTGGTACTCTAATTTCATTCTGCCATTGTGTTGTCTAGTATTAATTTTTGTGTACGCTCATTTAGTTTTACTGTTAAAATAAGACTATACAAGTTATCACTAAAACTAAACACACTATGATCTAATTGGAAGTTTGTGAAGTAAACATACCCTGCTTCTGGATATAAAGGTTTACCGTCAACTAACTGTACATAATTCTCAGGACTGCATCTGCCAAATACTACTAATAGTCTAAAGTATTCTGGACTAGTTCCGTGAAAATCTCTATGTGGTGGGAAAAATCCACCTTGATCAATACGTAATAAATGTACACGCCCGATGTCTGGCGAAAATATATCTACTAGTTTTGCAATTTCAGGAATTTTATTATACACTTCTGTAGGTGTATTAAAGTTTTCTTCCTTCATTTCAACATTGTGATATTTTTGCATATGGCCAAAACTATTAAGATGATAATTGTCCATTACATCACCTGAATGACTAGTTACAGGTAATCCCCAACGATTATTATGCTTGTCTTTTTTAACATTATAAGGACACCAGTTATTTTTAAACTGTTCTAACTGCTGTTCAACAGCATGATGATCAATATGCCATTTGAGTTTTACTTGGTTACCTAGATTAACTAGGCTTTGCCAACGCAACGCTCTTTCTATTTCATTTTGATCCATTATATTCCTTTCCGTAACTGTCGCAAACTAGTTGCATAACACCGCTCCAATCATCAATTGGTTCGCTGTGTATAATTATATGTATCCTTGGTTCATTACTTTTGTTCATAACCTGGTGCATACTTCCTAAATCAATTAGTCTTGCTTCGCCTTCTTGCCATTCTACATTACCATAATTTTCAATATCAAATATTGTACCTTCTGGATGCGTTATAGCAACATTAATACCGGCTAACAGTTGTCCATTTGGATAGTCTTTATGCGGACTAATATGCCCACCCGGGTCAACTATCATTATTCTTACCCTACCGTACTTTTTAAAAGGTATATTCTCAGTAATCCATTTTTTAGTTAAAGGAAAATACTTTGCAACATCAGTCCAAGTTTTTTCTCCTAACATAAATCCCTTTTCTTTGTATGCTTGATCACTGTCGGTCATTGTTGAACTATGACCGTGTAGTGTTAAACTACGCCACCCTTTACCATAATCTTCTCTATGTGGTACTGCAAGATGTAAACTTTGCAATATTTCTTCTCGCATAGCACCGCTTGGCTTTGGTACATCTAATCGTAATGTAGCAAGTCCGCTTTCATGTCTAATCCAATTAAACTGTTCGACTAGATCCATGGTAACACCTTAAACTTATCATCAAGTTTCATATCAACTAGTTCTCTAGCAGGGGCTTGGAAATATATACCGTTAACAGTACACATATCAACATACCATTCAATTTTATCTTCTGCTAGTACTTGCATTAATTTATTTTGCCTTGTTAGTCTTGCTTTTGCATCAAACATAATACAATTAGGCAAATATAAAAATATATTACTTAAACAAAATAATCCTGTTTCACCTTTGCACTTACGCAAAAACTTACGCACTTCTTCTAAATCAAACACATCAAGTTCGTAATATTCTGTTGATGTCATATTAAATGCTTTTTGATGATTTTGTAAAGCCTTAGGACTAATATCAATAACATACATATACTTAGATTCAATTTGATCTACAGTATTGCCACTTGCTAATACAACAGCACAGTCTGGTTTTAAATCTGTTTTAAGTGTTTGTTCTGTATTTTTTCTAAAGTAAACATTATAATTTAATAAACTATTTAAAATAGCCATATCCTTAACTGTATATTTTTCTTCAAGAAAAATTGTACCAATTGGTGTGCCTTCTGTTTTAGAATATGAAATATCTCCCTGACAATTTCCTGTGTGAAATTCAGTAATATTTCTTGCTATATTGTTTAGACTATTATTTTTATAGTCTACTTCTTTCCACGTAATATTATTCATTTTCAATTTTATATAACGGCATTGCAAACTTTTTGCCATCATATTCCACTTCAACATACTTTTCTACAAGACCTATGTGCCACGAATCAATAGTATTATCTGTTATAGTTAAATTGCCACTAGTAATATTTCCATGTGTAATTAAATTTCCTTTACTATCAAGTTTTAATCTAGCACTCATATCGTCATTGTCAGATAACGCTATAATCATTTCAGTAGCAACTGCACCTTGTTTATTATAATCGTCTGCTACAAAAAATTGGATAGCGCCTGTTAACGGACTTTCACTATGACAGTAACCTAAACTATTGCCTGGTTTAGTTCTTGCGTAAACTTGAAACCCACCCAATGTATCACCTGCTTCAACTGGCAGTTTGTTAGTTTGATCTCCACGCGATTTAGAAAGTCCAATAAAGATAGGCGACTTTCCATCTGTAGCACCGTCAAGATATAATAACTGTTCGTTAGCACTTGAACGTACAACCAAGTGTCCGTTTTCTGTGTCTGTACCAATTATAGTTTGTTTGTGTAGTTCATTTGGGTCAATATCATCGCAAACAATTTTAAATCCTACTTCCATAATGCCTCCAGTTCAGGAAACACATCAGTTAAATTTTGTTCCCTAGTATTGTCATTGATTTTTAAATACTCTTTCATTGCAGGAAGTTTATGACTCCAGTCCTCTGAATTCATATAATCTACAAGACCAAACCAACGTTGTCTACCATATGGATTCATTGCAAATTCCATATCACGTTGAAAACTAGTAGCAAAAGTTTCTAGTTTGATTGTTATTTCTTTTTTAAGTTCTTTAGGTAATACTCTTACATTTAGATGACTTGGCAAGTATACCAAATGCAATCCTATAAGTCCTGCACCGTATGGTGCTTTGTTAATTTTTTTAAATTTTTGTGCTAACTTCCATTCAGCAAGATCTGTAACACGATAAATGTTTAATGCTTGAACTGCACACGCAATATTAACTGTAATATTATCTGATGTTTCATCTAGCAGTTTTAGATTCTTTTCTATAGTTTCAAACTTACTAGGGTATCTAATATAATCATTTTGTTCGCCTATTGCATCTAAACTAAAATTAAATTTTACTTCTTTAAACTGTTCCCATAATGCTATTAACTTTTCGCTTATTTCTGTACCATTTGAATTATAACGTAAAATACAGTTCTTTGCGTGACCTTCTGCAACCATAAACTCTAGTATAGCATAATGCTCCGGAATCATTAAAGGTTCGCCACCGGCAAAATACAATTCTTTAATATGCTGTGCTTGATTTTTCATCGTATCAAGGAAACTGCCTTTCTTATACCAAGTATAATCATATGAACTATCCCAGTCTTGATCTTTAAGTAACAAAGGATCTTTATACTGCGGATATTGTAGTTTCCAATCTTTAATCCAACTTGAACTGTCATGTGGTGAACACATTACACATTTTAAATTACACATATTACCTAAACGTAAATCAAAATAAGGAATGTTTACAGGCAAACTTCCATCAAACTGTGTTTGTGATACAATACTATCAATGTCTAAACGTCTGTTCCATACTTCTGTTTCCCAATTACGTTTACTCTTGATACCCTTTGCTTCTTCTTCAAAACACTTACGACAACTTTCAGGTACTTTATTGTTTAACATCTGTAGTCTTGTTCTACGCATATGATCACTATTCCAAACTTCTTCAATAGTATGATCACGAACATTCATAGCAATTCCATCTTTCTTTACAAGACCTGCTGTTTTATCATCATCTTCACCCGCACCACTAGCATTAGCAGTACAACACACACGCACATCGCCGTTAGGACGAGTTGCTAAATGTATCCACGGTAACGGACAAAACTTATCTGAATTGTTCTTTGAATACGTCATATGTTCCACATTGTTTTTTACATTCTTTTAAAGGATTAGTTTTCCAACCCTGTTCTATTTTATTAAAGAAGTTTGAAGAAAAGATTTCTTGCATAGTATTACTATGCAAATTAGGATAATTTCCAAAATGATTCATAAAATCAATTCTACTTGTCGATGTTGGTTGTATGTAATCATGATCTAACCAACAACAAGGAAGTAAGTTTCCATTGGCACCTATGTAAATTGCACGTTCTTCTTTTACTTTACATTTAATTGTGCAAATTTCTTCTGATGCTTTTACTTCTTTAATTTTTTCTTTATGTTTTACACTCTTTTCTGTTGGGTAAAGTGTATCAACTTGTTTTCCTGTTTTATCTAATACAGGTAATACGTCATCTCTAAATCTACTTGTGTTTTTACTGTAAAACTCTTTGAAGCCAATAGTATCTGCTAATTCTTTACACGCTTCTTTTTGATGTGCATTATGACTAAAAATTAACATATCCCAAATAGCATATCCGCCAGCATTGATAAATGATTTTGCATTTTCTATAATTTTATTCCAGTCTGTACCAATACGATATTTACTGTGTGTATCTTCTAATCCATCAATACCAAAACGAACACGCACATTTAAATTAGCAAGATCTTTAAACCATTCTGTATTCCTAGCACTACCGTTTGTATTCATGCTTAAACTAATCGATGGATTTGTTTCACGTAAATATTGAAATATTTCAAGTGTGTCATTTGCAATAATAGGATCGCCGAAATTACCACACATATACAAACGATCTAGTTGACGTACAATGTTTCTTGGAATCCAATTTACAAATGTTCCTAGATCAACTTCGTTTAGTTTAAGGAAAGGATTTAACGGACCGCCTTGTAAATTTCTAGCACACATAGGACAAGAGGCTTGGCACTTTGACGTTACTTCTAAATGTATCGCTCTAATGTCTTCTATATTATACACGTTTCTTACCTATAATCATAAATCTATTATACTTATCGAGCCTAAGTGTTGCACCAGTAAAAACTTTTATTTTAGATTTATCTGAAAAGTTCATTAAATCCTTTGAACAGTTAATATGCTCATCTAACTCATCATAGTCATTACTTTGTAAAACTATAGTAGCATTTTGTGGAACATTGCTTAACCATTGCTCGTACTGTTCTTGTGTAATATGTTCGCAACTTGTATTAATGACAATATCTGCTTCATACTTATAATCACACATATCTGCTGTAACTGATTTAAAACGTCCTTCCATCTCTTGACGTTTGTTCATTGTACTAGCAATTTGTTCGCACTCTGAATCTATATCTACCGAAGTAATATGTTCAACATTAATATCGCTATTGAATATCATACTTGCTAACACACCGTTCCACCCTCCGTGTATTACAATTCTATTTTTGCTAGGCAATGCTGATTGTTCTAGTTGTTCTATTAACCAACGTTTACTACGCAACTGTCCTTTCCAAAAACTTTCAAGTGTGCGATACTTGTCTTCGCTATTGCGTATAGCGTCCATCCAAAACATAATATCATCTAATTCAATTTTCATAATTCATTTACCAGTTGATCAAATAATTCTTCGCCTAATATGTAATACAATGATACAACTACAAATATAAACCATAATAACCAAAACACATAATAGCCTAACTTTGTCCAACCTAAACCTAATACCTTATATACTTTTTTCATAGGAAAATATTTTTCAAATAATGTAGTAATATCCCATACAAATTTAAGCATGAATATCCACATAAATGCTCTAACGTATTTGTTCTTTATATCAGAAACTTTAAAATTTGCTTGTGCTTCTTTTACTTTTTTATCATGCGCCTTGAGGCGTTCCCATAACTTCTTCATAGTTTTACCTTTGGTATTTTGTTATCTGCACTACTAACACAAGTATCAGTAACGCATTTAGATGGTGTCTTAAACAGCGTAAAACCGTGTGTAAGTGTACCTAATGGTTCGTCACTACAACTATATGCCCTCTTAACTTCATTACCACGTATAATACAACTTTGATATCCTGCATTACAGTTCCACCCTTTAAACTTATTAAATCCAAAAGCATTAAACCGTTCTGCTTGATCTATTTCGTATTTTATTCCATCATTTGTTTCGAGGCGAACTTGTGCGACTTCTTCTCCGTCGATTTCTTGCGGGAATCCTGTTTGTAATTTTTCCAGTTGATCATCTGTATAACCAGAGACCACAAATGACGCAGTAGGATCTGATTGCGGCTTGAGTGTGACATGAATTCCCCTTTCATTTAATCTTGCACATCTATCGTAATATTCGTTAAAGTGTTCTGGAACCATAACTTGATTAACTGTTACAAGTGTATTATTTTCCATAAGCATTAAACACTTATCACCAAATTCTTTTTCGTCAGCAAACTCTGCATGATAACTTGCTGTTAAACTTCTTCTATCCATAACAAAGGTTTTATCTAACCAACGCATCCACCATGACTTGTTAGGAGATAGATTAGTTGTCATGTGAATACTTAAATATGGACTTTTAAAATCTTCATAGTATTGAATTAGTTCAAGTAGGTGTTTGTATGCTGTTGGTTCACCACCACTAAAACTAAAATGAAATTTGCTAAATCCGTTATCATTTGCTTGGCGTTTAATTTCATCTATTGTATGTTTATATGTCTGCAAACTAAAGTGATCTGGTTTGTCTGTATTAGCATAAGGCCAGCAGTAACTACATTTGTAATTACAAAATCTTCCTAGTATCCAACTAACAGAAAACACGCCTTCGTCAAGCATTGTTTTTTGACCAAAGCGTGTAATCTTGTCAAATGGAATTTTTTGAAAATTGCTCATGCAACCAATCCCAATCGTTTATAAGTTTTAAAGACTCAGGCTCATTACGGTGAGCAAGACCAAAGTCACTACCACGGCGAGCACCATCGATACAATAGTTTCCGAATGGTCTGTCCATGCCTTTTTGACACCAGTCAGTAAGTCTAAATAAAGTTTCTTCATCTTCTTCTCTATCAATGATTTTACTAGACAATTTTACACATTCTCTAAATGCACTTTTCCAAGTATTAAAAGGATCTGTATTAAAAGCAGTAATATTGCTAACTTGATCCATTGCTTTAAAGTTATCACTAATACTTGTTGTCATATCAACTGTCTCAGTATTCATTTTTAGTGTTAATGACCGAGGTAATAACTTTACTCCGCCATACCCATAAACTAAATCATTTACAGGATTTTCACAACGCCATACGTGAACTGTATCTACATTGTACTCGTCAACTTCGTAACTAAAATCAAAGTCATCTTTAATAATAGCATCACCGTCTACCACCCAAAACATTTTTGTAAAACATTTTTTTGCCGCGGCAATATGTGCATTATGAATTCCTTTTACACCATGAACACGTTTAGCCATAGGAAACTTTTCTTTTAACTTTGCATATACTTCATCTGCATTGGGTTCTTGCCAACTTATAAAAACTATATCATACATATTTTGCAATATCCTCTGCTAGTTGTTTTTGTATATGTCTATCAACATGACAGTTATCTGGAAACTTATCACTTTTATTCATTAGGTCAATAACAACTTCGTAATCTTCAACAATGCTTCTAAATTCTGTTTCTATACCTTCTGGAATATCCGGAATGTTTAGTTCAGGTCGTTGTCTAGCAAACATACGTAATGCATCTGCCGCATTTTCTGTTAGGTCGGGTCTACGTCTACGTACATTTTCTGCTGTACCCCAAGAACTAATTAACGGAACCGGACGTTCTATAATACTATCCATCCATCCGCGATGAACGTGTTTAATAAAAGTGTATTGTGAAATATCTTCTGGTAATTTTCCCCAGCCTTCAATTACTAACCATGGAATATTAGTTTCTTCATAAATTTTTTGTGCGCCGTCTAGTGCAATTTTAAGCAGGCCGTCATTTATTTCTTTAATTGACTTTGCTTCTGCTACTAGCGGATCACTTTGTTTATGATACTTCTCTAAATCATACAAGCCTGCTTCATCTGGCCATAAACTTCTTTTTAAATCTCTACAAGGCTCTGTTAGCATCCATATAATTAAATCAGGATTATAAAAAACAGGACTTGTAAAGCAAGGTGCTAATCCTAGTGCTTCTTCAACTTTAAAAATACTTTCGAAATTTCCTGCTCCGCCAAAAGCATAGTTAACTGTACAATGACCCATTTGATCTAAATGATAACCAAAGCCTGGCCAAACAACTTGAAAAGGTTTAGGAAAATCACCGCTTAAATATTTTTCTTTATTCCAAGGACGAAACACTTCTGGATCGTTGTTGTTAGCACACCCCGGCCCAGGAATAATTGTTCCCCACTCACCTAGTGCATTGCTATCACCAACTATTAAAATTTTTTTCATCTTGTATTACCATAATGATACACTTTAAGCGTATCAGACTTAAATTCTCTCCACGGGTCAACAACAATACTATCGTCGTTGAGGAAACAATAAAGTTTAGGATGTGCTAGTAAAACAACTGCACTAAAAGGACCTTTTTGCGGACTTGCTAAAGGATCGACTTCAATACAGTGATATCCTAATTCTTTACAGTAGTGTCCTACAAGCAAACTATAACTTCCGTCTTTGTATGGAACATCAGGCTTATACGCAATTCCATTTAACAAAATTGGCAAGTCATTTGCAGAAGCAAGTTTTACCAAATACTTTGCCATATTTTTTGCTTGTACTTCACGTGCATTCATTATAGCATCAAATAGGTCATATTGCAAGTCTAATTGTTGTGCCATAAAACGTAGAGCAATGTTATCTCTTGGGTGACAAGCACCGCCATCGCCCATACCTGCTTTCATATATTTTGGACCCATTATACGTTGTGTACTTTTTGATAATGCTTCAGTAACTACATCAACATCAATATTACCTTGACGTTCTGCAACATCTTGAATCATATTAACGAATCCAATTTTAGTACTAATAAATGTGTTGTAAAAAACTTTAATACATTCACATTCGTCCCAAGTACCAACTTCGTATCTTGGTTTGTTTTCCATTATTGTTTTATAAAAATCAATAAGTTCTTTTGCATCGCCTGTCTTAGATCCGTCTTCGGTTCCAATCATAACCATTTCAGGATTTACCATATCCCAAGCAACTGTACCCATTGCAATTAAGTATGGATTATAAACAAATCTTGGATTAGTAATATGCTGTACAAATTCTCTACGTACTGTACCAGGAAGAACTGTGCTAATAAGCACAAGTAATTGACTGTTATTCATATGTCTGTTTGCTTCGCGTACTACATCAATTACAATATCATACGAAAAATCTTTTGGTTCTAAATGTGCTGTCGGTTGCTTACCGTCATAGTCTGGATGATGGGGTGTAGGTACTGCAATAAAAACAATATCTCTATCATGTACTGCTTCTTTAATAGTTTCTTTTACTGAAACTAAATCGCTCTTAACATCAACTATGTCGTAACCGCTGACATTGTGTCCTTTTTCTGCAATAACTTCTGCACAAGGTAAACCTAATTTACCCAAACCAATAAATCCAATATTCACACTATTCTCCGTTAATTAAGTACGCATATAAATACATAGTATTTATTGGAACCCAGAAACATGAATCGCATCATTGGCTTTTTTCAACATAACGATTTTTTATCGTGTCCGCAAAACACTCTAACCTATGAGTTTTTAAAAGAAGAATTTAACAAAAGTGGTATTGTACACAAGGACATTACCATTTATCAAGGATTGATTAAATATCCTAGATGGCCAAAAACTGCACCAATTTTTAGACAAATGCGTTTATCTCATCTACGTCAACTGAAAAAGGATAAGAAAACATTTTTTATCTTTGATGCAAGTACCGAGGGCTTTAGCACAATTTACGATCAACCATTTTTTGATGTACTGTATTTTAATTGTAAAGAACACGGTGTTGATCCCGAAAGAGTAATTTATATTTCTAGTAATATGCTAGATCATGATAATTTAAAAAGATACAATCAAGAACACGGAATTACTAGAAGCATTAAACTAATGTGCTTTAACAATTTTGAATCTATGTTGTTTGGTGTGCAAGGTGCAAATCTTATTGTGGACCAACACGGTGATATTAATGAACAAGCAAACAAAAGATTAAAAGCAAGTAAAAAAGGAACCAAGTCAAAATTTAAGAATAAACTATTCTTAAGTTTAAGTAGAGTTAATAGACCACATAGAACATTGTCTGCTTGGGAGATATTTCACGGTGACTACTTGTTTGACGGCCTTATAAGTCACGGAAACTTTAATTCTAAATATTTTAGTTGGGATGGTTATGTTAGTCAAATTCCAGGCGACCACGGTATTGAACCTAAACACTTAAGACGCTGGAATAAAACTGTATTACCTTTAGTTGCAGACACAGAAGATTTTATTACAAACCATGCTATGTTCCTTAATACACACTTACACGATCAAACGTTATTTCAAATAGTTAACGAAACGTTTGCTGAAAACTGGCAAGGTACTAGTCAGTTTTGGAGTGAAAAAACATTTAGATCAATGTTTCATATGCAACCATTTATTATTTGGGGGCAACAAGGTGCAAACAAAAAGTTGCAAGAGTACGGCTATCAACTTTTTGACTGCTTTGATTATAGTTTTGATGACGAACCAGACGATTATAAACGCTGGAAAAAGATTTATGCAGAACTAGAAAGAGTAGTCCTTCAATTAAGAAATATGACTTGGGAAGAACAAGTCAAATGGAAATATGCAGAAAGTGATAAACTGTTAAATAATTTTAAAACAATGTTAGCAGGTAAACATACAAGAGCACAATTTTTTGATTTGTGTAAATACATGAGAGATACAGCAGATGGCAAAACAATTAATTCATAATAAACCAAAAAGAATCTTTACATTTGGTTGTAGTTTTACTTCATATATTTGGGGTACTTGGGCAAATGTTATCGGAGCAGAATTTCCTGAGGCTGAGTTTAGAAACTTTGGTCGTTCGGGTGCAGGTAATCATTATATTTTTAATTCGCTAATGCAGGCAGATGCTGTATATAATTTTACACACGAAGACCTAGTTATTGTACAATGGACTAATGTTTGTAGAGAGGATAGATATCTTCCTCAACGTGACGGTTGGCTTGTGCCGGGTAACATTTACACACAAGGCGAGTATGACGAAAAGTGGGTGCAAACTTGGTTTAGTGAGTATGGTGCTTACGTTAGAGATTTTGCATTCATCTATGCGGCAAACGAACATCTAAAACATAAAACACAATTTCATTTCTTGCAAATGATGAAAATTGTTGACTACACCGATCAATGGAACTTAAACAGACGCACACAACATCATGATAAAATTAAAAAACTAGCAGACATCTACAGACCAGTTCTTGAAACTATACAGCCTAGTTTTTACGAAGTTCTTTGGAACAACGATATTCAAAAGAAATTTAAACAAGATAGAAAAACTGTAAACAAAGATTTTCAAGACGGTCATCCTCATATAGTTGAATATTACAATTATCTCAAAGCAGTTTTTAAACATAACTGGCGTGACGAAACCGATGCCGCAGTAGCCGAAAGTTTTAAAAAGTGGGTTACAATGATGAACGGTGCAAGTAAAGGTGTTCCAAAGTTTCATATTTACAGTTCAGGACAAAGATTTGTTGATAGTTGTAACTATGAACTTAGATTGCGTCAATCAGATCAATTAGAACCAATCTTGCATTTATAATAATTCAGGAAAAGTTTCAGCAAAACTTCTTTTACGTATTTGATCGTAGTAAGAATTTTTGTTTGCCCATATAGCATTATGGTCTGGATTATATTCTACATTGCTAATATACTTTAACACACTATTAATAGTTTCTTTGTGTTCTCTATTAGTTATTTTATTGTAATATTCTTCTAAACGTTGTTTTGCGTGTTGTAGTTTTTCTGTTGGTACTGCTGAAACACTATAATGTACAGGATCAACAAGATTATATAAAGTACAACTGTTTACGTCAAATCCATTATCTGTCATATATTCTAAAAAGTCTACAAGTGTAACAATATTAAATGCACTTACTACTGCATTAAAACTCATAATTACGTGAGGACATTCTTTTTTAATAAAATTAAGATTCTCAATAATCTTATTCCAGTCAGTTCCTTCTCTAATGTATTCTGCTTTAGAACCATAATGATCTAAACTTGCTCTTACTTGTACTTTTTTAAATTGTTTCCAGTAATCTGTTACAAGTTTACCTTTATAAGTTAGGTTACTTAAATTAGTATTGTATTGTAATATTGCATCTGTTTTATTTTCAGCAATTAAATAATCTAAAATTTCGTAATGCTTATCTGTTACTAACGGTTCGCCACCTGCAAAATAAAAATCTTCAATATCTTTTAAATATGGCTTAAACTGTTCAAACAAACTGTCATTAGAATCTCCTCCTGCAAATGTATATACAGGAACGTTCTTTCCGTTCGCATTATCTTCTATTGCCCAACTTGAACTGTATGTTGCACTACACGTTCTACATTTAAAATTACAAATATTACTCCAGCGTACATCAAAGTAAAGTAATTTCATTACGTCTAAACTGCCGTCTTGATTAGTTAGTTCACGCACACCTAAATGCTTAGAAAACTTTTTATTATTTTCTTTTCTAAAACTCCAAACATCACTTGCTTCATGTGCCCAGCATTGCGAACATTCGTTTGGTTGTTCACCATTTAGTAATGCAAGACGTAACTTTTTGTATGCTTCGCTATTCCAAATTTCTTTAATAGTATTATGTTTAGTATTTCCTAAAGGTTTGTCCCACTTACCAATACAACAAGGTAACACATTGCCATCTGGATTGACATACATATGGCTCCAGGGTAATATACAAAATGTATCTTTACTTGTACTCATTATAAAATTGCTCTAATTCTGGAAATACACTAACAAGATTAGTTCCGCGTCTACGATCGTATTCTGTAAACCAACGTGAGAAATCTCTACGTGCTTGTTCTAGTTTTTCAGGTTCATAATTAGTAGTTGCCATATAGTCTACAACACGTCTAAACTTTTCATATTCTAAACTACTAAACTTTGTGTTGTCATTATCATCTTTAAAACGCTCTATTAAATCTAAATGGTCTTGCATATATGGCATAAACTTTTCTTTAGGTAAAATATTCATGTCAAAGATTGTAGGTTCTTTTAAATGTGGAGTATCAAATCTAATACGTTGCCATTGTGTTGCATTTTCATTATTATATTTTACACGCCATTCTAAAATCTTTGATAATAGCAAACTAAAACTTGTAACAGCAAATAAATTAAATGTAATCATAAATGTTACAGGAAAGTTTGTATTAGTTAGATAGTAATCTAAGTTCTTTTCCCATAGTTCAATATCTAAACCAGTACGTGTATATTCTGCACGTTCGCCCCAAGTATCTATACTTGTATAAAGTTTAAAACTTTTAATACAATTCTTTTCTTTTAGTGTGTTAATACGTTCTACAAGTTTTTCTACTAGTTTAGTTTTAACACCCATATTGCTGTTTACTTCGATTTGAATATGTGGCTTAGGATCTGCTTCCAACTCGTCGAAAAGTCTCCAAGTACTCTTGTGCATTAAAGGCTCACCTCCCGTAATTCTCAAAATATTAAGAGTCTTGGAGACTTCCGGCCACCAATCCCACCATGCTTTCACATAGGGGTTTGATTCTTCATTGTCATATAACTCAAACCAGTCAATGTCTTGCCTATGTGCTGTTGACATTTTATATGGTCCGTGTTCTTTAATCTCATTATAGTATCTACTGCTAAACTTAGGATGGCAATAACCGCATTTAAAATTACACTCATTACTAAAGTTAATCTCAATATACTCCGGATTTATGTTAAAATCCGCCCCTTTTTGTTTTATTTCCGTAATTCTTTCGGGTCTATAGATACTCGTAGTTTTGATATGTCTATCACTAACAAAGTCTTTGCCCATTGCTTCGATCTTCCAGCAATAGTTACAACCTTCTGGCTTTTGTCCACATAACATCTGCTTACGTTGTTCTTTTTTCTCTTTAGTGTTATGCAATGCACTTGGATTATCTTTTAATTCTTCTAATGGTATAGGGTGCGGAGCAGGATGATAACAACTATGTGTTTCACCTGTTTGTAAATAGATAGTAGTATGATGCCACTTTGCTAAACAAAAAGTAGGAGATGTTTCCTCTTCTACTATCGGCATTATTTCTTTAATTTTATCTAGTTCGCTCATCTAATAACTCTAGGAGTGTTTTCATAAACTGCTTTAAACATTTTACTTTGTCCAGCATCGAAAGGTTTTGGACTAATCGGCAGTCCTGCTTCTCCTAATTTTGCTCCTAGTTCTTCCATTGATTCATCTAATGCCCAAGCATCCTTATCTTTTTCTTTTTCCCACATCTCATTTAAGATTTTAAAGTCTCTAGTTTGTGAAATGTCCCAATCTGTACAATATGCTAGATGACATCCTTGCCTTGCACCGTACACTGACCAAATTCCGTTAGTAACATCTGCACCAACGTTCATCCAAATTAACAATCTTTGGTAATTTTGCCACCAAATGTCTTTGCTAAGATCAGAAACTCTTGCACCTCTGTTTAAACTCATCTTAACACCTTCACGGAATCCTGCTCTCCATGCTTGATGCGGTGTTGAACTAATAATACTAGTGCTATAGTTTTCGTTTAATTGGTAATAGTTGTCAAAATAACAAAATTCAATATTTGTATCATCATTGCCGTCGGTGTTTTCATGTGTTTTCATATTTTTAACGAATTCTTTAGTCCACATTTTTAAACTGCCGTTGCCGTATTTTAATCCGTTAACATCGATGTGTCCACACCAACTAAATTGATAATCATCATCAACGCCCATTACGTCTAAATCTAAAACTACATTTAAAAATTCCGGATCTACAATAGTATCTCCGTCAACTGTTACAAAGTGTTTTGTTTCTGACAAATCTGCACAGGCTTTATGTGCGGCATCTGAACCGTGTACTCCGTGAACACGTTTTGCCCAAGGAATTTTTTTGCATAAATCAACATAATTCTTTTCGCAGTTAGGTTCATCGTAACTTAAGAATATAATATCTTGCTCTGCAATGTTAATCTTCATTTAATTACCTCGTACATATACTTGTCAAATCTTTTAATTGTATAAATGCCAATTGGTTCGTTATCAAATTCAAATTTACTATCAAATGGCAATACAATGTACTTACCGTCAACTAAATCTTCAAAGTTAAAAGAGATTGTTTTGTACAAAATGTTTGGATCGTTTTTCTTTGTAATTGAAAAAAACATAATTTGTTTAAAACTTACTTTTTGAGCAAGTATGTTTGCTTTTAAATCTCCGCCAATACTAAATTTCCAACACGTATCTTTTACATTTTTAGTAATACGTATATCTGCGTCTTTAATTTGTTCTTCTTTTACTTCGTATATAAGATCATCAACATAGTAACTATCAATATCAAAGTTGTTCCTAGTTCTTAACTGGTATTCTTTTTTAGTTTTGTTATAATGTACATAATAATATGACATTGGTTCTGTACCATTAACAATACTAGATACCTCTTTTTCTTCTACTGGAATATAACTTCCTTCTTTTGGTTGTGAATTAGTAACACTAATCAAGTCACCATTTGTAGGATTAAAGATAGCATATCTTTTATCAATAACAACAGGAGGTCTCATTGTAATCATAGTTTTAACACTCTTTCATACTTTGAAATCTTATCTTTTGATGCAAACGTTTTTTCAGTATAATGAAAAATGCCTGTTTGAGCATGATTTCCTATTTTTAATTTAAGGTCATCTGTTAGATAACTACCAACTCTACTTTGCCAAGTAGCACTTGGATTGTACCAACCTTGTATTCTAGGCTTCATGTGTGTAAAACTTGGTATGGTTGCTTTCTTATTAGTAATTTTTTCTTCACAGTCTAGTATCTTTGCAACAATAGCCGCACTTAAATCTACTGATAGTGATTTCTGATATAGTTCTTTAGCATATTTTCCATAAAATAGTTCCCAGTTATTCATAACTAGTTCTAACCAAGTATAAAATTCTTTTGCAAAATCACTCTTTTTAAAGTAATGAAACCCTGCATATAAGTTTGGCAGTTCGTTAGCAATAAAAGTTTTACGATAATAGTTATCTACTACTTCATCTCCTCTATAAGTAAACACCTTGCTTACAAAATATAGGTCATAATTACTTAAAAAGTTCCACCAACTTTCTAAATCTTGCAATACAACCATGTCTGTGTCCATTACAATAGTTTCATCATACGGACTAGCATGATAAATTTTCCATCTATTCTGTACTTTCCACTCTGCTTCTATTGCACTATCTTCCCAGGGGATTTCTTTTATACAATCAAACAGTGATACATATTTTTCAGGAACTTCGTCATTGGTAATTAGGCAAATTTTAGGATCTTTTTGTGTAGCGTGTAAACTCATTGCTAACAAACAAGCCTGTTTTACATAATCGTCTTCACTGTTTTGTGCAATGAATACAAATCCTTTACTCATTATCAATAATCCTTGTTAAACTAAACTTGTTCATAACGTGTACATTACTACCTTTAATCCTTAAAGGCGTATATTCTCCTAAATGGTCTTTCTTTTCGATTAAGAACAAAAAGTTTTCTTTATCAAGTTCCCATAGAATATCTCTATCAGTAGTAAAATACTTTGTTCCTGGCAGAGGTGTTGCAAAGTCTCCATGTTGATAACCATTCATAATATGAATAGCAATACTAAACACCCAATCGTTGCGAAATGTTCCTTTATTAATTTGAAATATACTGTTATAGTGTTGCCAATTTTCTTGAATATGCTTTGTTAAGTTAAAATATGTTTCTACTTCTTTGCACTTTTTAAAATAAACTACTGTTGCCCAATAAAAGTCAACACTTGTTTCGCTAATATTTTTAAATTCTGCTACTTCTCTAAAACCTGACAAATCTTTTGCATCTTTGTATATTTGAAAATTGTGGTCTGATGTAAAACACTCTTTAAATAAATCGTTAGCAATAATATAATCGCTATCCAACATTAATGTTTCGTCATATGGTGTTAGATCGTATGCTTGTGTTCTTAGGTCGTTTTTAAATTCTAAGTTTTTAAAGACATTACTTCCGTCATAATATCTTTTGTTACTAATACCTTGTTGAAAAGGCACTTCAATTACTTTATCCCACACTTCTTGGTAATCAGGATACGCCGAATGCAAGTATTCAATACTGTCTGTAACAATACTTGTAGGTATACCTAAATATATTTTAATACGTTTTGCTAAAAAGTGTGCTTGTTTGATGTAATCTATTTGAGCATTGTTTCTAGCAAAAATTAATGCTCCTTTACTCATACTCTACAAGTCCAGATACTTTCCTGTTAGTTCTAATTTTTTCGTATTCTGTGTGATATTCGTTAGTTGCTGTAAAATAAATGTCTAATGCTTCGCTATAAAAGTCATCAATTTTTTCAATACGTACAGGAATATCATTATCGTCAATTAACACAACGTTTTCTTGACCCGACTGTACCAACATATTACAAAAGTTTAGTAGTTCTTTTGTTACACTAAATTGTCCACCATTAAAATAATAGACGTTTGTTTCATAGAACTTTTCTTTTGCTACTCTTTTTTGGTTATTTAGGGTAGTCATATAATTGGCAAAGTCTAATGCTTTTTCTAATCGTTCGTCCATAAGATCTCCTTTAGTGTATTATACACTATTTAGATCTAAAATGCAAGGATTAAGTTAGATTTGAACTTGGTTCGTTAGTATATGTAGGTGATTGGACTTCAACAGCATTACCAGTTGCTCTTAATTGAGTAATTGTGCTGTTAAGTGTACCCAAAACGTTTTCGTCTGTATTTGGGTTACCTGTGTTATCATCGTTAAACGTTACTGTAAATCTAACACTAGTAGTACCATTTAGTTGTGCTTCGATTTTATAGTTGTTTGCGGCATAGTTTCCGCTACCGTTTTTAATAAACACTTGTTGTGGACCTGTTGTAAGATCATGGAAACCAATTGCACTACCAGTACCAGTTCCTGTTGGAAGTGTTGACGTGTAGTTAAATTTAACTGTACCAATGTTTACCAACATTGTCATCCAGTCAATAGTTTTAGCACTAGTTCCTGTATATGTAATATTAGACGCAAGTCTAATTTCGCCACCTGCATTGAAATACTGTCTACGATGATCTGCATCTGCAAATACTACATCAAAAATATGAGATAAAGTACCATTCCAGTTTTGTGTGTACTGTGCTTGTACTCCTGGTTCTGCACTTGCTTGTGAACCAGCAATAACAAATTTGTCATTTTCTGCTGAAGTAGTTAAGTTTTCAAACTGTACAACACCTTTTTTGTTAATAGTATCACTATCAAGAATAATGTCTGATTGATTAATAAAAGCAATTTCTGTAGGCTGTGTACCTGTTTGGTGAATTCTGGCGTTTGCTAAGTCAGTATAAAGTGTTTGCATATCTGTTGCTAACACAATAGCGTTAGTTGCTACCTGAGAACTTGCTAGGTTTTGACCATATCCGTCATCACCGGAGCCTACTCCCATTACTGTTGCTACACGAGATTGCAAGTTGTTATACCTTGCGGCTGTAATAATATCACCGACTGCCATTGTCTATTCCTTATTCCTCGTTAGTACCTTGACTCCAACACCATTCGCCATCTGTGAATACTGCCCAGGCCATTGAATGTTCTTGTGAAGCCGTGAATGGTGCCCATTCTGCTGTGCTACTTGACCCTGTGATTCTTGTGCCGCCGCTGTCAAATGCGTATCTTGCTCTACAGTTTACTCTAATATCGTTTATGTTGCCAGCACCATCTGAACTTGCCACAAAGGTCATCATCTGTCCTTCTTGACCATTAGCCAGTGTAAAGGTTGTTCCTGAGCCGTTGGCAATCAATGTCACCGTGCCAGCAGTTAGAGGTATTTCTTGCGGAGACGCTTCTCCTGTTAGTTTTACAGACCTTTTGCCTCTTTGCGGTCTATTTGGGTTTATGTTTCTTGTGATTGCCATTTTACTTTATACCTTCAATATACATTCTACTAGGCCTTCTTCGTCACCTTCTGGTTCGAAAGTTTCTAAAGCAACGCCCACTATATATTCACCTTTGACCGAATGACCTACACCATCCATATCAACGTAAACTGCTTCGCCTTTGTTAATTAACCCTTTTACTCTTACTGGAACACGACCTTTAAGACCAATTGCTTGACCTTCTGCTTCGCTGTTCATTAAGTATGCTGGTGCATCTGAAACAACTCCTACTGGAATTGATCCTGCTTCTGCTGGTTCTACTTCAGCACCTTCAACATCTTCAATTCCATCACATACAGCAACAATAGTACCTACCGGAAGATCTGTTCCTGTAGTATATTTCTCTGCTAAGTCAGCGTATTTTGCACTTGAAGCAACACCTGTAAATTCGTTTGCAAGTAAGTTACCTGCACCATCTCTAACAGCAACAGTATTAAATGTTGACGCAGTATCTGGATAACGATAGTTAGCACCAACTTTCATTGTTTGTGCGGAAGTTGCTTCACCGTCAAATGTTGTTGCATACATCGTTGCAAATCTAGCAACGTTTGTACCAAAATCGTATGTGTTATTTGCACCTGGCATTACACCTGTATCTTCAACTGTAAATACTGATTGCTCAACACCCTGTGCATTATCAACTCTAACGTGAATTTTACGTCCTACGTCATTTTTAATAACACCTTCGTTGTCATTTTCAATAAAAATCTTAAGATCGTTTGAATCACCAATTGAAATACCTGCATCTGCAAAACTAACAAGTGATGTAAATGATCCTGATCCTGCTAGTGCAAAGTCTGATGCGGTATAACCGCCAAGTTTTAATGAGTTACTTGCTGTACCCCAATAGTAATCAGTAGTACTTGTAACACCGCCTGTTGCGTTTTGTGTGTTTCTTAATGTTAAGCCTTTTTTAACTACGTCAAATCCTGTAATTGCGTTTTGCGGATCTGTTGAGTCAATAGTAAATGTTGCTCCACTAATGATGTAAATTACTTCATCGTTGACAACGGCTTTAATAATCACTCTGTTTGTGTTTGTTGTATCTCTAACTGATGCTGATACCATCTGTGTAACTGTAGTACCTGCACCTTGTGGACCAATTAGCACATAACCTGTTCCGCTGTAAGCATATAATTGCTCGTTTGCTGAATCCCACCAAAGGTCTCCAGTCGCTAAACCTGCTGGGGCTGTAGCACTAACTTCTGCACCACCTGTTGTTCTAAACTTAGAACCATCGTAAAATTTTAATTTACTTGAAGAAGAATCATACCAAACCTGTCCTGAAATGGCTTTGGGAGGTTGGTTTGCTCCGCTAAAGTTTTCTAATAAATGTAAAAAATTCTCGTTTTGAATTTCACCGTATCCAGCGTAGTTTTTACCGACAAGTTTAATGTCCGTAGTCTGGTCTACAGTTCCGTCTTGGACTACTGTTAGTGTAGTGCCGTTGTATCTATCAATAGTATATGCCATTTCTTTTTAACCCCTATGTTACTATTTATCTTTTACCACAATCCACCACTAGATCCAAGATCTGTGTCAAACTGCCATTGTCCTGTGGATACGACAAAGCGTTTTAATCCCCTTGAAACGGATGCATTAACAGCACCAGTTGCTGACGCAAATGATATATCCTGTACAACTGATTCGTTTTGTACGCCATTTGAATCAACTGCAATCCTTGAAATATTCTTAACAGAGTCAACATCAACACCTGTAACCGTAGCACCAGTTAGTGTTGTTGTTGCTACATAAGCATAAGTTCCTGCTTTCTTGTTACCTGCTGGATAAATGTCCTCAATAATTGAAGCAATTTGTGAGTTATTTAAGCCTGTAATATCTAAACTCATTACAACCGGTTCAATGTTAATTTGGTCATCAACATAAAACTTGGTTGCCGCATCTGTATTATCTGTTGGTTCAGCAAGTCCTGTAATTTTTTGATTGTTAGTAATTGTAATAGCACCATTACTTTCTAATTGTAACGGACCTGTGCTATTTGCAATTTTACTACCGTTAATGTTAACATCATCTACATTTAGATATTGTAGTGTACCAATTCTGTTTAGTCCTAGTGCATCTGTAACTGTTGAACCGATTTCTGTTTTGTTAAGAACTTCAACACCGTCTGCGTAATAACCTTTAGTATCACGGACGTTGATGTTTTCACTTGACTCCCACCATTTGCCAAAGTTTTTCCAAATCCATTCTTTATCGCCGGCACTACCTTTTAGAATAATACCACCTGAATCGATACTTGCATCATTTAATACTGTACTATCACTAGTTACTGCAAGTTCAATATTTTTATCTTCAACTCTTAAATTTTGTGTTTCAATGTTAACAGCCGGTGATTGTAATAATAGTTCACCGTCAACTTTCATTGATCCGCCTACGTGTAATGTGTATTGCGGATTTGATTGGAAAATACCAATTGCTGATTCACTAGTATCAATAGTAATAGCGTCAACAAATCCTGTTGTCTTTCTAACCCTAATTTTATAATCATGATTTGAAAGTTGGTTTTCTGAAATAAATGTTGTACCAACAACTTTTTGTTGATTATTCTGTGAAACACCAATTGTAATACCCGAAGAGTTTGCAACAGTTAATGCACCAACTGTAACACCATCGGCGTCTGTAGGTAGGAATGCGTTTGCACCTTTTGCAATACCATTTTGTGTAATAAGTGTTTCTGAAGCAGTTGCTCTACCTCTAAAGTGGAATTCATCTGCTAGTACATTAAATCCTTTTAGTACTCTGTCTAATCCTGTGATTGCGTATGCCGGTGCCGGAACAAATTCGCTTGAACTCCATACACCTACAAGTACTCCTGCCATCCACATTTCTAAAATAACTTTACTGTTATTTTGTGTATCAAGTAGTGTGACAGATTTAAATCCTGTAGTGCCTTGTCCAGCAGTCCAAATTGGACCTGCTAATTCTAAATCACTTCCGTTTTTACTAAAAAATAATTGATTAGTTTCGTTGTTAATCCAAAGGTCACCTGCAACAATATTCGAAGGTTGGCTGTTAGCAACAATTGGACCACCTGATGTTCTAAATTCTTCACCGTTATAAACTTTTAATCTTTGTTCAGATGTATCATACCAGATTTGACCAGTTAGTGGCCTAGTCGGTGCTGTACTTCTAGCAAAATTTTCTAATAGTCTAATTAAGTTTTCGTTAAATGCTTCACCAAAGCCGCTGTAGTTTTTACCAATTAAAGAGATGTCAGTAGTTGTTGTATCTAGTACGCCATCTACTAAATCTACAAGCAAACTTCCATCTGTTTTATTTAATTTATAACTCATTATAGATTCCCTGTATTTTCACCTGCGTATATAATATAGTTCAACGCCATATACGGGTTCATAACATTTAACGCCTGCCCTAATCCTTGGTTAGTTAATATACCACCTGATGATGGATATGCTTGTCCTGCTCCTGTACCAGTTGGAGCATCATAAACAATACCTTGTGGGTCATTTGGAGTTCCTGTAATATCTCTAATTGTGTAGTATTGGTCTCCTGTAGGACCTCTTAAATCGTGTTCGTGTTCTGGTAAGTTCTGTGTAGCAATTTGTTTGCTTTCTGAACCTTCAACGTTACCTAATGTGTCAGCCGCTGAACTTGTTACACGGTTTGCACTTTCTCCGCCCATGTCGTCAAGTCCTAATGCAAATCTACCACGTAGATCTGGTAGTGCAAATCTACCTGCGGAAACAAGTGTTTGATCTTTAAAGTTATACTTGATTACGTTAAACAAGTTCTGGTATTCTGCAATTAAGATTTCTCTACCATCGCACAATAACCAATCATCTGGCATAATTAATCCGCCGAATGGAGTAATCATTCCAATTGGGAGTGTAGGGATCGCTTTAAATAGGTTAGTTCGGCTAATTTTAAATACACCAGTATCGCCTTCTGTGTCTGGAGTAGTTCTATTAAAAATGAATTCGTCTGTTGTTTGTGACTCGCCCTTCTCAGGTTTTGTTGCTAAGAATGTGTTACTAATTGTTGTATCAAAAGTTTTAACGGATTCGTCTTGTCCGTCGAACGTAAATTCTGGAGCACTTACGTCACCAACTAATCTAAATGTTGTTGCTGAAGCAAGTTTATCTGTAGATCCTGATCTACCACTAACAGCACCTGTAACGTTACCTGTTAAGTTACCTACAAAGTTTTGTGCAAAAACATTTAACCATTGTTCATTCTGTGTACCCAAGTTACGTGTTACAGTAATGTTAGGAACAATATTACCTGCTGTTAATAACCCTGCAATATTTGTATCGCTTCCTACAAAAAGTTTTTTAGCAATACCAACACCACCTTTAGTGATAATTGATCCTGTACTAATTGACGATGAATCTGTTACACCTTCAACAAGTATTTTACTATCTGTTTGAATGTTACCTACAACGTCTAAACTTTGGTCTGGTGATAAATTGTTAATACCAACTTTTGCTGTTGAATCAACACGAATAACTGTTGTTGTTTCTCCTTCGTTATTAACACGAACGTCGATGTTTGATCCTGATGTTCTGTGCGAAATAATACCTGCTTGGCCTTCAATACCAATGTTCATCGCACTATCAGCACCAACTGTTAGGCCGCCGTTGGCTTTAATTCTTAATGGAACAGTTGACGGTGTTTCTTGATCGCTTCTTACAAAGTTACTTGCCGGTACAGATTCACCATTAACAATTAATGCTTCTGCTTTTTCTGATGTACCGTAAAACTTACCGACACCTTGTCCTGTAATATCAGCATTACTTAAATTATATCCTGGCTTAATAGATGTAAAGCCTTCAAGTGTTGTCTTTGGAGTAAAGGCATTACTTGCGATAATTGCTACTGTTTTTGCTCTTACTTCAATAATAATAACTGTATATGTTACATTGTCTGTACCAATAATTGAAGATGCTCTAGCACCTGTTGCTAATCCATCTGAGAAAGTTGGTCCTACTAAGATCCAACCTGCACCAGTGTACAAGTATAACTGTTGATTATCTGTGTCAACCCACAAGTCGCCAACAACTGATTGGTTTGCCGCTGGTTGTGTGTTGCCTTTCTTTAAACCTGATGCACTAACCCAGTTAGTACCGTCATAAATTTTTAATTGATCAACACCCGGTGTTGTATCGTACCATAATTGTCCTTCAACAGGATTATCAGGAGCACTATTAAAAGCAAAATTTTCTAATAGATGTAAAAAGTTTTCAGCAATGGCAGTTCCATAAGCAGTTGTATTTCTGCCTGGTAATTGCAAACTAGTCTGTTCGTTGATAGTGTTGTCTTCAACTACAACGCTTCCTTTGTTTGCTAAGTCCGTATATCTAACTGTGTATGCCATTTACTACGCCTCGTTAAAACCTGTTAGTGATTGTACTCTAACAGTATAATCAATTTGAATAAGTCTGTTTAATGATTTTTGTACTGGGTGGAAAATTACGTGTGTTAGCAATCTACCTGTTCCGGAAGAACTATAACTTACTAAGCCTAGTTCATCAAAAACATATAAACTCTCATTACCTGTTGCATTGTCTAGTGCGTCTTGGCCTTCTGGCTCACCGTAGTCTAGCAAACAAGTTGCAATGATATCTGTATAATTTGTTCCACTTACGTGGCGTGTTTCTAATTTGTTTCTTGTAGGATCTGTGTTATTAACATTGTTATTATCAATAACTTTAGCATAAGTTTGGTTGTATAACGAAGCGTTAGTTCCTGTTGAGTTTGGTGACAGATATGTAATAATTCCAGTAGGATCAACAGAAGTACCTCCATTACCAAAAGCCATTTGGTAAATCATGCCTTGTCCTTGGTTTGATAGACTTTCCGCTAATGAAATACTCATGTTTTCATAGTGGATAGCATTTCGCTTATCTACCAGGATTTCTCCAGTATTTGGGTCTGTAATCTTGATGTATCCTTGTAAAAGAATACCTTGTTTTTCGTTAAATTTATCTGTCATTTTTGTTTCCTACATTGTATTTATTTAGGTAACGCCACCTCTTTGTTTCTTAAGAACCTAGCAATGTCATTTTCTTGTCTATGTAGTGGTGTTCCTGGGTCTGTCCAGGCTTTACCAATACGTCTAATTACTACAATCCTAGTATTTATTGCTGGAGTATCTGCTAAGACTAAAGTCGAAGTTACTCCATCTACACTAAATTCTGCTGGTGATATTACATCACCTTCTGGACTATCAAGGTCTACTGTTGGGTCAAACACCGATATAGCGTTCTTACGTAGGCGTTTGCCAGCAACAAACACTTCAAACTCGTTTACAGATTTTGGAATAAAGTCTAATACTACTGTATTTGTTGATCCATCTGCAATATATGTTTGTGATAGTGTTCTATCCTTATAAGGAATAGTTTGGAAGTTACTTTGATCAAGTACTGCTGAGCCTGATGTATGTAACTGTGCAATACCAGTTCCAAGTGTTCCTCTTCTAAGTTGTCTTAAAAGGCCGCCCTCTTTTAGATAGTATTCAATACGTTCACCGTTAATAAACACAATACCTGGAATACTTCTTTCTTTGTTAGGTTCTGGTAAACTGTCATAGTTTGTTACACTAATACTTGTATCATAGTAATTTAAATCTTTAGCAAGTGCATACTGTACATCGTCGCCCAATCTCTTGAAGTGCGTTCTATTAAGCATATCTTTAAATTGACTATATCCAAATTTTGGAACAATAACAGGGTTACTAAAGTGTATTACTTCAATATTATCATTCTGATCAACGTCAATTGCTAGTCTAACTGTTTGCTTGTCTTCCATTACGCTATATTCAACACTTGGTGTTAATAATTCATTGTTAATTGAAATCCAAACATAATTTGTATCAATAGCAGGCTTACGCAATTTAATGATTCCATTTGCTAATTGATGGTATTCTGTATAATCACCTGTGCCAATGGTTACAGCATTTCTAGCAACAACTTGTAATATCTCTCTTTCAACTTTAAGAACATCATGATTGCTAAATTGATATACTGTAATTGTTTCGCCTACTGCTGGTGCAACATCTAGCCTTAGTTCTGTTGGTGTTGATGTCCACTGTGCTGTAACTGGATCAATGTATCCAAAGTCATACTCGCCATCGTCAATAATGAATACATCTAGTTGATCGCCATCTTCGCCTGTATCAACAAATAATTCTACCGAACTGTTAAATCTATTCCAGCGCCAAGTTACGTTTTGTTCTTGTTCAACATCATTAATATAAACTCTAATAGTTTCTGCTGGAATTGAAGCAGTTGAGAACTGATATGGTCTTAACTGATATTCTCTTACTGAACTAATTGTAAATTGTTCGTTATATCCTGCACGTAAAATTCTGTTACCAACTTTAACAATAGTGTTGTGTTGTAAAGGAGTGTCATTAAACGGTGCAAGTCCAAGTGTAAACACTTTTGTTACTCCGTCACCTGTAAATGTGTCTGTTGTAACACTTGAGAAACTCTTAGCCGCACTATCGTAAATTACATACTGAATAATGTCACCAACGTCAGGTGCAATGTTTAATCTTAACAATGCTTGACCTGATGTATCAAATGTATCATCGGTTTCTGCTAAGTCAGCGTTAACATCTTCACCATTCTTAGTAACATAGAAACTTAATCCTTGTTTAAACTGAACACTAGTAACAAATACTGATGTACTTCCGTCACCTTCAAATGTATCACTATCTAAAATATTTTCACCGTTAGTAGACATTGTTATAATGTTAACAGGATCATTGTTATTAAGAGTTACATTTGAAAGCGTGATTGTCTTATCTTGATAATTTACACTCCATTTATCTTCACTTAAAATTGTTCCATTTGCTTTAATAAAGATGTCTTTTTGGCTTGCTGGATAACTGTTAAGTGGGAATGTGTAACTACCTTCAAATTTAAAGTTGTAGTTTTCGATTACTCCACTACCGTCATTAATTCTGTCAAATACTTTGATGTTAACTGAATCTAAAATCTGCCCTGGAACAAGTTCTTCTGGACCATGTGATGTATGCTCGGAAACAAAATCGTCACCGTCAATTATAATCTCTTCAGCATTAATACCTTTTGCTGATGAGTAAGCCATGTCGCCACCTGTTAGTAATGTATCATACGCTTCTGGATCAGGAATAAATGATCCATCGCTTGTAGACTTTCTAATAATAATTACATCGTCTGCTTTTGTAACCAACTTGTCATTGTCAATTAAGAATTCTGTTTGTACTCCGTCACCTATTAATGGTAACATAATTGCTTTTGGATTTGCTTCAACAGTACTACCGTCATAGTCTGGATGATCTAGTCTTACATATCCGCCTTTCAATGCATCTTTATAATAAACATTATATTCTACACCTTCTTCTAATGGTTGTGAAAGTGTTAACGATATTGTGCTACCATCTAATTGGAATACTTCATCTTCGTATGTAGAATCATATGAATCCCATGATGTTGTGTAGAACGGCTCGTTACCCCAACCAGTACCTGTACCGAAGTTAAACGACTTAACTTGGACACCACCGTAATCAACACCTGGCATTAACTGTGCAATATCTTTACCAATTTGACCAGTTACTGGATTATAGAATAAGTTAATTCTATCTTGTGCTTGTAACATATCAATTGATTTGTTGTATGTTACAACAATAACTGAATTATCTGCTGGCGGACTTTCAAACGAAATTCTACCTCTGTATCTAGTATATGACTTATCATTGTATTCAATATTCGATACACTATAGTCGCTCTTAAGAACTTCTAAGCCATTAACTGTAATACTGTATTGTGTTGATAATAAGTTCATTGGAAACTTAAGATCAAAATCTGTTAAACTGTTGTTACCTGCAAAAGTTTCACTCTCATTTAGTGTAGTAACTAAGAATGTTCCAGATACTCTATCAAATTTAGTTCTTAAGTGTACACTTCGTATTTTACTATTACCAATAACACTAGATGCTGTTGCTTGGATCCCCGAGTCAACATTTAAACTACCGTCGATCTCAACCAATGGTGCTGAAATATATCCTTTACCTGGATTTGTAACTTCAATACTTACAACGCCGCCGCCTGTTCCTAGTTTTGCTTCAGCAGTTGCACCTGTGCCGCCACCGCCAATAAATCTTACTTGTGGAATTTCAGTGTATGCTTTACCTTTATTTGTAACATTTACTTTTGTTACTTCAAAGCCTACATTGTCAATATAATGTTTATTAGGATAATATGTAGTTGTTAAATCTGTTCCTAAAATTAGATCATTATTAACTTTTAGTGATGTTGGTTCAATACGTCCTGTAATATCACTATATGTCGGCGGTACATCAAAATCAGTAACAGTACTGTTTGAATCATCGGTTTTAGTGTAGTTACTTAGATATTCTCTAATTTTAGTTTTGTAAGGTTTAGTTTCTTTAACAAAGTCTTCATAACTAGGCAAACTATCATTTTGGAATGTAATTTTTTGTTGTAAATCGCCAGCATTATGTTTTGCTTTGATAAACGAAGTTTTAAATGCCCAGTCAACAAATAGTTGCTCACTAAATGCATATCTAACACTTGCTAAGAATAGTTTGTTATATTCTGCTTCAATCGTTCCTACAAATAAATCTTCTTTAACTGCTTCAAAAATAATTCTTAATTCAAGTGTTGGTTGATTGTCATAGAATTGAGTGTCATAACTTAATCCGTCAAAACCAACATTACTTGTTGCAGGATCGTAAAGTGAAGATCTAAACTTAATAGTTCCGTCCTGTCTACCAACTGTAGTATAATTTGTAGTATAATCAACACTTGCTGTATCGGATGTTTTTTCTAGCAGTAACCAACCGCCTGTACCAACGTTATTAATTTTTACAATATCGCCTACAGCAGTATCTAAACTAGTTAATTGATAAGACTCGTCAATATTAAATGTTATAGGTGTAAATTGGTTATAGCCAGTAGCATACCAATCAATATAATCCCACCATTCAGATACATCGTATGATTGTGTTGATGATCTTTCCCACTCTTGGGTAATATTATTATAATCAAAAATTGACCACTTGTTATTAACTGTACTATCCGCTTTAACTAGAACTGCAAATGGTCTAACTGAAAGATTAGTTGAACTAGAATATTCTTTACCGGCACTTCTAACTGCTACTGAAGAAATACTTCCGTTAGCATCTAATTCAATTGTTATTCTTGCACCGTTACCATCTCCAAACTGTTCAAAGTTATATGTTGGTATTGTTTTATATCCAGCACCCGGATCGTTAATAATAACATCAACTAATTTTCCATTTTCAAATACTGGTGTTAGTTTAGCAGGTTTAGATTTAGAAATACCTACAAACTGTAATTCACTGTCAGTGTCAACCTCTACGTCAAACTTACCGCTTTCTAATCTAGGGAATTGATCTTTATCTAATAAACGTGTAAAGTCTAACTCGTCAACAATAAGTTGTGTTGCTAGTACTCTGTTAATTCTTTCAATAACTTGTTTAAGAGCCTCTTTATTGTTTTTAAACATACTCTGTCTTGGTCTGTTTAATACACCGTATTTTTGTTTAAATGACAATTGAGGATCAGGCACCGGTCTGTTCATTTCGTCAGTACCAATTAAACTGTCAACCCATTTGCGTTCAATATCTGCATTAGGTTTGCTTGTTTTAAGTCCTTCTGAAATTAACTGATATTCGTTATGTAAATTAATATCTTGGTTTTCAATCGTCCAATAACGGAAATTAATAGCACGATTAGTACCTTCAACTAAACTCTTACAATTATAAAGTCCAAATTTATTGTTTCCGTAAATTGCAACAAACTTATATGATAGCGCCGCTGGATCTTCAATTAACTGTGCAACGTCATAAGCACTAGTTTTTCTAAATTCTAAATCAGGAATAACTTTTTTATTCTTAACCCAGTAATAATATTTGTTGTAGAATGATTTAGATACATCATCATATAGGCGTTTAGTTACATACGCTTCCATTCCGTATGCTGTCGTACCACTAATGCCTCTGCCTAAGCCTACTTCGGTATCAGCAAGTGTGTCCCATCTTTCAGGTGTAATATCTGTTTCAACCCATTCGTAAACATCAATGCTTGATCCTACAAACAGTTTATTAAAGTTTGCTGAATTATAAATGATATTACCTTGATATGGATCAATCCATTTTGCTTTGCTAATATCCCACCATAGTCGTCCTACTTTTTCTTCTGCCCAGTAATTTTCTGTATCTACAGTTTTACCATTAGTTGCATAAGTGTAAGTTGCCGGATCAAATGGTGTTTTAAATGCTAGTTCTTCTTCTGCAGGACCAGCAATTTTTCCTTGGATAGGATCAATGTAATCTAGTTTGGTTGAAATGCCGCTTCCGTCTTTGGTGTAAATGAACACACCTTTAAATTTGTTTAAGTCAACTTGTAAACTAGGCTGTGTAGCAATAGTCCAAGGAAGTCTGTCGCGGTTACGTTTAAAGTCAATAACTGTTCCAATTAGATTATCGTCAGTTACTGAAAGTTCTGGCATAGAAACGTAAACATGATTTTCATTTGCAAGAATAAACTCGCCAAATCTTTCTACTTCTGGATTCTGATATGCAAATTTTTCTGCATACAATAAGAATTCATCGATACGTTGATATACAAATACTTGTCCACTGTCTTTGTTAATATTTGTAAACTGTGTTAGGTTGTTATCAAATGTTGTGGTAATATCATCAAATGTTGTAGTACTTTGTAAATCACCACCTTGTGCAGATACTAATAAAGTATCTCCAGTAAAGTCAATTGCTTGACCAAATCTTTCTGCAACAGTATTGTTTGGACTATAAATTGTTTGATGTAAGTGATAGTAATTTTCAACGTTTTTGTAAACATACACTTTACCATTGTCGTTGCTTCTATCATCATCTAGTGGTGCACCAACTGCTAGGTATTCACCATCGTCGCTTAGTGTTAAAGCACTTGCAAATTTACTATCTGGTGATGAAATTTGGAATTGTGTATCGCCAGTATCAAATTCTGTTTCTTGATTATCAAAGAAAGTACTAATAACTGCATCAGGTGTTGCAATAGTCTGATAGTATTCATAGTGTCCGTTATTATATCTATAAATTCCAATTGCAGGGAATTGATCTGTATAGTCTGCAACCGTAGCAATTACATCTCCATCTAAACTTACAGTAAACGGATGTGCAAAATTAATAAGTGTGCTTGTGCTATCAAAAGTGTTAAACGACCCGTCACCTGTAACATTTGTTGTTGTGTCGTTTGGAACATAGCCTAAATAATCAATGTGTGTATCTAATAGATCCCAGTTAGCAATTAAGAAATTACCTGCAACTTGGTTTGTAGTACTCTTGTAAAAACTTCCATCATACACAATAATATCATCTGTGTAGTAAGCAACTGTATTATCAAACACACCTTTGTATTTTCTGTCTTGTGCAATATCCCAGTCGTAAGTTATATTGTCTTCTACACCTTTTTTAACAAAGTGAATTCTACCTGGGTTTGACGGAGTTCCGTCACCTGGTGCCGCAACAAATAATCTATACAAGTCACCTTTTTTGTTAATTGATATTTGATTTCCTAAGAATGCATTGTCGTGTCTTCCAAGGTTTGAATATCCAAATCTAAGTTTGTATTCGCCGCCACCGGTTTTGGTATAAACAAAGTAAGCACCTTCTTTGGTGTATCCACTATCATTACCATCAGCATCTAGTTTTAAGTTATTAACTTGGGTCCAATCTCTGTTTAACGGATTAGGAATGTTTGCTGGTCTTGGTACGCCTGTTACTGATCTACTCTTATAAAATTGTATTTCAATTTCATTTTTAAATGTTGGAGTAGTTACAGGAAGTAACGTACTATCATTGTTTCTTACAACAATATATTTTCCTAAATAATTTGTAGTTAAATCTGTAGTATCAATACGTCCAGATAATCTATTAAATCCTTGCCCTGTTACAATTGAAAGATATCCAACAGCATTATTGTTATTACCGTAACTAAATGTTCCTGATAAATTCTTAACATAAATTCTTGCACCAAGTAATGCTTCTTGCACAAATGCAACTTCTGCTGTTGCGCCTGTTGATTCTTCAATTACTGTTTCGCCTTCTTGCGGAACATATGGTACTTGAATAGGAGGTGGTGTAAAGTTTGTCCACGTTACATCAATATATCCGTCCCATAGATCATAAACTGTGTGAGGTTGGTCAAGATAATCAAAAGTTAACCCTAACGCAGAGGGATCAAATACTGTTAACGGATCGCCACCTTTAACTCTGTTTACTTTCATAGTAAACGTATCACTAGTGTTTAAAGTATCTGTAATTATTTTAGGTGCTCTAACAAACCAATATGGTGAAGTTTCTGGCAATCCTTGTTTATCATAGTAACTTAAAATACCAATCTTACCGCCTCTGGTCGGATTTTGTAAATCTTGATTAACTTGATATACATCGTCCATGGTATTACCATACAACTCTGGTGATTTACTTTCACTTGCTGTAATATAGTCTGCAATAACAAAGTTAGGAGTAGTAACTTCTTTAGTTGCTGTAATAAATGGTGTTAGATTATTAACTCTCCACCAGCCTGCAAAATGATCACTTGAATTTTCAAACTCAACAGTTTCATATGTACCCATACTCTGACCGTTATAGATAAGTGTACCGGTTGTTTCAAACTGACCGTTCTGGTCGGAGATATAAATTAAACCTTGGTTAACATTGTCAATGATAATATCTTGTACTGTACCAATAGCAGTTTCTGTTGAAATAACATCACCTACTTGTGGGAACCTAATTAAGTTTTCAACAAATAAAAGTGTATCAATCTTACCTGCGATAACTTTATTACCTTCGAACTCTGCAACGCCCGGTCCAGTTGGTCCAAATGGTAAAATGCCGTTTGGATAATTTTGAGAGTATTGATTCCATTGTAAATTAATTGTGTCACCGACTGCCGAACCAATGTACTGAGCAACCGGTGCTCTAATTAACATATGATCAGTTGCGCCATCAAATTTATAATTACCTCTGATAGCATAAATTGTTTCAGGATAACTATTTGTATCAGCATCAAATGATGCTACTTCAATATCATGTGTTGTATAGAATCCACCAAATTGATAAGTTCCTAGTGCGGCTTCAACTCTGTAGTTTGCTTGCCATAGTTGCTCTTGATAAGAAACTATATCTTTAGGTTCGTAAACCGATCCTTGTGAATATGGTTCAACAAATTTTGTTTTAACATTAGAGGCTTCAGGAGCACCAACTACAATAAATTCTGAATCCGAACTAATTGTAACGCTCTTACCAAATTTACCATTACCTGAATATAACCCAACTGGTGGACTAATAGTTTGTATATGATTATACTCAACTGTATCTGTAAAACGTTTAAAGATATGTACACTTTCGTTTTCAGGTGATGAAATTACAAGTGTATTATTACGTTCGTCAACACTAATAACTTTACCAAACTCAACTGATTGATCTGACGATCTAACATTACTTAGAATTTGTTGTTGTTCAAAGGTTGGAGTATTCTTTAATACTGTCCAATCTCCTTTGCTATCTTCATCAATCCAAAGTGTTTCACCTACTTTTAAATTTTGATTTGATAGTAAAAGATTAGCACTATCAAAGTTGGCTGTTCTTGCAGTATTAAATCTAGTTACAAATCCACTAGTTTCTTCAACATCAGATGTTTCGCCATTATCGTAACAAATAATGTCTTGTAACTCTACTGTTTTAACTTTGAAGAATTTTTCTGCGCCTTCAACATTAAGCAATCCGATAATTTCATTATCTTCATAACGTGCTTGGCCTTCTAGTTTAATACGTACTAAGTCACCATCTTTGGTAACACTTTCAACCCTGTCGTCTGTTCTAACGTATTTTAAAACTGTCCAACTTAAACCTTTTTTACCAATCCATAAATAATCGTCAACATTATAATCGTTAACCGACTGTGTTAAAATATCATCATAATTTGCTAAACTAATTTTAACATCATCAGCATTAACGTATCCTGCTGTATCATAAACATATTTTACATTAGTATTTGTTGGAAACGGTTTATGATTATAATCATTTGGTTTTAAGTAAACTTCAAACGGTCTTTGTCTATAAATTAGGTCTGTTTCTGTTCCATCAATAGTATCAACAAGTTCAACAGGCTGTGGACTTAATCTAAACTTAGATTCGTCTAAAGTAAATTCAACTTCTTCAAATGAATCACTTGAGCCGTATTGTCCTAAACGAATTGCCCATTCTTCAAAAAACTCTAAACTATCTTCGTTTGTATTTGATAATGCATCAAATAATTTTGTTAAACTATTTTGTGTTCCTTTATCTTGAATAAATCCTTGATAAAACTTATACTGAGATACATCATCTTGAATGATGTTTTCTAGATACTGTCGTTTTTGATAACCAATTAAGTGTTGTGCAACCCGTTGGGTATCTGAGTCGAAGTTGTCTGTATCTAGATCGTAAAAATCGCCAAACTGTTTTGCTTTATAATCTAAGTTAGCAATAAGTCCAGACTCTGGTCTTTCTTCTAGTTTTTGCCAGTCATCATTATTAAAAACGTTTGTTCCAGGAATTTTATTTTTAGCAACATAATAAAATTCTTTATATTTTACAGTATCGCCGATTGAATAATCTTGCCAAGAAGCCCATTGTGTTGTTCTTGCTTCGTCGTACACAAATCCTGGAATGTTTAAGCCACCTGTCCAGTCATCTGTTCTATACCCTAAAACCTTAATGCGTTCTTGTCTGTATCCTGCTGGCTGGTCATACACAATGTCTTTGAAAACTGTTTCGTTGTCAATAATACAAACGTGTTCTTTTTGCAATAAAGGAATTTTAATTGCAAATATACCATCAGCAGTATTTCTAACTTGTACTGTAAAGTTATTATCTCTATCTCTAAATACTTTTACATATTCTTGTAATAGTTTTTTACCATCAGATTTTAATATTGAATAATCATAGAAATCATCAAACACATTGTCTGCTATAATATATTTCGAACTTAGTTCTAATCTATTTGCTCCAGGCGATAACGTAATAACACTATTTTCTTTCCAACCTTGTGTTGTCCAGAACATAAATTCTCTTGCACTTGTTGACCAGTTTTCAACAAGATTAATGTCTGCATTAAAATTATTAAAATCAAATCCAACTGTTTCTAAATAATTTCCGTATCCTAATAAGAAATCAACAACCTCTTGAACTGTTCTCAAGGTAGTACCATACGCAAGTTCTAACGGCTCGCTATTAATTTCTTTATTAAAGTTACGTCTAAAGTATGCAGAACGTCCGCCTTTAACAGGAAGGTCTACTAACTTTTGAAACTTGCTTTGATCAAATCCGTCTGTACTTTGATGTGATTCTTTAGTTGCATAAAACTCAGATCCAAATCTAACAATAGCACCTTGTGCGTATGTTTTATTTGCTGTCCATTCAACAAATGATTCTGAAATACCGCCTACATTAATTAAAGGATCGTTTGCTAGTACAACCGGAGTATAATATTTAAAGTATGGTGCTGTTTTATCGTATCCACGAATTACAAATCCATTTGTTTTCTTCTCAATAATAACACCACTGTAACTTACAACTTCAACAGGTGAACTTGAATTTAAAAATACATCATAGTTTTCTTCTGGAACAAATACGTTACCTTGGTTGTAAGGTGTTCTACTGTCAAGTACTAATCTAAATTTATTCTTTGAAGTAAATCCACCAATTTTAAATCCTAATTGATTTGATATAGATGTTAAGTTTTCTTTATACTGCGAATAAACATTAACTGTTTTTGAATTCATATAATCAGCAATATAATTTACAAATCCTGCTGTATATGTACGTGTTGTATCTTCTACTGTGTTAGGAAATACAATGTCTTGTAAACGCAATGCTTTTAAAGTATCTTTATAAACAATTAATCCTGCATTGTTACGAATAATTCTACTTCTATCCCAACCTAACCCCATAATCTTACTAGGTTGAGTTACTAACCAAGCAGTTAGTAATGCAAAAGGATATTCTGAACTTCTACGCCAAGCATTTTCTGTTGGTGCCATATCACCAAATGTAAATGGAAACTTAGAATTAGTTGCTGTAAATTCTTTTGAATAGTTACTTGCTAAAGGACTCAAAAGTGCGCCGCTATCGTCTACTGGAATCCAATTAGTTACACCAGGACGAGCATATTGTGATTTATATTCTAATGGCTTGCCAGGTTCTCTAATAATGCCTTCTTCAATGTCTGTCCATAAAATTTTATTTTCACTAGTGTACGGCGCTGGACCGTATACATCATTCCACCATGTAGGTTTAATACTAAACCCTAAGATTTCCCATGGATGGGTATGAGGACGATCAGTATCATATGCTTTCTTGTAAATTGATCTCCAGAAGCCTAAACTTTTAGTTAATTTAGGTGTTAGTGTTCTTGAGTAGTTAAAAGTAAATGAATCTGTTCTTTCATAAAAACTATTATCAGTGTAGTCCAGGTTTCCTAAAATAGTTAGCCATTCAGTAAAGTCAGTAATCATAACTTTATCAATCGACTCTGCTGTAATACCCGTATCTCTAAATTCGCCGCCTAGGAATTCATGAATGTCAATTAAATTTGTATCGTATTGTACTTTAATATTATTATAGATTCTAGTTTCTAATTCTAATAATAAATCATCTCTATAGTCACCATAGCATTTAAAAATACTGCCGTCGTGTCCTTGAATTACTTCTACAGGCTCTCTATAAGTATCGTCAATATACTTAGACGGAATAAACTTAGGATACAATCCAAACTTAGTTGGTGTTGGAGGAATAAATGATCCGTTAGTGCTTTCAAACTCGTAAATTTTAATTATATCACCCGGAGTTAAAACTTTTGTAATATTAACAAAACTTTCAAAACCTTCTTCAAAGATATAATCTGCTCCTTCGATCAGTTGTACATCATTTACATATACACCTACTGCTTTATCTGAAAGTGTTCTTAAATTAAAATCCTGTCTTAAACTGTAGTAGCCTTGATCAGAATCTCTAACTGTATGTTCTGTTAATTTAAATGTTCCATGGCCAATCATATCACTAAAGAAGAACGGCATATCGTTAGTTTTGTTTTTGTTAACGTCTGCTATTACTTTCTCAAAGTGTATTTGAAGATTACCGTCAAAGCCTAGTGTTTCTGCTGAACGTAAGAATAACCGTTTAAATTTAGCATATTCATTTTTAGCAAAACGCATTGACTTAACAATGTTTGAATCTTTATTAGTAATATGATATAAACTTAAATTTGTTAAACCCGAATGCTGTACAAATTTGTCACCATAAGTTGATACAGATCCTAGATCTCGTAAATTACTTACACCTGGAAATGTTCCCGACCACTTGTCTGAATTTTCTGTAATACTCTGTACGTGATCATTTACTTCGCCTAGTGTAAACGATTTAATATTTTCATTCTGAGGATTGCGTTCTAAATTAATTGGAAATTCATAAACGCCATTTGAATTTTTTGTTGTTGCACTTCTTGTTTTAATTAATAGATTATCGCCGGCTGTTAACGGTTTCATAAAGTTAACATACGCAATTCCATTTACTCTTACAATACTAAAGTCTACTAAATCTGTTTTCCTAACATCATTAACATAAACTCTGTACCACAAGTCATTAAGATCGCCGCTACGATTGTAAACGTCAATAGCAAAATCATTTGTTTGTGTATCAACAATATATTGTCTTTGTACTAGTTGTTGGCTGTGAGCAAAACCCTTTTCCCAGCCATTAACATAATCAAATTCTTCTCTAGTAGTATACTTTCTAAGTAAACCGATATCAGTTTTAACAGTTAAGATATCTGTACCGTCTTGGTAATTAAATTCGTCACCTGAAATATTAAAATCAAATACAATATCACCAGTGTTTTCTAATGCTCGATATGATAGAGCAAAACCTAATTCAGAATCAACTGTACCTGTACCTTGTTTGTAACTGAATAATTTATTACCAGCAAATGTTGAACTAGGATAAACAGTACTGTCGTTAAACACATATCCGCTATCATCATACAAATCAAACAACGGTGATTGGTTTACTGATGTTTTTTCTTGTGTCTTTTTCCAAGTTGTTCCATCATAATAGTAAATTAAACCTTTGTTTTCGTTGCCACGCTTAACAAGTACGGTTTCATTTAATAATGGCTTGCCATCAGTTTCTTCAATTAAACTAATTTGTCTAACATTATTGTGTGTAATAAAGTTAACTTTAAAAATTCTACCAGCAACAAATGAATCTGGGTCTGCGTTAAACAAAATACGCATACCATCAGTTACATCTTGTCCGTCAATGTTATAACCTAGTTGTCCTTCAATAGTTGAAAATACATCTTGTGTGAATGTATCAATTAAGTCAACATCTGCTTTTGCTTCAGTTCCATAGTTAAACAATTTAAGATCTGCGTCAAATTCAATAATAGGACGCTTTGCACGATTTTCTTGATCAATCTCTGGAACAATATTGTTAATTACTGCTGTGGTTTCAATTACATCTCTATGGAACCATCTATTATATCTTGACCAACTATTTAAGTTTTTACTTGCACGGTTAATAAGAATATAATCTTTTGTTCCAGCATAACTGTTTGCATTACTAAAAGGTAATCTGTCAAATGCCTCTGTATCAAACAAAACAGGTTTTTCTGTAGAGTATGCTCCGGGGATCTGTAACTGCTGTTCTGATACTAAACGTATAGCATCACCAACACCTTCAACATACCATTCACCTTTAGCATATTTTTCAGGGGTTACTTGTCCTCGGAAATAAACTTTCATACCATTTGAAAGTTCATAACCATTATTCATTTTATAAGACTTTTTGCCAATAACATCATTTTCAACATCGATAAAACTGTTATCAACAATGTCGTAAATTTTAATTAGTCCACTTGCATTAATATCATTTGCGTTAACATAATATAACGTATCGGGTGCATTAATGTCAACTTCAAAGGTGACTGTACCTACATCTGTTTGTCCTGTGCTGTCATCGATACCGTCTGTATAAAGAACATCTGCATCTAAACTACGTGCAGTTCTAAACGTCAATGGCATACCAGGAGCATTAATATCAAACGTATATGTTTGTCCTCTGTATAATTTTAATGTAGGATTAGATGTTAATCCGTCTGGAGTAAACAAATAAGATCTATTGTCAACATTATCTTTGCTTGTTACAGTAAACGTGCTTTCAACATCTTTTGCTTGTCCGACAATACCGATACCAATTGGACCGTTTGGTAACCAATAATATTCTCTAAAGTTAGTAAACTTATCCCAATTAATCTTTGGCGACCAAGAGTAATATTCTTGTCTATTTAAAACATCATCATTTGAAACAGTTCCGCCAAATGCTTTTAGTTGGTTTTTATAGTCGTTATAATCTTTGTAAAACGTTACGTTATCAAGTTCGTCTTTAACTATTGTTGCTGGTTCAAATTGATAATTTTCACGTGCAGTTGAAACATCTTCAACATAGTTGTCATCTGCTTGTCTTGCTTTTGCAATTCTACGGCCGTAGTATGCAGAGATCTTTTCTGCAACGCCCGGACTTAAAAGTTGGTCAAGTGTAGCAGATAGAAACTTTTTGTTAGTGTCTGTTCTAAAATATCTCGGAAGATGGTCGACGCTTGTTCTGCGACTTTGATTAGCGCCTACTGGTAATGGTGAATCATTCTGATTATCATTAAATGCCATTAGTAATCATTCCTCTACTAGTAACTTGTTCCACTTACAATTCCTGATGTTGTTGCTGTACCTGATGTTACAACACTACCTGATGCTTTAAGCCTACTTGCTGTAATTGCATCAATAATCTCAACATCGTCAACTGTTGCTCCGCTAATAAAAATTTCATCGTTTTCTGATTTAATTTCAAATAAACTACCAAATGCTGATGAATCTTGTCTAGGAACAATTACTAAGTTAACAATGTCAGGAGTAACTCTATTCATTATGTAAGTGCTTAGTTCTGCAAAGTGGAATGTATCACCAAAGTCCCAATTCTCTAATGCAAAGAATTCATTGATTGCGGCAACAACTTGTGCTTTAATGTCGTTGTCGTTTACAACTTCGTCTGGGTTTTTAACAATTTTAAATATTGCCTGCACATCTGTATCCGCTTTGCTTCCAAATAACACTTTATACTTAACTGGATGATAAATTACATCATCACTAATTGATTTAATTTTATTAATTTCACTACCATAGTTGTTGAATAATGCATCACTGCTAGGTGGTAACGGTTTGGTTGCAGTTACACCCGACAAATACAGTCTAAAAGCAGTATCATATTGCTTAGTTAATAAATAGGTATCGTTTATATTAGTACTGCTTGGATCAATCCTTGAATCGTCGTCTGCAGAATGAATGTATTGGAATTTTATTTTATCTCTTCCAACGTAGGCTCTATAATCTGTAGTTAATTCAAGTAGTCCTGAAGTTTTGTTGTATTTTTTAAACACATCTGTTGCTACAATATAAAATGTTTTACCGTCTGCTAATCCGCTTAGTGAGCCAACAAGTCCTTCGTTTTCTACAACAGTAATATTTTCGCTATCGTTATCAACATATTTGTAATCATCAATGTTATCAGTAGTAACATACTTTTTAGTAAACACCCATTTAGATGTTGGGTTAACTGTAGGTGCAACTACTTGAATAAATGTTTCAGGGTCATCAACTACAGAATCGTCATCTGTATCAAAAAATCCAACTTCTACTTTTTTACTATCAATGTATCCTTCTGGATCTCTATACTCTTTAACAACTTGCCAATCATAGTCAAGGTTGAACGGAGAAGTATCATCAGGCATAGTATTAATTGATAGTACTTTAATTTTGTCTTTTATAATCTGTCCTGTTGTATTATCATAAATTTTATTTTTGCTATCATAATAGAATCTAATTTCTTCGTTACTTTCAAAAACATAACGAAGTCCTCTATATTCAACATTATAAGTTTCGCCGTCTGTTTCAAATAACAGCAACCAACTTGCATCTAATTGCTGGTTTGTAAGATCGCCTGTTTTACCAGTTGAAAACGATCCAATAATGTCTAAGTTATTTTCTGTAACAACACGCCATTGACGTTGGCTGTAATCGTATCTTAACCCAAATGTTTTATATGCAAAAATTTGATCAATAATTTGTGATTTAACGTCAGCAACTAACGAACGTGCAAACTTAGGTCTAATTTCAATTAGAATTGCACCTTCAGGAACTACATCATTAAAAATAATAGGACCTGTTCCGTCCTCGTTATCAACTGTGCCGTCACCAGCAACACTAACAACCTTGGACCACATATATGTTTTTGATCCTGTGTAATTTGCTTGTCCAACTACTAGTTTTTCATCTTTAAAATGATATCCTGTTGGTGCAGTAAATTTACACAAACTTCCTGCTTCGATAAATCTTAATCCGCTACCAGTAAATACACCAACTTGGTATCTTTGATCTGCTGTTTCAATTAAACTACCTGTGCTGTAATTTGTTCCACTGCTATTTTGTTTCCAAGTTGCTTGTAAGTCTGCAACTAATACTTTAGGAAACTTGTCTAAGTAAAAATTAATCTGCTCTGTTTGTGAAAGGATTGGTGTAATTACGTTTTCAATAGTTCCTTCAACATCAGTTCTTGTTGAAAAAGTAAACGAAGTTTTATTAACAGTATCTTCTTTATACAATGCACCATCAGTACCAAATATATTTGTACTAGAATATTTTCCTGTTGCATCTAATAAATCAAAGTATCTTGAAATACCACTTGCTGTTCTGTTTACTGTTTTAACTTTAATAATTTCTTGGCTAACTGCTAATGGTGCAACTTGATAGTCTTCACCTGTAACCATTCTGTTTTGTGTATAATAAGTTGCAGGAGCATTATCTCTAATACTTGCATTTGTTTCACTAAATGAACTGTTATCAACTGTGTACTTTAAACTAAATGTAATGTTTAAAGTTTCTTGGTTTCCTGCTTTAGAAGTATAAGGAATTGTAACTGAAATACTTTGCATATCTGCAGGTACAATATTAAACTCATCATTAGCACTTGTTCTATAGTAGGTTCTAAATGTACCTTTAGGTAAGTTACCAAATGTACCGTCTGAGAAAATAAGATCTACAGCATCACCTGTTCTTGTTAGCACAGCGTAAACGTTTCTTTGGTCTTTTCTTGTACTGTTATAAACAATGTTGTTACCTTCAAGTGCATCAACTTTGGTCCATAACTGATCTTCAGCACCAACCGAATTTAATTTGTATAACCAAAGGTCAGTATTATTAACATTTGTTGCTTCAATGTTTACTGTTTGGTTAGTACTAGGTCGATTAATTGTAAACTCGCCTTGGTCAAGTGTACCTTGTCTAAAGTGTGCAAAAAATCCCGAGTTAGTTGATCCAGGACCTCTACCGTCGTCTCTATATAAAAATGCTAAACTGTTTCCTGGTAACGGTGCTTCTTCAGAAATAATACCATCAGTAACATCTGTAGAAACAATCTGGAATTGTAAATTACGTCCATCAACATTTTTTGTAAATGTGTAAACAGGTACATCAGTGTTTGAAGCATTAAGTCTGTATTGGTCTGTAGGAATTCCTTCAACATTGTCTTTCTTAATTGGCTTACCGTACGGACTGTTATTAGGAAGTGCCGCATTTAGTGTTCTATCAAACTGCTCTCTCCAATTTGAATTTGAAGGATCATTCCAAATAATAGTTTGTCCAGATAAGTTAGTACCGTTACTGTCAATTACATCTTCACTAGTTGTAATACTTTCCATTTTTAACAAGCCGTTAGCGGCAATATTACGTTTAGGATTGTAAGACAACAAACGTGCTAAACGCAGAATACTTTCTCTACGTGAAGCAAGTTCTAAAAAGTTTTCTCTTGCATTAAGATCAATACGGAAAGCAATGTTTTGACCTAGGAAAGCAATAAGGTCGATTAATGCAAGATACTCACTTGACTCGATGTAATCGTTAAAATCTTCTGGATAATTTTCTCTAAGATAAGAGATCATTGTTCGACGTAGATTGTCGAAATCATATGACTTAAATTCTGCGTTACGGAAAGATTGGTATACTTTGGCCCAATCTTCTGCAACTAATAATCTGTTTTGTCTATTTGTCGATGACATTTGCTTTCCTTATTATACAGTATTTATTTGATTGAGTTAACTACGTACTTAAATCAGTCCCATACTGTCGTCAAATGTCATACGCATTTTTTCACTAATATTGTATGGTAGATAAGTTAAATCACAATCAATTAAGATACCACTTTCGTATGTGTCTATAGTAACTTGATTAACGACAATCCTAGGATCAGCGTCAACAATATCTTGAACATTCTTTGTAATTGCTTCTTTCATGCTTTCTGTCATAGGTTCATGAATTGCGTCCCAAATAATTGTTCCAAATTCCGGGTTTTCTAATTTTTCACCTTGTCTTATGTGAAAATGGTTTAGCAAATCTTGTTTAATTAATCCAATATCGTACAATACAGTACTGTTATTTTCAGGGTTTACAGTACTCAATCCTTTATAAGCACGATTAGTTGTCGTCGGGGGATTGTTGTTAGCCTTTGGACTTTTAACCTTAATATTTTTGTATAAATCTGCCATAACAATATTTACCTACCTAGTTAGCCACTGAATCCTTTCTAAATGGATCCGGCGTTGGTGTTGCTGGATTTGGGTTAGCAACTGTAACAGCATTGTCTCTATCTGTTGCTACAATTTTAAATGCTAACGGATTTAAATTTTCATGATGATTCCACGGTTCGTGTTGTGGAGATCTTTGTGCTAAAATAGGATGGGCGGCATGACCTGGAAGACTGTGTGTATTTAAAGCACCAACCTTTCCTGCTTCTGTTGCTAATGGACCATTCATATGAATGTTTGCCGCTGATTCGATATGATCAGCACCACTTTTAATTTCTGTTGTACCTCCTGAAGTAAACCAATTATATGATGTTGTGTTAATGTGCATACCGCCATTGGTTGTTATTTTAGTATCTCCTCCAACAAGTATATTTGTGTTTGCACTAGATTCCATTTGAATTTGTCCTAGTGTTGATTTAGTTCCTATATAGTTTCCACTTGCTTTTATTGCAATGTTAGCACCTGCTTCAATAGTAACATTTCTATCTGCTGTTAAATTAAAATCATTTTCAGTGTGCATACTAATACTATCTTTTGCATAGATGTCAATCTTACCGTCTGATGTTAATTCAATCCAGGCAGTTCCTCTTGAGTTAGCAATGTAAATTAAATCTTCTGTATTATGTAAAAGTACCTGATGGCCTGTTCTAGTTCTAAGACGTAATAATTCGTTATGAGGTAATGTTGGATCGCCATCATCTTCATTCATCATTACTTTTGCATAATCAGGACCGCCCGATGAAGCGTTGCTTCTACGCAACAATTTATCATCGCCATCGTCCATTACAAACTCTGATCCACCAAGCCTTGAGCGTGTAATATTTGCAAAATCCGCAGTGGTTCCTACTCGCTCATTAGGTGATCCAGGACGCTTATCATATGGTCCAGGTGTGCTTATACCAAAGACTGCACTTGGTACTTCTCGTCTTGCACTTGACGTCGACGTTCCTCTTGCTTCGTCTTCAAGTAATCCTTGTTCTTCTAAATTGTTTACAAACTCTGTTTGGTATGGTTTTCTAAACTGTGTTGGATCTTGTCCTAGACCTTCTTCTAAAACTTTATTATATTCTGCAACAGGAATTTTCTTACCTTGTAAATCTCCAGGAGTTCCATCAGTTGTGTATGATGTTGATACTTGACCAGGCATTGCAAAATTCATATATTTGTCTTGGATACAACCTAACCAGTAACATTGATTAGGATTTCCTTCTGCAAAAATAACAAGTACTATAGTACCTGGATCAGGCGGGATTGCCCAAAACCCATAAGACTGTTGGCTATCTCTATAAGTATCATTTTTACTAATTCCAGATCTTGTTGTTTGTCCAGCAAAGGGTGAAAGATATCTTGCTGTATATGTACCGGCTTGTGATAAATCAGGTCCGCCTACTTCATTTGATTTTAGTAACTGAACTGATAACGAACCCATATATTCTGGGTCAAGCACGTTAAGAACTTTTGCAAGATACGGTCCTGGTCTTGTCCAAAGTTTTCTATTAAACGATATTCTATCAAATTCAGCCATTACCTACCACTGCCTCCGCCTGCGGTTTTTTTCTCTTGCGCCTTTTCTTCTGTAGGATTATTATTACCTGTTGCTTTCTTAGGCGTGTCAAGTTCTTGTTGATTAGTCATTCTATTTAATTTAAGTGTCTGGGTAAATTGGTTGTTTTCGAATGTATGTGTTATTTCTGTTACTTGGTACAAACCACTAAATTCTCTAACAACTACGCCGTTGTTTTCATCTATCATTGTTGGAAATTCTATTGTATCTTTATTAAGAGCATAGTCATATGGTGTTCTAAAATTTAAAACAATGTATTGTTGGCTTCGCACGTGATCAATTTGACCGTTTTCGTCTTCAAACCAAGTTGCTCCTGCGGCACTTTGGTAATTTCCCATTCCGCTATCTGATAAGAAATACGGATCTCCCATAATTTGTAATTCTACTTGCACCATGTCTGCATTACTGTAAACAAGTGCTTTGTGGAATGTTCTAGCAATTACATCTTTTGTATCCTGTGGTACTGCTCTCATACCACTTGTGATCACTTCTAGTTCTGCACCTACTAACGGCTTTAATGCTACTTTAGGTTTTTCTTTATCACCTTCTTTTTGCGGAGTATCACCTCCAAGATTTTGTTTGTCAGCAGTTGCACTATCGCCTGCATTTTGCTTAGACTTAGTATCAGAGGCATTATCAAGCGGAACTGGTGTTAAGAATCTGTAGTTAAATCTAATGTCAAAGTTAAGTACGTTTTTGTTTTTACCTGTGTACATATAATTGTACTCTTTATTAACATCAACTAGTAACGGTTTTGTGTCAGGTGCAACATCTGTTGGCGACATCCAAGTACTTGCATGAACTCTATAAGGTACAACCCTATAAACATAAATCCTTGGCTGTCTACCCTTACGTGCTTCAACTTCTTTAACAGGAACATTAAACACCATTGCTTGAACTGTGAACCACGGACGATATCCATCTTCAACTTTACGTTCAAGTAAGTTTTTACCATACTCACTTTGTAACACCATTTCTTCAATAATATTTGTTATACGTGTTCCTTTTTGGAATTTAAAGGCTCGCTTATCACTTGGAATATTATTTCCTTTTTGTTCAAAAGTTTTTTTGATCGGGTCATATACTCTGCCATATCCGCTATGATTAATTTCACCTGGTTGTAGTTTATCTAAAACAAGTTTTGATTTACCAACATCGTTTAGGTTTTCTTCCGATAATGCTTGAACTTTTACTGCTTCACTTAGATCACTTCTTTTTACACTAATACCTAGTGTGTCTGCTAACCATGCATCGTAATCAATTTCAACTGTTCCTTTTTCTTCTCCTCCAACTGTTGCATAATATTCTTGTGAACCTTTAACAACACCTTCTTCAGTATTTTCTTTTGCTGTTTCTAACTTTTTACTTTGAAGTGCATCTTCTTTAGGAAATAAAATAATATATTCGTCAGCAAACGTCCTTTCATTTTTTTCTTCACGTTTAAGAAGTGTTGTATTAAGAGCAGTTGTTAAACTTTGACCACCACTTTGTAATGCTTCTGCTAATTGATTACCAATAATTGTAATATCATGTGGAATGTTTTGTACTGAGTCAGAGTATGCTGAGGAGTTTTGTGAAATAAATGATACTTCATACACACTACCACTTTGATCAACGCTCATTGATGATTCAGATAACTGAACAGGTAAGCACCTTCTGCCAATACGCTGTGAATTATTTTCATCGTCCCAACCTACCATTTCAACAACTAGTAAGAACGGTGCGGTTACATAATTATTATGTCCTGCCATTTGAGCGGCAACCATCAGTGCTTCTAAGAATTGTCCCATACTATAAGGTTCGATAACTGTAAAAGAACCTTGGTGCATTTGTGTTACACGAGATCTACTGTTAGGACTAATAACAGAATTAATAGAACAACTATTAATATAGTATTCTACCCTACCGCCTTGTCTTTCTAAACTAGTAGTTGCTTTGCGAAACCCTACGTTTTGTGTGCCGCCTGCGGCTTTGATAACAACAACATTAGGTTCTTTACCTTCAAGCATATAGGTGTTATCAGGATCACGTAATTCGTTATTGTCTAAACAGTATAAACTCCAAAGATGGTTAACAGTTCTAAACCTTTCAAGTTCGTTATCTTTAAGATTAACTTTCTTGATGTTTTCGTACTTGATAGTTTTTACTGTATCTTTTTTCTCAGTATCGGATTTTGATTTACTATCTGTTTTTGATACTGAACCTTCATGTTCAAAGTCAGCAACTTCACCATTAAGTTGATCTGTTTCGCCCTTGCCTGATTCTTTTTTCTTTTTTTCGTACTCTGGATCGCCGATAGCCATCTTAGACTCCTAATGAATTCTTTAGTGTAGATCCATTAGGTAGATAAATTGAAGTACCTACTTTAAGATCATAAACTGGGTCCTCGATAACATCCATGTTTCGTTGAGCAAACACCCACCATAGTTTAGGTGTTCCGTATAAGTCATATGCTAGTAGGTCTGGTCTGTAGTTATATTGAGGTTCAATTTCATATAACACATCATCAGGCGATGCTGGCACTGGTCTCGGCCTCATAAAATCTAGATATTCACCAGTTTCGTTATTAGGTGTATTTTTCCAAGGACTTGATTCTTCGTACTTTGCCATTAAATAAATCCTTTGCCGTTACTTAAATATGATCCATTAACATATTTTTGTAAACTAAACTGTTCAATTTCACGTCTGCTGTAGATAGGCTGTACTGTTACAGTAATCAAACTTTGTGTCGGAACCCAACTTACTCCTGGGCCAGTTGGAATTTCCATTTCAAAATCTGTCATGATCTCTCCACGCTTAACCGTAACACCGTTAAGTCCTGTTTGAATATAATCAACGTCTTGAGGTAAGTCGATTGTAAAGTTTGTAATAACAACAGGAACATTATTAAAAATAAAATCTCCATAACCATTTAATTTTACAACAGGCGGTGGTGCACCAATAGTTTCTTCATCTCCGCCATAAAACATTTTTGTACATGATCTTAGATAGTGCATTGCCGCTACCCAATATTCTGCTTCTGCTCCGTTTTGTACAAAAAAGTCTCCTGTAATTACCAACTGATCCACTTGTGAATTCTGGTATGCAAAATAAGGATAATTAGTATGTACAGGGGTTATGGCATTATAGTTTGCACTATGAGCAACAATAATTGTCGGAGTATAAGGAAATACCAAACCACCGGTATTTGCTAAAACCTTTAACAATGGAGATCCTTTGAAACTGTCCGGAACTGAAAGTTTAACACGCCAGTCACGCTTTGAACCTTTAAAGTTTACATTGCTGGTAGAGCCGCCTTTTTTATCAAACAGTCCTGCTAGGTTCTTTGATCTCAGTTTTTTACCGAACCCTAAAGAATCAATAAAGTCAGTTACAAACTGTGGTGGTGGACCACTTGGACCTGGCTTTGTATTTGATGCTTGTGAATCTGGACTTCCAGAACGAACAGGATTGCCTTTGCTGTCTCTTACTGGATTTCCACTACTGTCTCTAACTATTCCCATAATTGGTTAACTCCTTACTATTATTTAGTTGACAAAGTTATGTACGTAGTTTATAATAGACAGTAACTTATGGAGAATTTATTTAATATGAAAAGACAAAACTACCTAAACAACCGAGATCTTCTTGCGGAAATACATAAGTCAAAAACATCATATTGCAGTTTTGTAGACGAAGAATACCATCGATACGATATTATTTTACCAAGTATAGACAAGATTAACATACGTACTATTGCTGAAGCAAAGCGTAATAAAGCCAAAAGACTAAGTCAAGCAGACTACGAAGCACGTAAAGAAGCAGGCGAAAAAGTAAAACAAGCAGATTGCGAAGTAGATTACAGAAAAATTGAAAAAAACGAACTTATTTTTAGAATTATGACGTATGATCATATCCCAGAAGAAAAGGGTCGTAAGAAAAATCCAAAAACAGTAGCAGACACAAAAGTAAAATTGAACTTTCCACCTTTCCAGCACTATAAGTTTAACTCAAAAGACGAACTAGTGTGTGTTGGTAAGAGCCATTGGCAAGGCGGAATGAAGAATGGTCACTTTGATCTTAAGGCCGGCCAAGCAACAAACAAACTTGCTTTGATGTGGATGAAGTTGTGTGAACGTTATGCAACAAGAGGTAACGTGAGAGGATACACTTATAATGATGAAATGCGAGGACAAGCGATACTACAACTTACTCAAATTGGTTTACAATTTGATGAATCTAAGAGTAACAACCCGTTTGCTTACTACACAGCGGCAGTCACAAACTCATTTGTACGTATTATCAACATTGAAAAACGCAATCAAAACATTAGAGACGACATCTTGGAAATGAATAACATGAATCCAAGTTTCACAAGGCAGAATCAAGGCGTATTTGAAAGAGAACAAGCAGAACATTACGGAAACAAAAAGAATAATGAGTAAATGCCGGTTGACTTCATTGAAGTTTTCAGGTACAATTACAAGTTATCGTAAGGAAAAAACGTGTTTAAGAAAGTTGCAGTATTTACAGACATCCATTTTGGATTAAAATCTAATTCAAGAACTCACAATGAAGATTGTGAGGAATTTATCGATTGGTATATCGATCAAGCAAAGGAACGAGGTTGCGAAACTGGTATTTTTATGGGCGATTGGCACCATAACCGAAACAGTTTGAACATTACCACACTTGATTACACCATTCGATGTTTAGAAAAACTAGGTAAAGCATTTGAAAAGTTTTATTTCTTTCCTGGTAACCATGATTTATACTATAAAGACAAACGAGATTTGAATAGTATTGCTTTTGGTAAGCATATCGAAGGCATTACCATGGTAAATGAAATCATGACACAAGATGATGTAACACTTGTGCCTTGGTTGGTAGAAGATGAATGGAAAAATATTTCAAAAATTAAATCCAAATATATGTTTGGCCACTTTGAACTTCCAAACTTCTATATGAACGCAATGGTACAGATGCCAGATACTGGTGAATTGAAAGCAGACCACTTTAAACATCAAGAATATGTGTTCAGTGGACACTTCCATAAACGTCAGGTGCAAGGACCGATACACTATATTGGTAATGCACTTCCACACAACTATGCTGATGCATGGGATGATGAACGTGGTATGATGGTATTGGAATGGGGCGGCGAGCCAGAATATATTAACTGGTGGAACTGTCCAAAGTACAGAACAGTAAAACTGTCGCAACTACTTGACGAAAAAGATACACTTATTAAACCTAAAATGTATCTTAGGGTTACATTAGACTTACCTATATCGTTTGAAGAAGCAACTTTTATCAAAGAAACATTTATTAAGGATTATAATTGTAGAGAAATTACACTTATTCCAAATACAAAGGATGAAGAAATCAATTCTGATATTGATATTCAACAATTTGAAAGTGTAGACCAAATTGTTGCTAAAGAAATTGAAGCAATTGACAGTGATAACTTTAATAAAGCGAAACTACTTGAGATATACAAGGATTTAGTACATGATTAAAATAAAAAATCTCACAGTTAAGAATTTTATGAGTGTAGGTAATGCTACACAAGCAGTTGACTTTGATAAACAGCAATTAACGTTGGTGCTAGGTGAAAACTTAGACCAAGGTGGTGATGATAGCGGCTCTAGAAACGGAACAGGTAAGACCACTATCATTAACGCCCTTTCATATGCTATATTTGGTATGGCATTAACCAACATTAGGCGTGATAATCTTGTAAACAAAACAAATAACAAAGCAATGTTGGTAACTCTTACGTTTGAAAAAGACGGAGTAGAGTATCATATTGAAAGAGGACGTAAACCCAACTTACTAAAGTTTAGTATTAACGGTAATGAACAAGAAATGACTGACGAATCACAAGGCGACAGTCGTAAAACACAAGAAGATATTAATGATTTATTAGGTATGAGCCATGATATGTTTAAGCATATTGTTGCACTAAACACATACACAGAACCATTTTTATCAATGAAAAACAATGACCAACGTGCTATCATTGAGCAACTTTTAGGTATTACTATCCTATCTGAAAAAGCAGATATGCTTAGAGATAAAATTAAAGAAACAAGAGATAGTATTACAGAAGAAAATGCAAAAATTACAGCAATCAAAACCAGCAATGAAAAAATTACTGAAAACATTGGTCGGTTAGAAAGCAGACGCAAGGCGTGGATTGCACAAAACAGAGAAGAATGCCTTAAATTAGAAAAAGGTATTAAGGAATTAGAGCAAGTTGACATTGAAGCAGAACTAGAAGCACATGAAAAACTTGCAACTTGGACAGAAACAACAACTAGACACTCTAATTTACTAAAAGAAAGAGCAACAATTGAACGTGCCTTGGAACAAGCAGATAAAAATGTTCATAAACTTGGAAAAGAGTTGGACGACCTAGAACACGCAAAATGTTATGCTTGTGGACAAGACCTACACGATGACAAACTAGAAGAACTTCGAAACAAAATGCAACGTGACTACGGTGATGCACACACATACATGATTGAAATTGCTGATAAGTTTGAAAAAGTTAACCTAAAGATTAGTGACATTGGTGAGATTGATGCAAAGCCTATTACATTTTATGATGTTGCTAAAGAAGCATATGATCATAGAAGCAATGTTGAAAACTTAAAAAAAGTATTAGAAGAAAAACAAGCAGAAACAGATCCTTATCAAGAACAAATTGATGATCTCAAGGATACTGCTATTCAAGAGATCGAATGGGATACTGTAAATGAACTTACTAGTTACAAGGACCATCAAGAATTCTTGTATAAACTGTTAACTAACAAAGATTCGTTCATACGTAAAAAGATTATTGAACAAAATCTTGCATATCTAAACAACAGGCTAACATATTACTTGGATAAAGTAGGTTTGCCACATACTGTTGTATTCCAAAACGACTTATCAGTTGAAATTCAACAACTAGGACAGGACTTAGACTTTGATAACTTGTCAAGAGGTGAACGAAATAGACTTATACTTGGTATGAGTTGGGCGTTCCGTGATGTTTGGGAATCATTATATCAAAATATTAACTTATTGTTCATTGATGAGTTGATTGATAGTGGTATGGATAGTGCAGGTGTTGAAAGTTCTTTGAGTATTCTTAAAAAGATGGGTAGAGAACGTAATAAAAACATCTATTTGATTTCGCACAAAGACGAATTAATTGGTAGAGTTAATAATGTACTGAAAGTTGTAAAAGAAAACGGCTTTACAAGTTACGATAACGATATTGAAATAGTAGAATGAGCGATATACCACAAGACACGCATGACAAACTTACAAAGGCTTACATGGAATACTACAAAGCCAACGAAGCCTTTGAAATTCGCAAGAGCGAACGTACTAAACGTGCGGCTAGAAAGTGGTTAAGCGAAATACGTAGGCTTTGCAGTGAACGTAGAAACGAAATTATGAGTGATTACGTTGATAACAAAAGCCAAAATACAACAGACGAAACATAGGCACAAATAAGTACCATTATGCAATGGACTTATCAGGGAAAAACAATTGAATCTATACCAGAAGAGTATGAAGGCTTTGTTTATCTTATAACAAATACAACTAACGGGCAAAAATACATAGGCAAAAAACTAGCCAAATTCAAAACTACTAAACCTCCCCTAAAAGGACGCAAAAATAAGCGTCGAGGACACAAAGAATCAGATTGGAAAGACTACTGGGGGTCGTCTGATAAACTATTAGTAGACGTAGAACAACTAGGCCCAGAAAACTTCACAAGAGAAATACTATACCTTTGCAAATCACGGGCAGAGATGTCCTATATAGAGGCAAGAGAGCAATTTGACCGCCGAGTATTAGAAACAGACGACTATTATAACGGTATTATTAACGTAAGAGTGGGCGGTTCTGATAAATTGCGACAGGCACTACTAGAATACAACAAGTAACAACTACATAGCAATGATGTTTGGTCGGGGATGCTCGACTCGCCTTGAGGATATGTGCGATACCATATTCAGATACTGGCGTGTTGCAAGGACAATGCTAACTTAGGCATAAAAGATGTGTGCTCTGTGAAAAAGATACAACACACAGGCAAGTGATTTCGAACTGTTTGGGATTAACTGCCTTCCGCGGATTTTGCGAATGCTGAAGTAGGGGGTTATAGGTCTGCCGCCTCCGATATGCGTTAGAACGTATAAATCTATTTTATACGCTAAACCGCATAAATCTTCTTAAACAGTTGTGGTGATGCTAACTCACATGATGTGAAACCACTCAATTCGTCCGGCAACGGGCGAATTGTGGCTCAACTATCTACATGATGCTAAAACGCTATCGCGTTTATTACTTAATCATATAAAAAATAAAGTGTTTGAGCAAAGCGAAAACAATTTGTTACGAAGTAACAAATCAAATGAATCCAATCCAATGTGAAACATCATCACAAGGGTCATCAATGTAAATCTGGATCACGTCCTAATCCTTTAACTGTATAATGTTCATTCTTTACGATGGTCCACGATGCTGTATCGTGTCCTTGATCTTGTAACATTGCAATATATGTATGTGCTTCTTCTTCTGAGGAAAGATTCTGTTCGATAACTTCCCCACGAGCATCAACTACGTCATATGTATATCTCATGATTGAATATTTACTAGGTAAATATCAATAATTATACATAAATATAATACAACGGGAGTAAAATAATGAAAATTCATCAAATTATAAGTGAATCTGCTGTAAATGAAGCCCCTGGTGGTAGTGCATTAGGTAATATTGCACGTAAAGTAGGTGCAAAAGCGGCAGGTGCAGTAGGTATGAAAAATACCTCGGCAGGATTAAGTGGAAAAGCACAATCAAACGATCGTGCAAAAGAAATTGGTGTTAAATGGACACAATTTGCTAATCAAACAGGTGCAGGAACTAAAGCACCGGATGCTTCTGCACTAGCAGACTTCTTAGCAAAAGAAAAACTATCAACTGCTAGACTTAAAGGAATGTCAGGAAAGTTAACTCCCAAACAAGTAGATGACATTTTAACTAAAGTTGCACAAGATACATTTAAAGGAGCGGCAGGACAAGCGGCTGTTGGTAATGAACCAGAAGCAGATCCAAGTTTAGGCGGTAAGTTTGGTGGGCCAGAAGGCAATGACGCCGGCGGAGCCGGTACAGGACAAGGCGCTGGTGCGACAGCACAAAGCGGTAGCGATAGCGGTGCTACAGCACAAGGAGGTGCGACAGCACAAAGCGGTAGCGGTCAAGCAGGAGCCAATGGCATTCCAAAAAACATTCAGGCACAACTAGATAAACTTACTCCGCAACAGAAAAAAGAACTAGCGGCATTACTATAAGGTAGATAATAATGAAACTGCACGAAGTAACCACGTATAACTTAAAATCACAAACTATTCTTAACGAAGGTTGGAACGTTTTAACTGAAGCACAACAATTACACATTGGCCAATGGGAAAAACGTGTATGGCCGTTATACGAAGAGTTTAACAGACTCATGGAAGCAGAACTTACTGCTAACCAAGTGCAAGATATTTTTACTAACGCAGAAAAAGTTGCAATTGAAGGTGGTGACAACCTAACAGCCTTGGGTAAAGCAGGCAAAGTAACTGCTGAAGTCTCAGGCAAGATGAAAGCAGAACTTGATAAGTTAATTAAACAAGCGGCTGAAAGCGGTCCTGTTAAAAACTTTGATCAACAGTTTGAAAAATTAAAAGCACAACTAAAAACTAAACTACAAGGCAACCCAGCAGGACAAAAAATTCTTCAAGGTGTTGAGAAGTGGGGCGGTTTTGCTAAAGAAAATCCAGCCAAGAGTGCATTTATTATTGGTGCAATGACTTCCGTACTTGCATTTGCAAGTGGCGGTATTTTGTCAGGTGCCGCAATTGGTTTCTTCTTAAAACTAGCAAACAATACTATTAAGGGTGATAAACTGTCAGTTGCGATGGCTAAAGGTGTTAAAGGCGCGGCACTTGGTGCTGTTGCAGGTGCATTAGGCTCTGCTATTTCAAGTGCGGCAGAAGATTTATTCCCAGCAGAAGTTACAAATATTTTTGTAAACCAAGATGGTGCTATTGATATTAGTCAAATAGATGCCATGGACGCAACATCTCTAACGGACATAGATGCTGATGCGGCCAAAGAACTAATTCAAGCACGTTCAGCAATGGAAGAAATGCTTCCAAGACTAAGCGGTGAAGAAGGTGAAGTACTACAGCAACAGTTAGATCAACTTAATGACAAAATTGTACAACTAGGTGGCGGCGAAAACCTTAAAGGTTCAATTGATGCAATACAAAGTGAATTTGGTATTGAAGGTAGAGGCGTTGATGTAGTAGTTAAAGGTAATGATGTTGACACTGGCACAGACGCTGAGCCTCTTCCGGGCGATGATGGCGACTATGGAGAACCAGCAGACGATGGTGCACCTGATGCAGACAAACTATCAGGTGACGAAGTAGGAACAGTTAAAGCAGAATATTCAGCAGAAGAACTTAATGACAAATTTAATATTGACTCAAGTGAATTTCCACGTAACGGTTGGCTAGATGAAAACAAAGATGCACTATTAAAAGCAGGAATGACCGAAACAGAGTTTGAAGATTTACAAGCGGCTACACAATTAGAAAGAGCAGTTGACCAAGCAAACTTCCGTGAAGGTATTTCAATGAGTTCAAGTAGCGAATTAAAAACATTCATGGGTGATGAACCAAAAGTAATTGGCGGCATAGAAGGCGAATACGAAGCAGGAGAAACCTTTACAAATAAAATTGAAACAAAACTACCTGGTTCAGATAAACCTTGGAGTGCTAACGTTACAACACAAATTGAAGGTGTAGATGCAGACGGTAATACAGTATACGCAATTAAAGAATTAACAGTAGGACCAGAAGTTTTTAATGATAAAATGTTTGCGGCTATTGATAAACTTGCAGAACAAGATCCAGACAATCCTTTGGTAAAAGCATTTATGGATAATGTTATTCTAGCAAACAAAGAAGCAAGTATGGAAACACTTAAAGATACTTTTGCTCAAGACGTTGCAGAAAAAGTTATGCAAGGTGCGGCGGCAGTTGCACTAGGTGGAGCACTAGCGGCATCAGAAGTTAAGCCAGCAGAAACAAAAGAATCTAGAGATTTAAGAATAGCAAAAGAACTAGAAGAAGAATATAAAATCTATCTAGAAGTAGAAAGCAAGTATACTGACGAATACCTAGCAGAAATTGGCATTAAAGACATTGCTAAGAAAGCGGCGGCAGGAGCGGCAAATATCGGTAAAGCGGCGGCTAAAGGTGTCGGCGCTGGAATGGATAAAGCAGGTGCGGCAGTTGGCGGCGGCATTGGTAGAGCAGTTGGTGCTGTAGCAGGTGCGGCAAAGTCAGCAGGTAAAGAATTAGGTAATAAGATCACAGTTAAGAAACTAAATGCTATTTGGAAGAAGATGGGAGAACCGTTAGACACAGGTTCTATTGCAAATATTCTTTCAGACGCGGGTATGAGCGATGAAGCAATTGGTCTTGTTGCTACAAATACTAAAACAGATTTAAAACCAACACCTAAAGCAGACGCAGATGCAGATGCAGGTGCAACAGATGCAGGTGCAACAGATGCAGGAGCACCTGAAGGCGGAACAACAGATGCAGGAACACCAGCACAAGGTGGCAAACCAGAAAAAGGTGCAAAAGCAACAGGTTCAGATGGCGACACTTATACTTTCCAAGGACAACAATGGACAAGTGATAAGACAGGTAGAGTTGCTACAAAGGCAGTAGCGGCTGAACTTAATAAAGGTTCGGGTACAGCAAAAGCAAGTACTTCAGCACAAGGCGGAGATACTCCAGCACAAGCACAAGGTGGCACACAAGCACAAGGTGGCACACAAGCACAAGGTGGCACACAAGCACAAGGTGGCACACAAGCACAAGGTGGTACAGTAGATGTTAAAGCATTAGCACAGGAAATTAAAAAAGCAGGCGTTGCTGATGCTGTTAAACAATCACTTGCTCAACCAGCAGGACAATCTGCTAGTGCAGGTCAATTAGGTAATATGGAAATTGATATACCGACATTGGCTGACGAAATCGGTAAAGCGGGTTTACAAAAACAAGTAAGAGATATGCTAACACAGAAACAGCCGGCTTAAAAGAACGGCTGTCCTGTTTTCTTAGCAGTTTCTAGATTTTCCTTAATAAGCGTAGACATAATTTCTCTATCTTCAGAAGAAGCATTATAAATTTCATCCAATGTGATACTACCTCTCATATACCAGAGTAATCTCATCAGTTCGAGTTTGTACTGCTTCGTCTCTTTTTCCATTTTGTCCACTTCTCCTAGGATCTCTTCAAGAGACATTGTGGAGATCCTTAGGCGAAAAAACTTGCTTGGTCGAATGTAACTGGAATAGTATATTCTTTAGGTGCACCTGCTTCAAGTTCTTCTTCAGATGCTTGTACTTTGATTGGCTCGAGTTCGAATTTTTTCTTTTCGTTCTCAATACGATCAGTAATAGCAGTAAAGAATTCTTTATCAGCGTTAGCAATAAATTGTGCAAGATGATTTCTATCGGTTACAACATCACCATCAACTTCAATTGACACAATTGAATTAACAACTAGATCAACTGTAAGTGCTGTTAGTTTTGTAAACGAGTTATTAAATCTCTGCAACTTCTCTTCATCTGACATTTCTTCATCATTGACAACAGAAGCAATTCTTTGCTCTTCAAAAGTTTTGATAGCAGTATTTGTAAACTCTCTATAAGTTTGAGGACGTATAGTAATAAGCATATCACCTACGTTAATTGACGTTTCAAAAATTACGCTTCCAAATTTGTCTAACACACGTCTTAGATCTAAGTCGAAAGCACGTTCAATAGTTGTACCTGGAACAGTTCCTTTAACTTCGAGTTTTTCGCCGTACGTTGCAATTCTAATAGCAACTAAAATTGCATCCATATCGATTGCAGGACAATGCCATGCATCTCTAATTGCTGGAATACAACTTTGTACAACGTCGACCGTGGATTGACCATTTAATAAAGCGTCTGGTGTTTTAAACATCAGTTCATCTTTAGCCGTCATTGCATATACAGGTAACTCACCGCTTTCAGTCATATCAATAGTACCCTCTGGATACCATGCACCTTTACTTGGTAAAGTTACATAGATCTTTGGTTGTCTAAAGTATTTCTGTAGCGGATTAGGCCCTGCGGCTTTTATTTCTGGCATGGTTTTTCTCCGGATAAATAATATATGTTCATATAACATATTTATGAATCTGAGTTAACTGGGTATATAATAAATGGTTGAAGTCAATTATCGTGGTGGAGGAATGGATGGTGTTACTAGTAATGCCGCATCAGAAGCCACCTTATTACGTGTATTAAAAGCACTAGAATCTGGCGGAAAAGGCGGAGGAACTGGTGGAAAAATACAAGAACAGTTCAATAAAGCACAACAAGCAGGTATTTTAGGCCAGCAAAAATCAACAGATGCTATAAAAGAAGGCACAAAAACACGTCAAGAGAATACCGGAGCAGTCAAAAAAGCCACAGATAAACTCAAAGATATGACAAAAGCCGTTGACAAGTACACTTTTGGACTTGTTAGTGGACTTGGAAATGCAGTAAAAGCCACAGGTGATTTGGCTATTGAAGTATTAGCAGGTGGCGATAGACTATCAGACTTTAGTAAACACGTTACGGGACTTGCAAGTAAGATTCCACTTGTTGGAGGATTATTAGGCGGAGCGGCACAGACCTTTGTTAACATTATTGAAGGACAAGTTGATACTTTTAGAGAATTATCAAATGCAGGTATTGATTTTGGTGGCGACCTATTTGAAATAAGACGTAAAGCGGCAGAAGCAGGTATAAGCATGGAAACACTTGCAGGCACACTAGCAGAAAATTCATCAATGTTGGCTACAGCATTTGGCGGTGCAAGTGCAGGTGCAACAAGATTTACAAATATCACAAGAGAAATTCAAAAGAACCAAGGAACATTTTCAGCACTTGGTATGACAATGCAAGACGTAACAGAGTTTACTGCTGATTACATTGAAATGCAAAAGATCCAAGGTAGAGTTACGCAGATGAGTGATCGTCAACTTGCCAAGGGAACAAACGAATATATTATGCAACTTGACCAGTTATCTAAAATTACTGGTATGAGTAGAAAACAAGCGGCAGAAGAATTAAAACAACAATCGACAGACAAAAGACTTAAAAACTTATTTGCTTCAATGGAAGAAGGCACTAAGAAACAAGTTCAAGGTGTGTTAGCAGTTGTAGGTAACGCTTCACCGCAAATGAAAGAAGCAATTACAGAATTAGTTGCAACAGGCGGCGTACCTATCAGTGACTTTGCCAAGTCCTTAGGCAGAACAAATCCAGAAATTCTTGAAATGGCTAGAGGTCTTAAAAACGGTACTGTAACACAAGATCAATTTGTTGAAGCATTAAAAGAAGCACAACAAAAAGCCGCGGCAAGAGCAAAAGCAGAAGGCGGAATGATTGCAACATTAAGTGCATTAGGCTCAACCGCTTACGATGCTAACTCAGAATTAATGAGTTTAGGATTTGTTTCCGGTAATGTTGCAGACGCTGTTGACGCACAAGCAAAAGCACAAGAAAACGGTAGAAAAGGTATACTAAACTTCGAAAGTGCAATTACTAAACTACGTAACATCATTGTTGGTAAGATATTAGATTCAGGCGTATTTGAAGGCGTTATGAAAGAGTTTAATAAACTTACTATTTGGCTTTCAAGTCCCGAAGGCACCAAGAAAATGAAAGAGATGTTTGACGGTGTTAGTAATTTCTTAGAAGGATTTATTGCAGACTTTAAAACTATGAAGTTTAGTGAACTAATTGACAAATATCTTATCAAACCTTTAAAAGCAATGGTGTTTGGTGAAAAAGCCGTAGATAAAAAAGCCGCAGTCAACACAGAATATGATAAAAAAATTGCGGCGGCTGGTGGCGCCGGTACTGATGAAGGTAAAAAATTAATTGCTGAAAAAGAAAAGTTACTAGCAGAAGCAGACAAAGAAGGAGACAGCGGAGGCTTACTAGGATCTCTAATACCAGACATTGGATTTAAAGAAATGGCAATCGGACTTGGAGTAGTTTCGGCGGCAGTTATTGCAGTAGGTGCCGCAGGTTCATTAGCAAGTCCAGGACTATTATTAGTTGCGGCCGCGTTTACAGGAATAGGTGTTGCAGGATTTGGTATTGCCGCGTTAATCGAAGCAATTACTACAGGTGTTGGAAAACTCGCAGACGGTGTTATCAAGTTTGAAAACATGGATTCTAAAAAGTTAGGCGATGTTGGTAAAGCATTAGGACCTTTAACTGATAACATGATGCAGTTAGCCAAAGGCGGTATTGTTGCTAGTTTCATCGGTGAAGGCGCATTTGAAAAACTATCCGCAGGATTAAAATCGTTTGAAGATTTAAATCCACAACAAATGCAATTGATTGGTCCAGCACTTGCAAGTTTACACAAAGGTATTAGTGCATTCACTGGTGACGGTGTAATGGATAGTTTTGGTAAGTTCTTAGGAAGTCTATTTGGAAATGACGGCAACTTTGATGACCTAGCAGAAGGATTAAAGAGTTTTGCTGATATTGATGCCGCTGGATTAGAAAAAATTGGTAATGGATTACAAGGTATTGCTAAGTTTATGGAAGCAATGGACAAAGCCGATTTAGATGAAGTTGCTGACAGTTTAAAAGAATTAACAAAAGAAATTGGAAATTACCAAGCGGCTTATTCTAAAATGGATGCAGATACTAAAGCAAGTATTGAAAAAATGATTAATGTGTCAACTGAAGGCCAGAACGGCGCAGAAGCGAAATTAGATCGCTTAAATAGTTTAAACGCTATGATGTTAGAAGAACTTAAAAAACAAACTAAAGGCATTCGTGAGAATGGCTTTGGTATGTAGGAGAACAAATGAGTTGGAAAAGATACTTTACACCAGTTGAAGGTGATAAAGCACAAAATGGAAATTTTAGTCCTTTAGGGGGAATGAATAATAGCCAAGGTCTTGGACCTGCACAGGCAAACTATTCATCATATCTTCCAGACGTTTACGTAGGTTCTCCAAATCGTGTAGAGCGTTACGGACAATACAACACTATGGATATGGATAGTGAAGTTAATGCCGCACTTGATATTTTAGCAGAATTTTGTACACAAACAAATAAAACAAACGAAACTAACTTTAGTTTACAGTTTAATAATACTGCAACTAGTACAGAAGTACAGACGCTTAAATTATATTTAAAACAGTGGTCAAAACTACAAAACTTTGAAACAAAAATGTTTCGTATTTTACGTAATGTTTTCAAATACGGCGATGCATTTTTTATTAGAGACCCAGAAACTAAAAAATGGTTTTATGTTGACCCAGCAAACGTAACTAAAATTATTGTAAACGAAAGCCAAGGCAAAGAGCCCGAGCAGTACATTGTTAGAAACATTAACTTAAACTTTGTTAATGGTATTGCTACTACTCCACATCAAACAAACGGAAATGTTACAGGTGGCGGAGACGGATATATGACAGGCGGTGCTCGTGGAATGGTAGGCGCACCGAGTCAAACACAAGCAGGTGGCAGATTCCAAAAAGACATGAAGGAAGTTGCTATTGATGCTGAACACGTTGTACACTTGTCATTGTCAGAAGGATTAGACAATAACTTCCCATTTGGTAATTCATTACTTGAAAGTATTTTTAAAGTTTACAAACAAAAAGAATTATTAGAAGACGCTATCATTATTTACAGGGTACAAAGAGCACCTGAACGTAGAGTGTTTTATGTAGACGTAGGTAATATGCCATCACACTTGGCAATGCAATTTGTTGAGCGTGTTAAAACAGACATACACCAAAGACGTATTCCATCTCAAACAGGTGGTGGACAAAATGTTATTGATAGTGCATACAATCCTTTATCAATTAATGAAGATTACTTCTTTCCACAAACAGCAGAAGGTAGAGGATCAAAAGTTGAAACACTACCAGGCGGTACTAACCTAGGCGAAATTGACGATCTAAAATACTTTACTAATAAACTTGTTAGAGGTTTACGTATTCCAAGTTCATACTTACCAACAGGACCAGATGACGGAGCATCACAGTTCCAAGATGGTAGAGTAGGTACTGCTTATATTCAAGAATTACGTTTTAATACATACTGTGAAAGACTACAAGGTCTTGTTTCAGAAGAGTTTAATCAAGAGTTTAAACGCTATCTATTAGAAAAAGGTGTAAACATTGATACAGCAATGTTTGATCTTAAAATGAATCCACCACAAAACTTTGCAAGTTACAGACAGTCAGAACTTGATAATGCTAGAGTTGGAACATTTACACAGATGGCGGGTATACCTTATGTTGCAAATAGATTTGCACTAAGTAGATTCTTAGGACTAAGTGCAGAAGAAGTTGCAGAAAACGAAAGATTATGGCGTGAAGAAAACGACGAAACAATTCAACCAATACCAACAGACGCAAGTGGCGAACTTAGAGGCGCAGGAATTAGCGGAGCAGGTATTGGAGCAGACCTAGGCGGTGAAGGCGGCCTAGAAGATACAGCACCAGAGGGCGAAGGTGGCGCGGCACCAGTTGACGGAGGTAATGCACCTCCACCAGATACAGCAACAGGCGGCGGAACTCCTCCTCCAGCACAATAAGGAATAAATAATAGTATGATACTACGTGAGATCTTTTATTTCGACAAAGAAACTTTGCAACCTGCAGAGAATGATGCATATGATCCAGCATATGACGATTCTATTGTGACCAAAGACGACACACGTAAAACACGACTAACGCTACGTCAAATTAATAAAATGAGACGAGCATCTGATATGCATAAAGAGGAGCAAGAAAAGGAATTGCATTTCGTACGCCAAATGTACGGAATCGCCGCTAATGCAGAAGCAGGTGTTTAGTAATGTCGACAGCATTTGTGCTAGGTAATGGTACTAGCAGAAAGTCAATAGACCTAAATCAACTTAAAGACCTTGGTAAGATATACGCTTGTAACGCTGTTTACAGGTCGTTTGAACCTGACTATCTAGTAGCAGTAGATAGCAAGATGGTTAAAGAAATTAATAACTCAGGGTATCAACTTACACACGAGGTTTGGACTAATCCAAACAAACTATACGATAAATTTCACAAGTTTAATTACTTTAAAGAACCACTAGGATGGAGTAGTGGACCTACAGCATTATGGCTTGCAACTTACGGAGAAGGACACAATAACGAAACAATTTATATTTTAGGATTTGACTTTAGAGGTATTGCTGGAAAGATAAATAATTTGTACGCAGACACGGAAAACTATAAAAAAAGCGTAGATGCTGAAACGTATCATGGTAATTGGGCTAGACAAACTGGCATAATTATCCAGAAGAATCCGCAAAAAAAGTACATTCGTGTTACTGAGTATAAAAATGATTATTGTCCAGACCCGCTAAAGAAATTGGGCAATTTGAGCCATATAACCGTTGAAGAATTTATGGATTTACATGGTTTTCGTAAATCCTAATGTAAAACGGCCCGTTTTTGCACCCTTTTCAGGGTGTTTTTCCTATAAACTATAAATATTATTGACAGCCTAACCACATCTAAACCAACAGGAGGATATAATATGTCAAACCAAAATAAATTTGAAGCGATGCTTGAAAAGTTAATCGCTGACGATCGTGCTGGTGCAGAAGACCTGTTCCACGAGATCGTAGTAGAAAAGTCAAGAGACATCTACGAAGGATTACTAGAATCAGACGTTGAAGAAGTTGAAGTTGAAGAAACTGCAAAAGAAGACGCTGACGATAAAGTAGAAGAAAAAGAAGAAACAGCAGACGAAGATAAAGTTGACGAAGCATCTAAAGATGATGACGAAGACAAAGTCGACGAAGCAACTGACGAAGATGAAGAAAAAACAGACGAAGCAGAAGCAAAAGACGACGAAGATGCTGTTGAAGAAGACATCACTGATGTAGTGCCAGAAGGTGACGACGATATGGGCGGTGACCCAGCAGACGACATGATGGCTGACATCGAAGGTGGTGACGACGAAGAAGATAACGGTGACGAAGATTCAGAAGATTTAGAAGACAGAGTTGCCGATTTAGAAGACACTTTCGACGACCTTAAAGCAGAATTTGACGCAATGATGTCAGATGAAGATAAAGGTGATGACGACGGCGAAGAAGGTCCAGAAATGGATATGGACGCTGGCGATGACGAAGGTGACGAAGAAGCCGATGAAGGCTTCGCTCTTGAGCCAGAAGCAGTTCCTGCTTTTGAAAAGAAGGAAATGCCAAAAGACCAAACAGAACTAATGAGAGAGTATGTACAAAAAGTTTCTGATCCATCAAATTCAGAATCTAATGTTAATACTAAATCAACTGTTGCGTCTAAAAATGACATGGGTGGCACAGCGGCTAACATTGCTAAAGGCGGTGAAGGCGGTGGATCTGATGCAGGTCTTGCTGATAAATCACCTAAAGAAGATAACGCAGGTAACGTAAACGTTCCAGGCGGTAAGGCTTCTAAGTCATTAAAGTCTGACTCAAAAGGCCATGGCGCTGAGAAAAAAGGCGCAGGCGAAACTGGTACTGACAAAAAGTCATTACTAGGCAAGTAAGTTAAGGAAATAGATGGTGTTTACACTTAAAGAGAACCTAACATTCGACCAAGCAAAGATGGTCGTTGAGACTTCCGAAAACGATAAAGGGGGCAAAGACCTTTTCTTAAAAGGAATTTGCATTCAAGGTGGTGTGCGTAATGCAAACCAGCGTGTTTACCCTGTTACCGAGATTGGGAAGGCTGTCCAAACCCTTAATGATCAGATTAGCGGCGGATATTCGGTTCTTGGAGAAGTTGATCACCCCGAAGGACTTAACATTAACTTAGACCGTGTATCCCATATGATTACTGATATGTGGATGGATGGACCTAATGGATACGGAAAAATGAAAATTTTACCAACCCCGATGGGACAACTAGTTCAAACAATGCTTGAAAGCGGAGTTAAACTAGGTGTTTCATCAAGGGGATCTGGTAACGTCCGAGAGGACGGATCCGGCGAAGTGAGCGATTACGAAATTATCACTGTTGATATCGTTGCTCAACCAAGTGCTCCAGGTGCGTACCCAACACCAATCTATGAGCAATTAATGAATGCCCGTGGGGGGTACAAGGCACTACAAATAGCACGTGAAGTTCAAGGCGATAGCAAGGCGCAAAAGTATTTAAAAGAGTCATTGGTTAACATAATCAAAGGACTCAGGTAATAGGAGAAACCAAATGTTGGAAGCACTAAAATCACTTTTTGAAAATGATGTAATTTCAGAAGACGTGAAAGCCTCCATCCAAGAAGCATGGGACAAGCAAGTACAAGAAAACAAACTTGCTGTAACTGCTGAACTTCGCGAAGAGTTTGCTTCAAAGTATGAGCACGATAAGGCTCAAATGGTAGAAGCAGTTGATAAACTTGTATCAGACAAATTAAGCGAAGAAATTTCCGAGTTTGCAGAAGATAGAAAACAATTAGCAGAAGCAAGAGCAAAATATGCTGTTGCTATGCGTGAAAACGCACAACAACTAAAAGGTTTTGTATTTGAGCAACTTAAAAAGGAAGTGGGTGAGTTACACGAAGATCAGAAAGTAATGTCAACTAAGTTTGGCAAACTTGAAGATTTCGTTGTAGAGGCTCTAGCAAAAGAAATTGCAGAGTTCCACGAAGATAAAAAAGACTTAGCCGAAACTAAAGTACGTTTAGTACGTGAGGCTAAGGAACACTTAGCAAAAGTACGTAAGACTTTTGTTGAGCGTAGTGCTAAGATGGTATCAGAAACTGTTGGCAAATCACTTAAGAAAGAGATTGGTCAATTGAAAGAAGATATTGACTCAGCACGTAAAAACGATTTTGGTCGCAAGATTTTCGAAACATTTGCTCAGGAGTATACTAACAGTTACTTGAATGAGAAATCAGAAACTGCAAAACTTATGAAAGTTGTTGAGTTGAAAGACAAGGCAATTGAAGAAGCAAAAGCAGAATCTGCGGAAGTTAAGAAGATCGTTGAAAGCAAAGAAGCAGAAATTGCTAAAATTGCTGATGCGGCTAAACGCAAAGAAGTAATGCACGAACTAACTGGACCTTTGAGCAAGGACCAGCGTGAAATTATGTCAGATTTACTGGAATCAGTACAAACAGACAAACTGCAAAGTGCGTTTGATAAGTACTTACCGGCAGTTATTGACGGTAAAACGCCAGCGAAGAAGGCGACATTAACAGAGTCAGAGGCAAAAGAAATTACAGGCAATAAAGAAAATACTAACGTTAGTAGTGTAAGTTCAGATGTAGCAAATAATATTGTTGACATTCGAAGACTTGCAGGATTGAAATAAGGAGAAAACAATGTCAGAACTACTAGAAAGTCGCTGGCAGGATACCAAAACTGCACTTTTAGAAGGCCTAAATGGTAACAAAAAGGCTGTAATGGCAAGTACTCTAGAAAACACACGCAAGTGGTTGAATGAGACTGCAACAGCAGGTGCTACAAGTGCCGGTAATGTCGCAACTCTAAACAGAGTTATCCTACCAGTAATCAGAAGGGTTATGCCTACTGTGATCGCAAACGAATTGGTTGGTGTACAACCAATGACTGGTCCAGTTGGTCAGATCCACACATTAAGAGTACGTTACGCAGATTCATCTGATGGTAACGAAGTTGGTGAAGAAGCATTATCACCGTTCAAGATCGCGGCGGCCTATTCAGGTAACGCTACAGATGCTACTCCAGCAGGTTCCGCTACTGCGGCACTTGAAGGTGCGGCTGGTAAGCGTATGTCGATTCAAATCTTGAAACAAACTGTCGAAGCGAAAACTCGTAAGTTGAGTGCTCGTTGGACGTTTGAAGCGGCTCAAGATGCTCAAGCACAGCAAGGTATCGATATTGAGGCTGAAATTATGGCGGCTTTAGCACAAGAAATTACTGCTGAAATCGACCAAGAAGTTCTTGCTTCATTACGTGCATTGGCTGGTACGCAAAACCAACAGTCATATGACCAAACAGCGGTATCAGGTACTGCAACATTCGTAGGTGACGAACACGCGGCTTTGGCTGTGATGATCAACCGTGTTGCTAACACTATCGCTCAGCGTACACGTAGAGGCGCTGGTAACTACGCAGTAGTTTCACCACACGCTTTAACTGTTCTTCAATCAGCAACAACTTCAGCGTTCGCAAGAACAACTGAAGGTACTTTTGAAGCACCAACAAACACTAAAATGGTTGGTACTTTGAATGGTGCTATGAAGATTTACGTTGATTCATATGCAAACGACAGTACTTCAGTACTAGTTGGCTACAAAGGTTCATCTGAGTCAGATGCTCCAGCATTCTACTGCCCATACATTCCTTTAATGTCAAGCGGTGTTGTGCTAGATCCGGCTTCATTCGAGCCAGTAGTTTCGTTCATGACTAGATACGGTTATGTTGAGTTATCAAACACAGCATCATCTCTAGGTAATGCGGCAGACTACTTAGGTACAGTTGCTATTAGCAACGTTACTTTCTCGTAAGCCAGAGACAGTTACTAAACTGATTAAAAGGGCGGACTTAGGTTCGCCCTTTTTTTATGACTCCAATTTCTATATTTTGGTAAACTTACTACTTGCTTTTTTCACAAACATTTGTTATATTAGTATTATAAGTTGCAAAGGATTTAGCGGTCCGATGTATATAGTGCAAGGAAGAGGCCTTTACCAGAGGGTCGAACTTGACGGCTTAGGGGTGGTACCCAGGCATGGTTGCAGAAATGCGTTGTGTCACATTGCTCTACCGAGCGGAAGTCGGTTCCTGGGATTCAGATAGGTATCTGCGTCGAAGGGTTGTAGGTGTAACCAAGTCCTACCTATTTTGCTTATGCCTAAAAGAGGTTTATTCGGGAGACTGGATAAACCTTTTTTATTGACTAAATACAAATGAGACAAGACAGTAATAAGAACAAGACGCAGTAGAATTAACAAACCTCCCGCCCTAATATTAGATACAAACTTCCTCAAATATAAACACGAACAAGGAAAAACATGAGTAATCAAGGACAAGTAAAATGGTTCAACTCCGCTAAAGGTTTTGGATTTATCGCAAGTGAAAATAAAGATATTTTCGTACACATTTCAGCAGTAGAAGCCGCAGGCTTACACTCGTTGAACGAAGGCGATACTGTACAGTTTGAAATTCAGGATGGTCCAAAAGGCCCTTCTGCTGTAAACTTAACAGTCAAGTAGTAGAACTACAACTATAGGCCCTCTGTTCGCATTGGGCCTATTTTTTTGACTAAATATTAGTATGAGGGACGAATACACATCGGCCTTTTACGACATTGTCCGCGAGGCACAGTCAACTACTGGGTTTGATCTTCCGACCGAAATTGAAGCCTATGTAGTAATGCTTCTTGCAGACAAAATAGACAAACCAAATTTTCTTCCAAAACAAACCTTTGCACAAGAGTTTTTAAAACTCAAACGTCCATACAACTACACAGCAAAAGAATTAGGAGATAGTTGTTTGTTTGTTACAGGCGTTTTTCCTGAGTATGGAATAAGTGTGCGGTACTATTCAGATATAGGAAAAAGTTCATATACGCTTGTGCAAGAAGGCTTTAATACAGATTTATTTGAAATACTTGCAACACGCTTTGACTTTATAAGATCCTTTATAAATCTTGCAGTTCGTAATAATAATTCACCAATCACAGCAATTAGATAAATACTTGTGTCAGATAGTGTGCCGCAAGAGTGGCGGACTTATGGGGATCCAACCCCGTAGCACCTAGAACGTGCATCGGACTTCTAATAAGGAGAAAACAAATGGGAAGACCTATTAATAAAAGATATTTCGGAGCACCTACAGCAGGTGGTTCAGAAATTAAGGTCCAGTTTAACACAGGTAACGGTTCAACACCGGGTTACATTGTAAAACAAACTGGTTCAAAGCGTTTTAAAGTTTCAAATGCAGGCGGAACAGACACTGGTACTTGCTACCTAGTAGACAAAGCATCAGCGGCTATCGCGGCAGGTGAAATGACTATTACAGTTGATGACGGTGGTACTGCTCGTCAAGTAACTAAAATTTCTGGTCGTGTTCTTACTATGGACAACGGTTCAAGAATTAACTGGGACTTCACAGGTACTGGTGATACAGTAGCAGTTGAAGAAGCAGGTACAGGCATTGGCGCAGGTGTTGACGGAGATCTTGGTACAGCAGATGACGTACTAACAGGTGCTGACGATACTGAAGGCGATGGCTAATAGATAGTACTATGGTGGGGGAGAAATCCCCCACTAACTTTAGGATTTAGTTAATGAAACAATTTGTAACAACAGGCGATTATACAATAAAAGTACAAGAAGGCGGTACAGTAACTATTGATACTGGAAACTTGATTGGACAATTATACCTAACAGGTGATCTTGTTGTCAATGGTAATACTACAACTGTTTCATCAGCAAACTTGGAAGTTAACGATAATATTATTGTTATTAACAATGGCGAAACTGGTGTTGGTGTAACACTTGGACAAGCAGGTATTAGAATTGACAGAGGTAGTTTGCCTGATACACAGATTTTGTTTGACGAAACAATTAACTGGAATGATCCTGTTTCACAAACTATTAGAACAGGTGCATTTACATTAATTGACGAAAACGGTGGTAACATTGGATTACAAGTAAGAAGTATTACAACCGGTGGTGGTGATTTATTTTTAATTAATAGTGGTACTGGTGTTATTAGTGTTAGTGGAACTAACAACTACGAAGATCAAATTACAGACGACGACGATATTCCTAATAAAAAATATGTTGACAACGTTATTGCACAACAGGTTGCCGCGGCAAACTTTACAAGACTAAGAACAGGTACTGCAAGTTTAACAGAAGTTGAAGTGTTTGACAGTGAAACAACTGGACACCCAAGTAACTTTGCTGTTACTGTTGACAGTATTACTACAGCAAACTTCTATAATGATAGAACAGAAATGCATGATTTTAGATTTGTAAATTCTACTATTGAAACTACTAATAGTGGAGCAGATTTAACTTTAAGTGCGCCTGGCACAGGTTCTGTTGTAATTGATGACCAACTACATATTTTAGCAACACCTAGTGTTGATGATAATACTCTTGATCCGGCGGCTCCAACAGATGGTGTTAAAATTTATACTAAAACTCAAGACATTGGAAAAACTGGTATCTATTATGTAAATAGTAATAGTACAAGAGATGAGTTAATAAGCAAAAACAGATCATTACTTTTAAGTATGATATTTTAAGGATGTAAAATGGCAATAGCACAAGCGGCAATTGGAAACACAGATACAACGGTACTAACTGTACCGCCTCAAACTCAGTATGCTATTACAACAGTTATGGTGTGTAATCATGCAGGTTATGATGCGGCAGGAACAAACGATTCGTCATTTGATTTGCATTTTGTAAAGAATACAGAACCAAAATCAAATACAAACATGGTTGTTAAAGAAATGCCTGTTCCAGGTGGAGAGACATTTACTTTTGATTCTGAAAAAATTATTTTAGAATCAGGCGATAGTGTAGTATTACTATCACAAGCACCATTGAATCTAAGTGTTACAGTAAGTTATTTGGAAGTTTAATTATGCGTTTTCTAAGAGCACAATCAACAAATGCAAGAGGAATCTATGGTAATAAAGATATCCGTAGAGACATTAACGGCAAGATTGTCTTAGACAGTGATAATTCTGTTGTGGTTCCAATAGGAACAACTGCACAACGTCCTTCAAGTCCTGAAAACGGAATGATTAGATATAACTCAGATGAAAATGTATTTGAAGATTATGAAAATGGTAGTTGGGCGCCTATTAGACGTTTTGAACCAGCAACTATTGTACAACAAAATTTAGGTAACGGCAATGATGTTGAAACTAAATTTGGTCCGTTAAACAACGGCGATACTTATAACCCTGCTCCAGCATCAGCGGCAAATATTATTGTTACTATTGAAAACGTTTTTCAACTAGCAACTACAAACTATGTACTTGAACAAAACCCAAGCGGTTATGCCGCAGGTTGGTATGTAGTATTTGGTACTCCTGTTCCAACAGGTAAACCAGTAACAGTCCTACATAATTTCGACAAGTAATTCCAATAAATACTGTTAGAGGGAACATAACAGTATGTCACAAATAGCAAGAATATCAGGTCCATTATTAGCATCGAACTTAGTTCGAACACAGTCTGACCTAGCGTTTGAAACTGATCTACTTCATATTGGATCGAGTAATACACGAATAGGTGTCCTTACAAATTCTCCAACAGACCTTGTACAAGTACTAGGACAGTCTTGGTACGGCGATGGTTATTTTACTAGAAAGACTTCGGGAAATATTGAAGTTAGTACAACTGGCGTAAGAGCAACAGTTGGAGATATTAATTTAAATTCTGCTAATTTAGTTAGAGCAGAACAGTTACATACTGACAATTTAGTTTTTAATAATAACGATATTACAAGTTTATCAAACAGTGACATAAACTTTCAACCTCATGGAACAGGTATTACACACTTTAGAAAAAATGTAAACCATATTGGAGATATTGATGTTACTGGTAATGTTACTATTCCAGGTAACTTATCTGTTGGCGGTAACTTTGTATTTGGTGATGAAGAAACAGATACAATTAATTTTAGTTTAGTAGATTTTTCACAAGACATAGTTCCTAATAGAACTGAGGATAATCTTAATTTAGGTAGCCCTACAAAAGTTTGGAATAACGTTACAGCCGCAAAAGCAAAATTTGGCGACATTGAAATTGATAATGATTACATAACTACAACAAGTTCGGGTAATAACTTAATTTTAAGAGCAAGTGGTACGGGTGCTATTGTCATTGATGATATGAGAATTAGCGGTAGTACATTAACTACAACAAACTCAACAACATTTAATTTAGATCCGGGTGCTAACATCGGGATTAGCGGAGTTGGAGCACTAAATGTTCCGCACGGTACTGAAGCAGAACGTCCTAACTTGTTTAGAGATGTTCGTTATAATACAACTACAAATTTCTTTGAATTATTTTCAAGTGCATATACTCCGTTAAGGGGTATTTGGAGTGAAGATAGACAGACTTATGTACTAGCAAATGCTGGAAACTATTTCGATTTTACAACAAATGGTGTTACAAATCATACATTGACAGATTTAGGAATTGTGTCAACTAGATTAGTTTCTCAGGATAATCTAACATTTGATAACGGAACTATTAGTAGCCAAGTAACTAATTCAGATATTAATCTAGTACCAAGTTCAGGTACAGTTAGAATGTATGATTTAGATTTTAATGGTGCTACTATTACTAACACAAGTCTAACGAATGATTTTGTGTTTACTAGAACAAATAATGTACCTACGCAATACGGTCGTGTTGAATTTGCAGATACTGGCGGATTTGTAATTCCTTCGGGGTCATTAGCGGCAAGACCGGGTGGTGCAACACTACAAGAAGGTACTACACGTTTTAACGTTACCCTAGGATATCTTGAAACTTATGCTGATGGTAATTGGAATAACGTTTCGGGTGCAGGTGATACAGTTAATGAAGACTACATGGAAGAATTAGGCTTTATCTATACCTTAGCACTAGGTTAATATCCATTTTCGATAAATACTATTAACATACTACAAGACCGATTAAGGGAGAGAGACCCTTAGTTGTAGTATGGGACATACTGTGGTTAGCCAGCAAAGAGCCGAGCAATAATGTAAGGATGAAAATTAGGCTAGAGGGACAGGATCCCCGTATTGAGGAGCAATAAAGTGGCTGTAGGTCGTATTTCGGGTCCGCTTTTAAAGCAAAATCTTCTTCGTAATGGAGTTGATTTAGCATTTGAAACGGATTTACTTTACTTAGATGTTAATAACCGCAAGATCGGCGTCAATACCGCTAGTCCACAATACGATTTAGATATTAACGGAACACTAAGATCAATTGATTCAGTAACTTCAGGTACTGCTTATGTCGGCGATGTACGTATAAGTGGTAATACTGTTGAAACAACTGGAAACACATTACAACTACAAACAGTAGGATCAGACAAAGTTACTTCATTAAAAACTTTTGAAGTAGACGATTTAAGATTTCAAACAAACGTAATTTCTACAACAGTATCAAATGCTGATATTGATATTTTTCCAGACGGAACTGGAGAAGTTAACATTACAGGTCATACTAATATTACAGGTAATTTAGATGTTACAGGAAATATTAATGCTAGTGGTGATGTAACAGTTGCAGGTAACGTTGTAATAGGCGATGAAGCAACAGATACTATTAGCATTAATGCAGGTATTACTTCAGATTTATTACCAGATCAAACTGCAACATACAACTTAGGTACACCAGCAAAAACATGGAATAGTATTCATGCTGGAAGTGCTTACATTGATGACATTCAAATCGATACTGGTGTAATTCAAAACACAGTTTCAAATGCAGATTTAGAATTACGTTACGCAGGTAATGGATCTGTTATTATTGACGATTTTATTTTTAAAGGTAGCAGAATTAGTTCTGCTAATGATATTACTATTGCACCTGCAAGTGGTGTAATGGATATTGACGCTACTGGATCTATTAGAATTCCGTCAGGCACAACAGCACAAAGACCAGCAATTCCAGCAGTTGGTATGATTCGTTATAACACAGATACAAATAAGTTTGAAGGTTATGACGGTAACTGGATTGTACTAACAGGAGTATATGACCTAGATGCTGACACATATATTACAGCAGAATTAACACCAGGTGCAAATGATGATACTATTAGATTTTATGCAGGTGGTTCACTAATTGCTACAGTTACACAACAAGAATTTAATGTTGCTAGATTACAAGTTGACAGTATAAGACTTGACGGTAACACTATCAGTACAACAACTGCTAATACAGACTTAATTTTATCACCAAACGGTACAGGCGGTGTACAAATTGGTGATGTTAATATTAGTGGAAGTACTATAAATAATACTGTAGCCGGCGGTGCTTTAACGTTTTCTAGCCCAAATGGAGGCTATTTTAAGTTTGACGGTACTGAAGGGTTTGTTGTTCCGGTAGGTACTGGTGCTCAAAGACACCCTTCACCAGTTATTGGTATGATGCGTTGGAATACAACAGACGGAAGATTAGAAATTTATGATGGTACACAATGGGATTCAGTTGCAGGTAGTTCAGGTGCTGTTTCACAAACAGATGCACAGAACATTGCATTGGAGTTAGTACTAAGTTTAGGATAAGATATGGCAACATTTTTTAGAAACAAAGTAGAAAAAAGCGTAGGAACACAACCAATTTCAATACTAACTGTGCCACCGGCATCGAAAGTTACAGCAATTGGTATGTCAGTTGCTAATCTACTAGACGGTAATACTAGAGTTAGTATTCAAATTAAAGACGATACAAGTGTATTAGGATATTATATCAAAGATGTTATGATTGCACCTAATGCGGCCTTAAGGGCAATTAATGGTGGTGAGAAATTAGTCTTACCAGGAAATAATGAAGTAGTAGTTACAGCAGATCAAGATGATGCTGTTGACGTAATTCTTAGTTACGTGGAGATTGTATAATGGTACAATATGTAGGATCAGCACCGTTAGAAGGACAAACTAGCGATAGATATTTTTATGCATTGCGTAGGGACGATGACGGACAACTTTTTATTGCAAAGGTTGATATTGCTTCTCCTACAGACGAGTTGCAAGTTAATAGACCAGGTGGTCCAGATGGTAACTTTGCAGAATGGCAAACTGGTGAAGACTTCTTTGAGGGAAGAAACCCTAATCACGAACTAGTTTTTGATAACTTAAACTATGAACAAATGCGTTGGGATGAAAAGAACATTTATTATTATGTAAATGATTCTGGAGAATTGGTGTTACGTATTAACACTAAATATGATTATGATGATACAATTTCAGCAGATCACTTACCATTTGGTTCAAATGCAACAGGATATAGTGGATAATGGCTGAATTTAACCTAGCAAGAATTAGATATACATGGAAAAATATATGGTTGCAAGGTGCGACATATATTAAAGATGATATTATTAGACATGGTGGTAACACTTATGTTTGTATGGTTGGTCACACATCAAGTCAAACAAGTTTTGATCTTGATCTAAGTGCTGATCCACCTAAATGGTTAAAAATGGCAGATGGTTACCAATGGAAAGGTAACTGGGTTGTTGACACACTTTATAAAGAAAACGATCTATTTAAATATGATGGTATTGTATATAGAGTAACACAAGAACATAGATCAAACGAAGACGCCGCAATTGGTATTACCGAAGATGAAGATAAACTTATTGGATTCGCCGCTACTACTAATTGGAGAAGAGACTGGACTCCGTTAACAAGATATAGAAAAAATGATGTTATCTTATATGGTGGTTATGCTTACAACTGTATTCAGGAACACACATCATCATCAGTAGTTTCTGGTCTTGAAGTAGACGCAGATAAATGGCAAATTATTTTCAGAGGCGACAATTTTAGAATTGAATGGCGCCCTTCAACTAGATACAGATATAATGATGTAGTACGTTATGGTGCTATCATTTACAGATGTATCGCAGGACACACTTCAGATTCAAACCCACTAAACGGGCTTGAACAAGACTTAGCACATTGGGAAATTGTAATTTCTGGTGTACGTTATTTAGGCGGTTGGCAAGATGCTGGCGACTCAGTAGGTGTACATTACAGAGTAGGCGACCTTGTCAAGTGGGGTCCTACTATTTGGCGTTGTACAGAACATCATACATCAACAGGTAACTTCCAAGAAGATTTCTTTGATATTTGGATGCCTGGCATGGGTTTTGAAAACGAATGGTCGGCTACAACATATTATCAACCAGGTGACGTAGTTAACTACGGTGGATATACATATACATCAATGACTAATAACGTTGGTAGTGCGCCAAGTGTAACAGGTGTATTCTACGAAGGCGAAAGTTTACAAGGTCAATACGATTGGGAATTATTAATTACCGGTTATAAAATGACAGGCGAATGGGAAGCCGGCATTGAATATAAAACTGGTAGTGTTGTAAGAAATAAAGGTTTTGTTTATATTGCTGTACAAGATAGCCAAGGTGTTCAACCAGATGCACTAGATCCTGAATGGAGAGGATATTACGATCCGGGTTCAACAAGATCTGCAGAAGGGTCTGTTTCAATGTACTGGCAGTTAGTATTAACTGGTCCTTACTACAGAGGCGAATGGTATTCAGATCAAGATTATGTATTAGGTGACATTGTTGTTCAAGCGGGAACAACTTGGAAATGTGTACAAGCACACGAAGGTGACGATTCAACACTAGTTGAACCAGCATTAGATAACGGAAGTTATTGGGAGAAAATGCTTCAAGGTTCGCCTGGTAACGTAATGCAACACAGAGGTGACCTAAGAGGTCACGATGGAACCGACCATGCTAGAATTACTATTGGTGATCCAGGAGATGCATTAAAACAAGTTAACGATCAAGCAACTTGGGAACCATTTGGACAAACACCAAAGGTTTATTATGTTGCTACATCAGGTAGAGATGCTAGTGGATTTGGATTAAGTTCAACATCACCATTTAGATCAGTTAAGTATGCAACACAATATATCTTAGCAGACGAAGCCGCAAGAGCGCCAGCAACAATTTTTGTTGCAACAGGAATTTATGAAGAAATTCTTCCAATTAAAGTTCCGGCAAATGTTGCTATTGTTGGCGATGAACTAAGAAGTACTACAATTAAACCAGCATTAAACAACGAAGAAAGAGATATGTTTCAAGTGCGTAACGGTTGTGGTATTAGAAATATGACCCTACAAGGATTACGTGGATCATTAGGTGAGCCTAATGTGTATGGTGCTCAAGTTCCAACAGCAGGTGCATTCGTAGCACTTGATCCGGGAACAGGCCCAGACGATACAAGTGTTTGGGTTACAAATAAATCAACATACGTACAAAACGTAACAACAATCGGTCATGGATGTGTAGGTCTTAAAGTTGATGGAGAATTACATGACGGTGGTAATAAATCTATTGTTGCAAACGACTTTACACAAGTAATTTCAGAAGGCATTGGAGCCTGGGCAAACAAAGACGGCAGAATGGAACTTGTTTCCGTGTTCACTTATTACTGCCATATTGGTTACTATTGTACAGCAGGTGGTAAAATTCGTGCTACAGTTGGTAATAACTCTTATGGTAAGTTTGGTTCTTTTGCTGAAGGTGAACTAGCAAGTGAAAGTCCTATTACTGCTACAGTAAACAACAGATACTATGATGCCGAAGCACCAACAGTATACAGTAACGCAAATAAAATTTTTGCAATTGGTTATACACACGCCGGCGGCCATTATACAGATGTTACATTTAATATTACAGGTTCAGGTAGCGGAGTTAGTGTAGATAATAACTTTGCTGAATTAAGAAACGGATCGATAAGTGAAATTAGATTACTTGATCCAGGTGATTCATCACCAACAGGTGGTAGAGGACATATTACAGGTATCAGAAACTCGGCACAAGGCGGAGACAATATTTCAATTACTATTGCACAATCAGATAACAATGGTCCTGATTACTATGTTGGTAGAGCAGTACTAGCAGTTAGCAACATTTCGGGAGCAGATCCAAATAGAGTAGATGATCCAGAATTGTTCCCACAAACGTATACTAATGTATCAGGTACATCTAATAATATTTTTGCTAGTGTAGGTACGTTTAATATTACAGTTGACGAAACTGGAAACATTACAGCAATAGTACCAATTAATGGCGGACACAGTCATAGGGTTGGTGATCAAATTACAATTTCAGATGCTGATTTAGGCGACCACGGTGGCGCTGATGTTTCGTTTACAGTTTCTGAAATTTCACCAGGTATGAGAATTATTATTGAAGAAGGTGAAGGTGTTGGTCAATATGGAATTATTGATGAATACTTTGTTACAACAAAGAAAATTAATGTTCTAAGAGAAAGTGATGGTAAACGTGGTTGGGATCATATTGTTCCGGGTTGGGATATTTCAACACAATTAGACGGTTCAACAACATACAGAATTGAATCACGTATTGAACTTGACGAACCTTACTACGAAGAATATAGTTATAACACTGGCAATTCACAAAGTTATCAAACACTTGGATTAACATCTGGTGAAACAAATGCTATATTTCCTTCAGCAGGAACAGACGTAGCATTGTATTCAAATGCGGCAGGCGATCAATGGACTCCTGCAACAGTTGATTCAGGATTTGTAAGACCAAATTGTGGTGTTCAATGTAAAGGATTTTTAAAATATTTCATTACAGTTGGTAACGGTAACAGAGCCAACCTTTCAACAGCGTTAACTGCTTGGGGTTCTGATCCATATCCAATTAACCAACACAACTATGTTGATATTAAAGAAGGTCCGTTTGGTGCGGCATCTCACACAGTTATTGCTATTGCAGATGATTCAGACGAAATTGCAATTTCAAACACTAACGGAACAACTTGGTCATATGTAAACGTTGGCGGCCCTGGTTCAGGATTTAAACACATTGCATATGGTAACGGTAAATGGATTATTGTTAGCGGTTCGGGTGCGGCATGGGAAAGTACAGATGATGGACAATCATGGACTGGTACAACAGCAGTTTGTCCTAATACATATAACGTAACAGGTTTCCGTTTTGGTAACGGAAGATTTGTAGCGGCTTGCCAACCAAATGGTACAGCAACATTCCCATTTGATCCATCAACAACAATGTTAAGTGATAACAGTTCATCAACTACAGCAGTATTTGGTTTAAGTTCAACTTACTTTATAAGTTTCACAGATTTTGCAGAAGGTCCAGGAAATGCTACTTGGAGAGAAGTAGATGGTTCTGCTAATATTAACACTAACGAATGGGGATTAGATTACTCCGACGGGTTGTTTATGTCAATTGATACAGCAGGTAATCTTTTATACAGCGACGGCGGCGATGTTTGGAAATCAAAAGGTCCTTTAACAATTCCTTCAGGCGGAACAGCATACGTACCAAAAGTTTGTGGAACAACTACAACATTTGGTCCACGCTTCTTTATGTTTAATACAACATCACAACAAAATGTAACAGCAATCGACTACGGTGCAAAAGCATTAATGAGAGCATATCCGGTTAACACTGGTAGAATTGAATCATTTACAATAACTGAACCAGGAAGTGGTTATAGAACACAAACACCTCCGTCGGTACATATACATGATACACAAAAAACACAAGACGTTACGTATCAAGTTAGACTAAACAATAGAGTATTAGGACAGCCTACGTTTAAAAACAGAGGATCGTTATATACTAAATTTAATGCTGTAACTATTACAGGTGACGGTTATGCAGACAAGTTCCAACTAGGTGGGGATATTGTTGTTAGTGATCTAACACTAGTTCCGAGCCCAGGCGATAACTTGCGTTTCTCAAGTATTACTGACGTAATTTATAAAGTTGGTACAGCAACAGTACTTGAAGGATCTGTTCCTAATGCAACTGTTAAGATTTCACTAGCACCAAATATGGGTGTTCAAGAATCACCACAACACGGTGAAGCAGTTACAATTAGACAGAACTACAGTCAGGTACGTTTAACATTCCACGATTTCCTAGACATTGGTACAGGCGGATTTGACGATACTAACTATCCATTACTTTATACTGATGGTTATAGTTCAATTAACCCACCAGAACAGATGTGGGAAACACAAGAATATAACGGTGGTAGAGTATTCTACTCAAGTACAGACCAAGACGGTAACTTTAGGGTTGGTGAATTGTTTAAAGTTGAACAGTCAACAGGTATTGTTACAATTAACGCATCACAGTTTGACTTACAAGGTCTAGATGAATTAAGATTGGGTGCATTTATACTTGGTGGTACAAACGCTGTTATTAGAGAATTTTCTAAAGATGGTACATTTACTGCAAACAGTAATGCTATTGTACCAACACAGAAAGCAATCGCTACATATATTCAATCAAGAATTAGTGGTGGTGGTGCAAACGTAGCGGCAAACGCTGTTACTGCTGGTACTGTTAAGTTAAGTAACTTAAATCAAATATCAAACACAGGTGATTTAGCAATTAATATTCCAGTTCCAATGCATATGACTAAGATTCCATCAGGAATGATGATGGCAATGTCCTATTTTAACGTTAATGCAAGTACAATGGGACTTATGGAAACAGACGCTATTGAAGGCGACGGATCATACTATGACGTTGGTGAAAATGGCTGGGATCCAGGAACTGGAGTGTAATGATAAATACTAAAATAAAGCATTTAGGAAGAAAAAATGGCAGAGTTTAAACTAGGTAGAATTAGATTTGTATGGAAAGGTGCGTGGGCATCTAACATCGTATACTTTAAAGACGACATTGTAAGACACGGCGGTAGAGTTTACTTCTGTGCTAATGGACATACGTCATCTGCAGACTTTGCTACAGACGAATCAACAAAATGGAACTTGTTTACTGATGGTATTCAGTGGCAAGGTGCTTGGACTTCCGGAAACTATTACAAACAAAATGACCTAGTTAAGTACGGCGGATACTTATATGTTTGTAACACAGCACACACTTCAGAAGCAGACGATGCACAAGGTGCAGGTATTGCAGGTATACTAGAAACAGATCAAGCAAAATGGGATTTATTTTCTGAAGGATTTGCATGGAAAAACAACTGGACAATTTCAACAGTTTACAAAGTTAACGACATTGTTAAGTACGGCGGCAATTTATATATTTGTAATGCGGCACATACTTCTTCATTAACAAACAATACTGACAGCGATGGATTAGAAGCAGACCAATCCAAGTGGGATATTTTCTCAAGAGGCATGGACTGGAAAACAGACTGGTCAGCAGACACACGATACAAAGTAGGCGATGTTGTTAAGTATGGTGGTCAACTTTATATTTGTAATGAAGGACACAATTCAGCAACAACAGATGCATTAGGTCTTGAAGCAGATCAATCTAAATGGGATTATGTACACAAAGGTATTGAATACCTTTCAGTTCATGCAACAGCAACACGTTATAAAGTTAATGACGTTGTTAAGTATGGCGGCGGACTTTGGATTTGTACAAACGAACATACATCAGGTGCTACTAATTTAAATGACGATATCACATTAACACAGGCTATCGAAAGTATTGATGAGATTAGTGCGGCAGATACAGATAGAACTGCTGGAACATATAGAGATATTGCAGGTACTTCAGCAGGTAGTGGTACAGGACAAAGATTTAATATTTCAATTGACGACCAAGGTGCGGCAACTGTAACTGTTGTTAAAGGTGGTTCAGGTCATGCAGTTGATGATACAATTACAGTACAAGCAAGTGAAATTGGCGGAACTGGTTTAGCACTTACATTTGATGTTGCTACAATTGGTAACGTAACACAATGGCAAGAATTTTTACCAGGATTAGAATTTGAAGATTCGTGGAATTCTTCAACACAATATCAAATTGGTGACTTTGTAACATACGGTGGTTATTCATATGTTGCAAACAATAATAACACTAACGTTGTTCCATTTGGTAATCCAGGGACATGGGATTTATTTACAACAGGATTTAGTTTACAAGGTGACTATAACAATGCAACAGCATATAAAGTTGGTGATGTTGTTAGAGTTGGTGGTTACACTTATCTATGTATAGCAAACTCTACAGGCAACAGACCACCTGATGTAAGTTACTGGGATAGATTAAATCAAGGTATTGAATGGAAAGAATCTTGGACAGATGCAACTTATTATGATTTAGGCGATGCTGTTAGAGGAATCAATAACAATAATACTTATATTTGTGTACAAGCACATACATCAGACGAAGTTGCTGTACAAAACAGACCAGATCAAGATACAAACGGTGACTATTGGAATTTACTAAGTGGTGGTGTTGAGTCAGGTAACTTAACTACTATTGGTGATTTAGTTTACTACGGTGGTTCAGGTCCTACTAGACTTCCAATTGGTAAAGCAGGTCAAGTATTAAAAGTAAACGCGGCAGGTAATGCTCCGGAATGGGCATACTTTGGTCAATTAGATCAAATTTATTATGTTGGTCCAGGTGGAACAGATAACGAAGCACCAGCAAACGGTGTTACAGTTGACAAGCCGTGGGGCTCTGTAAGATGGGCGTGTGATCAAATTAGACAAGGTCCACGTAACCCAAATGCGGCTTCACTACTTTTAAGAAACAGAGCATTTATTCAAGAACAAATTGTTGAATTTGTTGACTACAATATTACAAATAACGTAGATCCGTTTACAAGTTCATTTACATACAACAAAGCAAAATGTCGTAGAGACATGGGTCTTTTAGTTGACGCTATTGTTTGGGATTTAAAACACGGCGGAAACATTAGATCAAGAGAAGCGGCAAGCAAGTATATTAATGGTGCAGTAAACTATGTTGCTAACCAAGAAGACGAAACCAAAGCGGCAATTGATCATGGTGTTGCAATTATGGAAAACATTCTTGCTTCATTGGATCCAGTTACAAACTATGCAACACTTAATAGTGTAGCATCACCGGTTACACAGTTTAAAGATGTATCACTAGAAGCAGAAGCAGATGTTCATGCTAATATTACATCACTAGCAAGTATTGTTACAGTTACAATCACTGACGGTAACCTAACTAACCTACCAACAGCAAACAAACCAAATGTTACATTGTTTGTTAAAACTGGTCAATACAACGAAATGCTACCTATTCCGGTTCCAGCAGATGTTGCTATTGTTGGTGACGAACTACGTTCAACAGAAATTACTGCGGCGGGTTCAGGATACACAAGTGTAACTGATGCAGAATTAACAATTACTGCACTAGGAAGAATTAAAGCAATTATTTCAGACATCATTAATAACAATAGTGTTACTAAAACACCAGCAGGTGCACACTTAACTGTTGACAGTTTTGGAGCGGCAGACGCTTTGAGATCTGCAGGTACGTACAACGGTGTAAGCGGATCAACAAGTGGTACTGGTACAGTTGGTACATTTAACATTACAGTTGACGGAAATGGATCTGTAACTAATGTTGATGTTGTTACTGGTGGTTCAGGACATCTTGTAAATGATATTATTACAATTCAAGATTCAGATCTAGGTGGCGGCGGTGCCCCTAACTTTACAATGGATGTTGCGTCTATTGCACCAGGTAATACAAATACACAAAATACATACGAGCCAGCAGGTGATGCCGCGGCGGTAACTACAGCACAAAATCTAATTCAAAATATTATTGACAAGATTGATTTTGAAGTCAATGGTAATGGTAGCGATGTAGTTGTAAGCGGACAAGTTGGTCGCAGACAAGATGACGGCCACACAGATGCACGTGGTAGACTTTTACTTAACTTAGACTTTATTGTTGACGAAGCAGTAGAATACATTAAAGCAAATAATACAGGCGATTACGATCTTACTGATGATGCAAAATGTAAAAGAGACATGAAACAGTATATTCTTGCTGTCCTTTGGGATATGGAAGAATACGGTAACTACAGATCAGTACTAAATGGCCGTTGGTTCTCAAATGCTGTTAACGGTTCGACAACAGAAGATATGTTCTATTTAGAAAACGGTACAGGATTAAGAAACTGTACACTAAAAGGACTATCAGGTACACTAGGTTCTGCAAACAGTTATGGAACAAAACGTCCAACAGCAGGTGCTTACACTTCACTTAACCCAAGTTGGGGACCAGATGATGAAACTGCTTGGATTACTACACGTTCACCATACGTACAAAACGTAACAACATTTGGTACAAGTGCAGTAGGTCTTAAAGTAGACGGTGATTTACACAACGGCGGTAATGACTCTATCGTTGCTAACGACTTTACTCAAGTAATTTCCGAAGGTATTGGTGCATGGGTTACTAACTTAGGTAGAGCAGAACTTGTTTCCGTGTTCTCATACTATGCACACATGGGATACCTAGCAGAAAACGGCGGTAAGATTCGTGCTACAAACGGTAACTCATCATATGGTGACTTTGGTACGGTTGCTGAAGGTGTTGACTTAACTGAAAATGCAATTGAAGCATTTGTTGACAACAGGGCATTTGATGCTGTTGTAACAAATAGTATTACAGATAACCAAGAAATTATTGCAATCGAATATGCAAACGCAGGTAGAGACTATGTAGTAGCAAACACAACAATCGCATTTAGTGGTGACGGATTTGGTATTACTGGGTTAACACCAACAATTAATACTGGTGGTGTTTACCAAGTTAGATTAACAGGTGACGAAAATACATTCGGTGGAGCAGATTATAGATCTGCTACAAACACACCGCAGGAAGGTAACACTACACAGATTACACTTTCAAACACAGATACAGCACTAAGTCCAGCATACGTTGGAATGGCTGTTTTCTTAACAGGTGGTACAGGTGCAGGACAGTATGGTTACATTGATACATATAACGCTGGTACTAAAGTTGCTACAATTAAAAAATATTCAGATGATACAGCAGGTTGGGATCAAATTATTTCAGGCAGAGCAATTGAAGCAAGTCTAGACAACACAACAGTTTATAGTGTTGAACCAAGAGTTAATGTAAGTGCTCCGGCAGGTGACGGATCTACAACAACACAAACTGCACTATGTAGAGCAAAAGTAACAGATGGACAAATTTCTGAAGTAAGAATTATTCATCCAGGTGCAGGATATGTAGCGGCTCCAACAATTACATTTACTGATCCTAACAACACAGCAGATGCTCCATTAGAAGTTTACATTGGCGATGGTGTATTAGGTCAACCAGCATTTGCATCACGCGGTGAAGGATTTACAACAGTTCAAGTTTCAATTGCTGACTCAGGATATGAGCAAGACATTACAGGAGTTTCATTTACTGAAAATCCAAATGCTTATACATTATTAATTGATAACAAAGAGTTTATTAAAGACGAAGTTATTGCATGGGTTGACAATGAAGTTACCAATCAAACTAATCCAAGTTTATGGGCGGCTTTCAACTATGATAAAACTAAGTGGGAAGATAATGTTGACGACTATGTTGATGCACTAGCACATGACATTAAATTTGGTGGTACAAAAGAAACCAGATTACACGCAAGAACTTATTGGGTTGGTAATAACTCACAATTACCAGGAAGACAATCACAAGCACTTGCGGCATATGAGCAGATGAGAGATATTGTTATAAATTATATCTTAACAAACACTTCTTACACAAGTTTACAAAGTCCAAGTGTTACAACACAAACAACAAATGCTAACAATGGCGAAGCGGCGGCTGTAACTAAAGCAGGCGACTTAATTGATATTGTTAACGAGTGTATTACAAATGGACTTGACACTATTCCAAATAACGGCGGTACAAGTGCAGTTAAAATTACTGTTGCAACTCATGGACTGTTAGATAGAACTAAAGTTTCAATTGCAACTGTAACAGGTACAACACAACTTAATGGTAACGATTACTATGTAGAAGTTGTTGACGCAAATACACTAGCACTTTACAAAGATAGTAAGTTATTATTCCCAGCAGTTTTAACTAATGGTTCAACTTACTTAGCATTTGGTACTATTACATATGGTGCAGGTTACAGAGAAGCAAAACAAGACGGGCAATATATCCAAGTTGAGGGTATGGACTCTATTCCACAAGCAGGTGCAAACGTCGAGTTTGACAGTATTCCAAACAAATGGTTTAAACTTGTTAGTGTAACTAACTTAACTGGTCAATCACCATACTCAGCATTACTACAAATTTCACCAGAAATGACCAAAGACGAGGCTCCAGAGCACGGTGATATTGTATCAATGCGTATTAGATATTCACAATGTAGATTGACTGGTCACGATTTCCTAGATGTAGGTACTGGTGGTTTTGCAACAACAAACTATCCAGGTACTCCAAGTGTTCCAGCAGATCCAGATGATGAACAAGTCGAAGGCGGTGGTGGTAGAGTATTCTATACATCAACTGACCAAGATGGTAACTTTAGAGTTGGTGAGTTGTTCACAGTTGAACAGGCTACAGGTATTGCTACCCTAAATGCTGATGCATTTAGTATTTCTGGACTACAAGAACTACAATTAGGAAGTGTTGCTTTAGGTGGTGCGGGTGCTACAATTAACGAATTTAGTACAGACGGAACATTTACTGCAAACAGTGATTCGATTGTGCCAACGCAGAAAGCAATTAAGACATATATTACGTCCCAAATTGGTGGCGGCGCATCAGAATTGAACGTAAATACTGTGACAGCAGGTGTTATTAATATCCAAGGTAATACAATTACCACAACTACAGGCGTATTAATAAATACAACTGCACAAATGCACTTTACAGGTGGAGTTAGTGGCTCTCCTGTAGCAATGCAACAGTTTATATTGAGTTAAACAAAGGAGAAGAATAAATGGCCACAGGAAGATTAGGACACGCAGATTTATCGGCTGGCACGAATACTTCTTTATATACGGTACCTGCTAACACATTTGGAATTGTTACGTTATCGATATGTAATAGAGGAAATAGTGCTATTTCCGTAAGAGTTGCGTTAGCCTCTGCTGGTACACCCGCACTTAGTGAATACATCGAATACGATGTAGAGGTACTACCAAAAGGTGTGCTAGAAAGATCAGGTATTGCAATGGCGGCAGGGCAAATACTTGTAGTATATAGTAGTGCCGCAAACGTTAGTGCGGTTGCAATGGGTATTGAAACATCAACAGCGTAACGAAACGATAAATATAGTAATAAAGGAAACATAAAATGGGAAGATATATATCAACAACTGGTACTGCTAGTAGCGTTATTCGTAATGTTAATGGCACATTTACCGCGACAGTTAATGATAGAATCTTAGCCGATTCATCCGGAGGTGCATTTACTATTACTTTACCAGCAAACGCTAGTTTAATTGTAAATGACGTTATCTCAATCATTGATGTTACAGGTTCGTTTAACACAAACAACGTAACTGTTAGCAGAAATGGTTCAAAGATTCAGAACCTAAACGAAGATTTGGTCTTAGATATTAACAACGTCGCTTTAACACTGATTTACACTGGACCAACTTTTGGTTGGGTAATGTCTGGTACGTAAGAGAGGAATTTAATTATGGCAGACTTGAGAACGTTACTAGGAGATACGGTAGAAGGAGTTTCGGTTCCTTCAAAGTTCTTCTATGTATACAATAACAATAGAGGTATCAACAACGGCGGATGCTGTTGTTTGTGGACTGTACCTGAAGGCGTAGTTAACGTTACATTTGAATTATGGGGTGCAGGGGCCGCTGGTGCTGGCGCTTGTTGCTGTATGTGGAGTTCTCAAAACGCTGGCGGTGGTTCTTATTCAATTAGAACAGTAAACACTACAGAAGGCTGTCAATATACAATTTGTGCGGCAGGTAATGGTAACTGTTGTGAAAGAGATTGTTTAGGATATGATGGATCAACTTCATTTGTATCAGGCAGTGGTATTTCAACAACTTGTGCCAGAGGAGGATGTACAGGTAGAACTAACTGTCATGCTCACTACGCATACAACTGTTGTTATGGCTGTGTTATTTTAACAAGCGGAACACAAGGTGATTTCCGTATTGGACACGGCAGACAATCAACATTCCATACTCACTATTGTCACAATCAAATGTGGGATATGGTAGGTGGCGCTCCAAAATCTGGACAGACACGTAAGGGTAAAGATTATTGCGGTAAGCCTATGACGTGTTCAGGTTGCGGATGGGGATGTGCTCAACCTTATCCAGCACATGGCGGATACAATGGAACATCATGCGGTGGTGGCTGTTGTTGGGGTCATTGGGGATCAGGAGGCATGGTTAAGGTAACTTATAGTTAACATGATAAATACAAAAGAAGGATGCAAAAATGGCAGAAATAACTAAAGAATTTACGTACGATATCCCCGACACGTATCTTGCTCAAACAAATAGTAACGGGGACACAGCGACAGCAACTTATACAGGTCCAGAAAGACTGTATGTGTTTGTTGACGCAGAAACTGGTAGAAACACACTAGATCAAACTCCACCGGATGAAGATTTTATTTACAATCCAAGTACAGACACGGTTGCAGAAGGCGAACGTTTAGTAGAATTAGATTGTGCAGGTGAAGATACTTTAATGTGTGCAATTTATTTGCCACACACAGTAACTTTAACACAAACTAATCAAGTTGTAGCACTTCCAGAAGGATATGGTAATTACGAGTTTCCGTGGCCACCATACCCAGATCACGCATATGAATATAACCTATGTTCACATGATGAAGGAACAGGCGATTGGACACTTACTTGGAAGCAACCATGGCAAACATGGGAAACTTTGATCCAACTAAGAAACGACAGACTTGATTCAACTGATCACAGAGTGGCAGAAGATATGCCAGCATCAGTGAAACAACCTTGGATTGATTTTAGACAAAAATTAAGAGATTTACCAACTACTTGGGGTCATGGAACTGATTCAGAATATCCAGCACACCAAGTTAAATTTCCAGAAGAACCAGATGCAGGTGGATACGCAGATGCACCAGCAGATGATGGCGTGGGAATAGGTTAAGGAGAAAATTGAATGTCTGCACTTAGATCATTATTACAGTTAGGGGCTGAAACAGGAGCGTTAGCATTACGTTCGATTTACGTATATCACTCTAGTTTTGATTCCACTCGTAACAATAACGGTGGTTGTTGTTGTGCTTGGAATCCATCAGATGATGTTACATGGGCGGCTTTTGAAGTTTGGGGTGCAGGCGGAGACGGCGGCGGTGGCTGTTGTTGTATGGCAGGCTTTCCAGGTGGATCAGGCTCTTACGGTAGAAAAATTTTAGAAGTTAATAACGGAGCAACATTTACTTTATGTGCTGGCGCGGCAGGTTGTTGTAGACCTGTTATGGGTTGTCCAGGATGTGGTAGTTATGCTTGTTCTGGTAACGGTTGTTGTTCAGGAGCATATTTTTGCTTATGTGCATCAGGCGGTGGCTACGGTTGTGCAACTTGTGGCTTTGGTACTGCTTGGGGCGGTCACTGTGGATGTCCAAACAGAATGTGTGGATGTGTAAAAGGTGCTGACTTTAGTGTTTGTGGTACAAACGGTGGTGGTGCTGGTACAGCGATGTGTTCAAGTTCATCATGGGAAAACATGACAGCAGGACCAATGTTATCAGCAGGTGCTAGAATGACACGTGATAACTGTTATAAAACACATGGTAGAGAAGCAGACGGACCAGCAGAATTTCCAGGCGGTGGCGGAGGAACACTCCATACACACAACGGAACTTGTTACTGTGGTGGCCCTGGCGCAGGTGGACTAGTAATTGTGTATTATCAATCGGATATAGGGTAAGGAGATAGTATGTCTAATTTAAGAGATTTTTTACCAGGATACAGCGTAGGCGTAAAATCACCTCAAGCATTTACAGTAAGTTATGAATGGAATTGGGACCACAATGAAGCGTGGCCAAGACAATCACACGGTGTTCCACCAGAATCAAGATATTATTGTAACAACAACGGTGGTAAGTGTTGCCGTTGGACAGTTCCACAAGGTACTACTTTTGCAGTATTTGAAATGTGGGGCGGCGGTGCTTCGGGCGTAGGCGGATGTTGCTGTATGCAAGGTATGCCAGGCGATGGTGGCGGTTACGCTATTAAGTCAACTAACGTATCAGGTGGAGATCAGTTTACAATCTGTGCAGGACGTTCGGGTTGTTGTTTATACGCAGGAAATAACATGAACGGACACAACAGTTTCGTATTTGGAACACCAACAGGTGGTTCATGTTTCTGTGCTGTTGCTTGTGGAGGCGGTTGTTCTAACTGTACTCACTGTCATGGTTACTTTAGTTGTTATGGATGTTGTATGAGTTGTTATAACTGTCAACACCAACCAAACAACGTTGACTTTGGTATTGCTGGCTTTACAGGATCAGCACAAAGATCACAGCATTGTGGTGATAGAGGTTTATCATTTAGACCAGTAGCACCTATGGCACAATCAGGTCCATTAATTGGTCCAAACGGTTGTTGTGCAAGAGGTGGTGAATGTCAAGGCTTTGGCGCATGGCCAGGCGGCGGTGGCGAAAATGGACAAGTTTATGGCGGTGGCTGTTGTTGTGGATCCCCTGGAGCAGGCGGCGCAGTATACGTAGTGTATTATTAATAGGGGTATAGGAACATAAGATGAGAGATCCAAACGCAAATAACAAAAGAGATGAAATTAACGTTCAGTTCTCTTATGATATGCCTGATGCATATCTTTACCAAACTACAAACGAAGGTAAAGTAGGAACATGGACATACGAAGGTCCAAGAGAAATGTGGGTATTCCTACGTAAATCTGATAACAAACGTACTGGAGAAGTTAAGTACTGGTACGAAGTTGAAGATGATTTTGTTCCTGCGGCACACGAGTATATGGTAAAAGTTAATTGCGAAGACAATCCTCTACTTTGTGAATTAATGGAAACAGACCAAGATACAGTTTTCTTAGAAGGTCGTGCAATTAAATCAGAAACACTTCCAATGAATGATTACCAAGGTAATCCGTTTGTTCACTATGAGCCTGAAGTTCCTACTCCAGACCATACATACGACAGAGATGAAATTACTTACGATCCAGTTGCACAGGAATGGAATACACCTTTTCCGTTTATTAAACCACACACTGATTGGGAAGCAATTAAAAAAGTACGTTGGTCTCAACTATCAGCGGCAGACGGTCACGTGTCACCAGATATGCCAGATGCTGTTAAACAAGAATGGATTGATTTTAGACAAAAATTAAGAGATTTACCAGCAACATACGGCGCGGCTTGGACAGTAGAAATCACTGACGGTGGCACTGGATATGCTGTAGATGATGTATTAGTTGTTCCAGCAGAAGAACTAGGATTTAGTGCTAGTGATGTTGGTGCATTAGATGATTTATCAGCACCAATGGGAACAAGACCAGGATTTGATTTTGAAGCAGATCCAAGTGCATTAACTTCTGTTGTTGATGAAATTGACAATTTAAACGTAAACATTATTGTTACATCAGTTGATACAGACGGTGCTATTACTGGTGTAAGAACAAGAAATGCTTTTAATGCTAGACACATTAAAGAAGCAAAAACTGTTGTAAGTCCTACTGTTGAATATACAGGTGACGGTAGTGCGGCAACATTCACACTTTCAAAAGTAGTACGTATTGATCCATGGAAAGTAAGATTTCCACAATCACCAAAAGCAAAATACCCAGGTATTTGGGGTGAAGCAGATCAATTCCCAGGACCATTTGGACGATATGGAGCGGCAGTTGGATCATTAGCAGATGGTTCAGGAACTGACGCGGCACAATGGGCAGATCCATCAGATGGTTGGTTAATGGAACATACATATCACCCAGCAACTTTCCACTTTATTCCACCAGAAAAAGGCGGTAACTACTTTGCTGAAGACCTTGCTAGATTAGGTTTAAGTACAGACGGAACACCTTTTGATGATGGTATTGTTGACGGGTTGCCAGCGGCGCCAACAGATGTACACGGTAACACTAGAGTTGCTGGACGTATTACAGCCAGAAAACAATCTTCCTAATTAGTTTTACATTAAATATCTTTACAAACGCAACTTTGTAAAAGGATAATTTAATGACAGAACAAACCAAACGAGATACTGCCATCTTTATTAATGGTGGTGCAGGACGAGTACTTGCTAGTATTCCGGCTCTATTAACCTTTGCAGAAGAAAATCCCGATGATAATTTTATAATTGTATGTGAAGGTGGCACAGACTTTTATAAAGGACATCCTTTACTTCATGCAAAAGCATATGATCATTGGCATAAGAACTTATTCCAAGAAAAACTAGTTAACATGAATTTAGTTACTCCAGAACCGTATAGGGTTTGGGAATACTACAATCAAAAGTGTAGCATTGCTGAAGCCTACGACATTGCAATTAACGGTAAAGGACTAAGAAAAATTAAAAAACCAGAACTTAAACTTTCAAGAGAAGAATTAATGTTCGGTAAAAAGTTAATCGACGAAGTAAAAGAAAAAACAGGCAAAGATAAAATTGTTGTTTTCCAACCATTCGGTAGAGCAGTTATGCATGAAAACGGAATGATCTCTGATTGGAGTGGAAGAAGTTTTGAAGCAGAAAATTCTGTCAACATTGTTAAAAAATTATCTCATAAAGTTGGCGTTATACATATGGCAGAGTTTGGTATTGACTTTTCAAAACACGGTATTAAAAATCCTGTAGCAAGTCCAATGGGTGCAAACCTAAGACAATGGGCAGGTATTATTCAAGCGGCAGATTATTTCTTAGGTTGTGATAGTGTTGGACAGCACATTGTACACGCATTAGGATTAAAAGGCACAGTTGTTATTGGCTCTACATTCCCTATTAATGTTTCATATCCTGAAGATAAAAACATGGATATTCTTGATATGGGTCAAGGTGCAAGAGTTTATTCACCAATTAGAGTTACTACAGATGAATGGTCAGACAGAATTAATGACGGTATCATGGCAATGAATGATAAGATTGAAGATATTGTTGTTGAATCAGTAATGAATGGTATTAAGGGTAAGGCTAAAGTAGGAAACCGCTTTACAGAAGAATAATGTCTAGACTATTTGCCTTTGGCTGTTCATATACATCATGGAATTGGCCTACTTGGGCAGACTTCTACGCACATAATTTTAACTATTATGAAAACTGGGGTCATGCAGGGTTAGGCAATCGTGCTATTGCAGAACGTGTTGCTGAATGTAATTTAAAAAATAACTTTACCAAAGACGATACAGTAATAGTACAATGGTCAAGTTATCTAAGACATGACTATATGCGTTTTGACAAAGAAGAAACTTGGCAAACTAAAGGAAGTTTGTTCAGTTATCAAAACACTGAAACTTTTAACAAAGACTGGCATGATAAATTCTTTGATGAAAAGGCATATTTCCTAAGTACACTTAACAGTATTTTACTAACAGCAGGATTATTAAAATCAACTGGATGCAATTTTCTGTTTACAAGTATTAATAAGTTAGAAACACTAGGCACAGATATACCACATCAAGCAGGTCATGGTGAAAATTTACGTAATACACCAGAACTTGCAAATGCCTGGGACGAATACGAACTACAAGATTACAAATATATCTTTGACGAAGATTATTGGTTAGAACCAATTGGATTATATGCGTGGTATAGAAAAGATTATAGTTGGTGGTTTACTAATAAGAATAATGAAAAATGGATAGAACTACACCCTAGTCCAATACAACATTTAAATTGGGTAATGGACAATTTAAGCCACAACTTAAATCAACATCAAGAATATATGATAGATAGTATTAACAATGTTAAAACTGATGACTACAAAGAAACAATTAAAAACATTACCAATCTTCAACTTGAAGGCTGGGATCGAAATTATCGAGGATATTAAATATGGCGGATAAAAAACCGGTTTGGATTGCAGGTATTGCTAGAGGACATAACGGAGGTGTTTGTCTACTAAAGGACGGTGAAGTAGTATTTGCACTTGAAGAAGAGCGTCTAACAAGACACAAATACGATGGCGGCCCATTTGCCACAATGTTGAAAATTCTTGAGTACACAGATGAATTAGATTTTCTTATTGTAGCACATACACAAAATTTACAATATACAGCGGGTAAAATTGATTTTAGCGGAGACGATGTTTATACTGGTCTTGCACGTAAACTAGGTTTAATTAAAAGACAGCCGTTTAATGGAAATCCGCACCCACAAGTTATCGACCTAAGTCATATTCATCACAAGTTACACGCGGCTTGTGCTTTTTATCGCTCAGGGTTTGACGAAGCAGTTGGTGTTATTGTTGACGGTGCAGGAACATTTATTGATTTAAACATTGGCAATCAACAAACAACTGTTTGGGAAACTGAAAGTATTTTTGATTGTAACTATCCAGATAACTTTAAAACATTATACAAACACCTAGGAACAAATGGACCTTTAACAGGTTCTTGGATGCCAGAATTTACTAGCGAAATGTATGACGAACCTAAAGAAAATACACACGAACTTTTCCTAACTGAAAATGCAGGTATTGTTAAAGCATACGAAGCAGTAACTGAGTACTGTGGTTTTAGTTTTATTGAAGCAGGAAAAACTATGGGGTTATTCCCATATGGTGGGCCCAATGTAGAGTGTCCTAAAATTTTTAGAGAGGACACACTACATCCTATTTCCGATAGAGAATTAATTGTACCAACATATCCTAACGGTGCTCACGTTAATTACAATATGTTTCCGTTTTTAACTGATCACTCAGATGACGATGTTACTAAATTAAAAAATAGAAGAGACATGGCGTATGCTATTCAAACACAAACACAAGAACAAGTTGTACGCTTAATTAAAAAAGCAGTTGAAATGTCAGGAAAAAACAAAGTTGTTATTTCCGGAGGATACGGATTAAACTGTGTTGCTAACTATCATTACCTTGATGCACTAAAAGATCAAGACATTGAAATTTATGTTGAACCAGTATCAAATGATGCAGGCACAGCAATGGGTGCCGCAATGTACTGGCATAGAAAATTAACTAAAAGCAATAAAGTTAATCCACAAGTTGATACATTATACGAAGGACCGGAATATTTTTATTCACAAGAAGAAATTGAAAATACTGCCGAAAAATATAATGCAACTGTAACAGATGCAAGTGATAAAGATGCTGTTGCACTATTAAAAGATAGAAATATTGTTGTAATGCATCAAGGACGTTCAGAGAATGGTCCAAGAGCATTAGGTAATAGAACTATTATGTACGATCCAAGCGATCCAAACGGAAAGGATCACGTTAATACTGTTAAGCGTCGAGAATATTTCCGCCCGTTTGCAGGTAGTATCTTAGAAGAAGATGTACATGAGTGGTTTGACTTACGTGGTATGAAAAGTTCGCCTACAATGATGTATGCTGTAAATTGCCAGCCAGGCATTGAAAAGAAAATTCCTGCTATTATTCATGTAGACGGAACTTGTAGAATTCAAACCGTAAATGAAAAACAAAATCCACTTTACTATAGATTCATTAAAGAATGGAAAAAAGAAACCGGTATTCCTATGGTGTTTAATACTTCATTTAATCTAGGCGGTGAACCATTAGTAGAAACATTAGATGATGCAATTCGTACATTAGCACACAGTGATATCGAATACTTGTATCTACCAGAATACGGTAAATTAATTACACTAAAGAACTAATGGAATGGATTATAAGGAAGTCAAATATTTCGACACAACTATCTTTTGGACTGACGAATTAGACGGTTGTGGAAACACAATGGTCGATGACTTTCTTGACGCGACTAATCATATTAGCAATAATAGACAGTTTAAAAATACACTAGAATGGTGTAGTGGTCCAGGCTATTGGGGGTTTGGATTACTTGCATCTTTACAAACTGAAAAACTAACACTTAGTGATGTAGAATTAAACAACAGTTATTGCATCAATAAAACTATTAGAGAAAATAGTTTTGAAGCAAAAGCAAAGTTTATTTACAGTCATAATTTTCAAAAAATTCCAGAGCAGAAATTTGACCTAATTGTTGCAAATCCTCCTCATTTTAATCACGATCCGTATGTAGAACACTACAACGAACCAAGGAAATACAAGGATACTGATTGGGCAATACATAGAGATTTTTTTGATAATGTTAACAACTATCTAACTGATGACGGATTAATCATATTGGCTGAAAATGTATGGGGTTCTAGTCCTAAAACATTCCAAGATATGATAGATGATAACGGCTTAGAAATTATTACACACTTTAAAAGCAAACAATATCCCTTAGATATGTGGTACTTAGCGATCTCAAAGCGTCAAATTGACTAAGATCCTAAAGCCGTTAACTATCGATAAATATACTAAAGAGGATAATAATGTTTGATATCACCAAGTATTTTAGACGCGGTCAAAACCAGACTATTGAATTTAGAAACGGCACAAATCTAAGTTATGCTGGCCCTACTTTTACACTTGTAGAAGCAGGTACAGAACTAGATCGCTGGTATGTGGGTTCATATTTTGGTGTTGAATATACCATTGCGTGTGATGTAAACAGTGAAAGAAAAGAAATTATTAAGTGTTTGTGTACTGCTACAACTAGTAAAGCAAACATTGTAGTGTATGGTCGTTCAAACTTAGGTGACGATCTAATGCAGTTAGAAGTTGAAGTCACTGATGCATATTTTAAACTAGTTGCATATCCGAGGGTACAAGATGATTCGACTGCTATTCAAGGTGCAAAAATCATTTATAGTGCAAACTACTATGCAACACTAAACGAACCAACACCGACATTGCTTGGTACAGCGGCAAGTGTTTACGCACCAACTTATACACTTTCTCCGAGCACAACATCAATTGGAGAAGTTGGCGAAGAAGTTTCGATTAGACTTATTACAACAAACGTACTTGCAGGATCTATTGTTCCTTATACTATTACTGGAGTACAAAGTGCTGACATTGGCGGTGCAAACTTGACAGGTAACTTTGTTGTCGGTGATGACGATGAGATAACATTCCCAATTACAGCAGATAACACAACAGAAGGTGTAGAAACTCTTGTGTTAACATTGGATAATAATGAAGCAAGTACATCAATTCAAATTGCAGACAGTTCAACAACACCTGCAATTAACCTTACACTTACAACTGATAAAACAAGTGTTAACGAAGGTGGCACATTTACAATTACATTAACAACAGGAAATATTGACGCTGGTACAGAAATTGATTACGAAATTACAGGAGTTACTTCAGAAGATATCAATGGTGTAGCACTTACAGGAGTATTTACTGTTGGTCAAGATGAAGTTAGAACCTTTATTGTATCAGAAGATGTTACTACTGAAGGAACAGAACAATTCCAAATTAGTTTATCACAATATCCGCAAGTAACTGCTACAGTTACTATTGGTGACACAAGTCTTTCACCAATTGTTCCAAGTTATTCAATATCAACTAGTGCAAGTCCAGCCAATGAAGGCGATACTATTACACTTACACTTGTAACTTCTAATGTTACGATTGGTAGTGTTCTACCTTGGACTATTACAGGAATTGAAAGTGCTGACATTGGCGGAGCAAGTTTAACAGGAGCATTTGTTGTTGGTTCAGATGAAACATTAAACGTAGCAATTACAGCAGACGATACAACTGAAGGATCGGAAACAATGACTATTGCACTAGACAACGGCGAAGCAAGTTTAAGTATTCCGATTAATGATACAAGTACAACACCAGGTGCTGGATATACATTATCAGTATCAAACACATACTCAAGTGCATATACAATAGTTGGTACAGATGAAAACGGGCAAGTAACAGGTTCTAATCCGACAGTTACGTGTTCAGTGGGCGATACATTAACATTTAATGTTGCATCACCAGGGCATCCGTTCTATATTAAAACTGTTAACAGCACAGGTACTAGTAATCAAGTTACAACCCCTACAGCATCAAACCAAGGTGCACAAAATGGTACAGTTGAGTGGACTCCTGCTGTTGCAGGACAGTATCATTATAACTGTCAATTCCATAGCGTAATGCACGGACTAATTGTGGTGAATTAAATGCAGATAAATACTAAAGGAGAACCAAAATGACCGTAGTAAAATCAGCATTTGAAGCACAGTATGGATTTAAATCACCGGGGTTTAGCGTTGATGACGAAGGTAACGTAACCCTACGAAGTGTAACTTATACTGTTACAGAAGAAGAAGTCGATCTTGCTGGTGACTTTTTAGTAAGACAGGCAGGAAACGCTTTTACTATTGACGGATATTTTCAAGAAGGTTCTGATACAGAATTACAGCCTAATCCTACAATTGAACTAACACGTGGTAGTACGTATGTTTTTAACTTACAACTACGTGAGGTTAACGAAGCAGGACAAACATTAGGTAATTTTAGTTTTAATATTTTTACATTTTCCGACGGTATTTGGACTTTATATAATCAAGGAGTTAAGCACACCACTCTAGACGGGTTAACTGTTAAAGAAGGTAGTGAAGCACAAGGACAGTTTGAAGGCAAAGTAACTTTTGAAGTGCCAGACAATGCTCCGGCCGCACTAGCGTTTGGTAATAGTGATCAAACCCCACTATCATTAATGAATGCTAGTGATCCTACTGTTACTGGTATTGGTACTTTTAGTAGAATTACGTCAGTTGGTAATGTTACAGCGGTAGGTGAAAATGCTATTGTAACACTAAGTCCAACTGGTAGTTCAGGTACAGTAAATATCCAACCAGACAACGGCGGTACATTAAGTAATTTAGATGTAGAAGCAAATATTTTGACTGCGGCAGATGCTGTAACACTAAGTCCAGCAAACGCGGCAGTAACTTTAGCACCATCAGGAAGTGGTGGTATAGTTGTAATTAATCCAGGCACAACTGGCTTAATAGACAACGTTGATATAGGTACAATTACACCGGGAATTGTTTCCACAGACGACTTACGATCTAGTGGCGGAACAATAAATAACACAGTAATTGGAAATACTAAACCAGCAGATGCAACATTCAGTACTGGTACTGTTGTTGCTTCTCCAGCAAGTACGTATAACATTACAAACAAGAAGTATGTTGATAATAGAGCAGTTGCGATGGCTGTAGCATTTGGAGTTTAATATTAGATGGCTAAACAAAAGGTAGAACAGTATATATTTCAAAACGGTATTCCAATTACAGGAAATCGTTTTCCATCATCATACGATCTAATTAAAAACAATGTTGAATTTATTACTGATGAAATAAATGCTTGGATTGATTCTAAGATTGCAAACGCACAATCATATACACCAACAGGTGCTGTATATAATCCAGGTACAGGGGTAATGACATTAACCATTGGTAGCCACTTATTTGAAGTAGGCGACTATGTAAGATTTTTAGAAAATGCTCTAACATTTACTTGTGGGTATGATAACCATGCAACACCTCACTCTTACCCAAGATCATCAGGTGTTCCTAATACAGAAGGTACTGATCCTTATTTTTCAACACCTGCAAAAATTACAGCAATAACAACAACTACAATTACAATGAATGTTGGTATTAGTTCCAATACTAGCGAACACACGTTTGTAAGTGCATTAGCAAATGGTGTTATTGATAACTTTGTAGGTTACACAAACGATTCAAAAGAAAAATGTGAACGTGATGCAAGATACAATCTTCAAGGTACTGACGGCGAAGGTGGTATGCTTTATGACTTGCGGTATGGTGGTAATTCACAAACACGTTACATGGCCAGTAAGTATTGGATTAATAGTACTCCGCAGATTGACGGAGATAGAACTGTTGAAATTAGTGCTAAAGAATTTATGGCACGACTTATTAACAATTATCTATTACCCCAGTCAGCATATCCAACTTTACAAAGTCCTGTTGTTACAACACAATATTACAATGCGGCTAATACATACGAAACTGGAACTGAAAATAGAATAAATGACTTGACGTTTATTATTACAGACGTTATCGAAAACGGTCTTGATAATGTTCCTGCACTTGATAGAGCAAAAATTTCTCAAGTTAGAATGCAAACACGTATTCCGACTAACGACTTATTATTAATTACAGATACAACTAATAATGAAGTGTTGTTTAACTTTAGTGATCCAACATTAGGTGGTAGTGTAAGTTATCAGGTTGACGATGCTGAATTGTTAACTAAAGGTGTTGAAGATGACTTTCCTAAGTTCTTAGAAAGAACAGGTACAATTACAACAGTTTATCTAACTAAAGATACTGACAATAGAGTTTATTCACCAAACGCAGTTGCACTACTTGAAGCAAACTTAGAATTTATTAAGAAAGAAACTGTTGCTTGGATTGCCAACCATGTAGGACTAGCAGAAGAAGGAAGTATGTGGTATGGATACACATACAATACTGCCAAGTGTGAAAGAGATATGGGCCTTAATGTTGAAGGCATTACACACGATATTAAATACGGTGGTAACGAAAAATCAAGATATAATGCTAGTAAGTATTGGGTGCAAACAACACCACAGATTGACGGTGATAGAACTCCGGAAATTGCGGCCAAAAACTTTGCAAGAGATTTAATTAACAATTATATCTTTAAAGGTATTGCATACGAAACACAGCAAAACAACGGAGTTGCACAAAACACTATTTTACCTATTTCTGAACTAGGTGTTGGAACTAGAGTTACTGAACTGTTCGGTATTATTACAGATGTTATTGAAAATGGGTTAACAGCATTACCAGTAGAAACTAAAACACCTTTATATTCTGACACTGATGATTTACAAATCTTCATTGATCAAGGTGAAATGCGTATTAGACCATACGACTTTGGTACTGATGCTATTGAACGTATGCGTGTGTCAAACTCAGTATCTATGCTTGACGCTGACTTTGAGTACGGACTACAGCCTACGAAATGGCAAGCGATTGCTATGCAAAGAGGTTATCCATCAATTTATGAAATTCCAGGTACAGATAAAGAAGTATTATCTGTTACAACTGATGCATCATCTGGCACAGGCGGCGTTGGTCAAAGTTTAATTACTGTAACAACGGTTGGTGCCCACGGTATTGATGCAGGTACACCTATTACAATTAAGGCTTTAGAAAATTCAGTGGCAGGCGCTTCACGTGCTGAAGGTTCATTTATTGTTTCCACTACACCAACAAACAGCACATTTACATATTTTGCTAAATCAAAAGTTGGTGCAACAAATGGTGAAACACTTTCAACTTATTATACACAATTAAGAGAAGCAGGATTTTATACAGGTGCGGCAATTGGTGCTCCGATCTTTAGCATTCTATCACAGGGTAGTGCAGGTACATTTACCAACCCATTAACAGCACCAGCCGGTGGTGCGATTATTACATTTGACGGTGCAATACCAGAAGTTGGCGCTCCGGTTATTAATGAAACAGGATTAATTTCAGGCATTAACACATTTAGCGCCGCAGACCCACTACGTCCAGCAGGCACATATGGTCCTATTACTGGTACTACAGATAGCATTGTGCAAGATGTTGAAGTTGGTACATTTAGCATTACAGTTGATGGCACAGGTAATGTTATTGAATCAAGTGTTATTACAGGTGGTAGACGTAACCAAGTAGGTGATACTATTACTATTGATGACGCTGATCTAGGTAACGGCGGAGCGGCAAACCTAACATTCTTAGTTGCTCAAGTTGTTAACGGTGATGGCGTAGGTGACGGTGCTCAGGTAACATCAGTAGAAGGTACAGGTGGTACTATTACTACACTAACTGTTGTTGGCGATTATAATGCAGGAGTTAACACCATTGAAGTTGCTGATCCGTCGGGTATTAACCAAGGGCAGGCAATTGATAGAGGTGACGGTGTAGCAATTCACGTTACCACTGTTACAGGAAATGATGTTGCATTTGACGGTAACACAACAGATGCTATTGTTGGTAACCAAACAACTTATACAAACATAGCAGGTACAAATTATCAATCACAAGGTTTCGGAGCGGCATTTGATGTTGATAGAGCCGCCGGTGTATATACTGTTACACTAAACACAGCAGGTCAAGATTTTACAGTAGGAGACGTTCTACAAATTTTAGGTGACTCGGTTGGCGGTATTGCAGGCATTAACGATGTCAATATTACAGTTGATACTGTTGGTGCAAGTGGAGAGATTTTAACATTTACTGCAACAGGTTCAGCATTTGATGGTAATGCTACATTTGAAAACCAGTCAGGTACAAACTTAAACGGTCAAGGTGCTGGAGCAATTTTTGATGTTACTGCTGACTCTGGTACGTATAGTGCTGTACTAGCAAATCCAACATACACTTCAGTTGCTTCAGGTATTACACAGGGTGGTGCAGGTAGTGGTGCAGTTTGGGACGTTACACTTTCAACAAACAATTATACTGTTACACAATCAGTAAGTTCGGCATCAACAGGATATGTTGTTGGTGACGTTATTAGAATTTCAGGTACAACGTTTGGAGGCACTAGTCCAAACAATGACTTAGACATTGAAGTTACATCAGTTGGTGCAGTTAACGGAGATATTACAGGATTTAATTCAACAGGTAATGGGCCTGATGCACAAGCAAACTACGCGGCACCAAACTATACAACAAGTTCAATTGGTACTGGCGCAGAAATCAACGTTTCGTTTATAGGTTCAACTTATAGTGCAAGTGTTGTTGACGGCGGTTCGGGATATTCACAAGGCGATACACTAGTTGTAGATGGTGCTGACCTAGGCGGTGTAACATCAACAAACGATTGTACAGTAACTATTGATCAAGTTGATGGTAGCGGAATTATTATTGCTGTTTCGGCTAGTGGTACTGCGGTTAACTCAGCAAGTTATTCAGACATTGTTTCTGGTGTTAACGTAACAGGTGCTGGCGCGGCATTTGATATTGTTCAGAACTTTAACCAAACATATACAGTTACAGTTTCATCAGGACAAGGTGGTACAGACTATGCCGCTGGTAATACAATCTTAATTACTGGTGATAATGTTGGTGGACAAACACCGGCTAACGATATTACTATTACTGTTACAACTGCTGATAGTGCTGGTACAATTACAGCAATTTCACATACAGGTACAGCAGGAACAGTAACACAAAATTACGCAGTAGGTGATAGATTACAAATTTTAGGTACTACATTATTTGGTGTAGACGGTACCAACGATGCTGAAATTGAAGTTACAGCAGTTACCTCAGGTGAAATTAATACATTTACTATCAGTGGTACTGCGGCTGATCAAAGTGAATCGTATATTCAAGTACCTTACACATATAACGGTGCAAGTGGTACAACTGCTGAATTTTCAGTAACACGTTTAGGAACAGTTTATAGTGTTCAAATTACTGCCGGCGGAGCAGGTTATCTTGCAACAGAAACATTCACAGTAGCAGGTACCGACTTAGGCGGAGCAAGTCCAGCAAACGATGCAACTATCACAGTACAAACAATCGGCGCAGGAGGTGATATTTTAACTGCATCAATTAGTGGTACAGCATCAAACAGCAAACTTATTGAAGATGTATCACAAGCAGATGGAGAAGTTATTGCACTTCAAGGTAGTTTAGCAACATTTGATATTACTATTACTAATGGTACGTATAGTGCTGTTGTTAATGCACCAGGACAAGATTACTCTGCAAACCAAAGTATTTTATTCTTAGGTAACACACTAAGTGGTGCAAGTCCTACTAACGATTTAACTATTACAATTAGTAGTGTTGATGGTGCAGGCGGTATTACAGGAATTACAGTAGCAGGTAGTGGTGCTACAGGAACAGCAAGTTACACACAACTTGGTGCACAAAACTTACCTAACTTTGGTGCAAATGCAACATTTAGTATTTTAAGAAACAACGGAGTATATGCTTCACCTACAATTGAAATCGACGGTGAGAGTTATGTTGTTGGCAACAAGATTCAAGTTTTAGGTTCACTACTAGGTGGTGTTGATGGCACTAACGATGCTGTTATTTCAATTACTGAAGTAGCAACCGACGGTAGTATTGTTAATACTACAATTTCAGGTACAGCAATTCAAGGTACAACTGTACAAACTTATTCAACTATTACTGTTTCAGAATTACACACAGCAAATATTGTAGCAAACACAACTATTGCGTTCGCGGCATTGGCTACTGTTGAAGTAACATTTAATACTGCACACGGTCTTGTTCCAGGTGATGCGTTTATTACTACAGTTGGTAGTGATGATGGAGTTAACAACCACACATTACTTGAAGGTCCATTCTTTGCACAGCAGGTTCCAACATCTCTCACATTAAGATATCAGTGTAGAGCACCAGGTGCAATTGGTGATGTTAATAACATTACTGCAACATTGTATCCAAGACCAGATTCGTTCTTTATTCATAGACCATATGACGGTGGTGTTATGCTAGGAACAGGTGGACCACAACACGGTGCACAAGCAATACGTCAAAGTAAAAAGTATATTAGATACCAATCAGGTAAAGGTATTATGTATACAACTGGTGCTTTGTTTGCACCATCATACGACTTATTAGAAGTTCATGCAGACGGTACATCAGCAGGTTCATTTATTACAGTAACCACAGATGATGTAGACCATGGTCTACAAATTGGTGGTAAGATTAAATTAATTGGTATTGAAACAAACGGTTACAACGGTGAATACGAAGTAGCAAGTATTGTAAGTGAACGAGTGTTTAGAGTTATTGCAACAACACTACTTGGTGGTGTCAATCCAGTACTAAGTGCAAGATCACAAGTATCACTACTTAACTGGCACGGTGCAACTGTACGTTCAGGTACATTTGATGATCAAAACGGTATCTTCCAAGAATATGACGGTGTTAACTTTAATGCTGTACAAAGAACTGCTACACTACAATTAGCAGGTACTGTGTCACTTGGTGTTGATAGCAACTTAGTCACAGGTACAGGTACTAGATTTAGAGATCAATTAAAAGCAGGTGATGTAATTGTTATTAAAGGTATGACACACGTTGTTTCGGGCGTAACAAATCAAACTACAATGACAGTTACTCCAGACTTCCGCGGTGTTACTCCTGCTAGTGGTGCAAAATTGTGTAAGGTTGAAGACAAGAAAACAAAACAAGCAGACTTTAACAAAGACACACTCGACGGTTTAGGATCCTCAGGTTATATCATGGACATCTCTAAGATGCAGATGATTGGTATACAGTATTCATGGTATGGTGCTGGATTTATTGATTGGATGTTAAGAGGTGACGATGGTAACTTTATTTTCTATCATAGAATGCGTAACTCAAACATTAACACAGAAGCATATATGCGTACAGGTAATATGCCGGTGCGTTATGAAGTAGGTAACTACGGACCTAGCGATAGACTAGCGGCTGATATTACAGCAACACAAACTACTATTCCGCTAATTGATGCTTCGTTCTTCCCTCCAACAGGTGGAACAGTTTATATTGATAACGAGATGATTAGATTTACAGGTGTTAACGGAGATACACTAACAGGCTGTACACGTTCAGCACCAATGAGTAACTATGCGGCAGGTGCAACTAGAACATACACAGCAGGTGTAGCGGCAACGCATACAGAACGTACTGGTGTAATTCTAATTAGTAATACTATTAGTCCAATTATTTCACACTGGGGTTCTGCATTCCAAACAGACGGTGGCTTTGACTCAGATCGTGGATACTTGTTCTCATATACTTCCACAGGTAACGAAATTAGTGGTACAAGAAATACTGTGTTTATGTTAAGACTAGCACCAAGTGTATCGAACGCTATTACAGGTGACCTAGGTGAAAGAGAACTGCTAAACAGAGCACAGTTGCTACTTGAAGGTATTGAGATTACATCAGATGGTGTTGATCCAGCAAATAACGCAGACGTAGTAACAGGTGGTATCGTTGTTGAAGGAATTCTAAATCCACAAAACTATCCAACAGATCCAGGATCAGTTGGTTGGACAGGATTAACAGGGGCGGCCCAGGGTGGTCAGCCAAGTTTCGCACAGGTTGCACCAGGTGGTGGTGTTACATGGACCACAGGTGCTACACAGACTACTGGTACAGCAACTATTCAAGCGGCAATGACAGATACAGCGGCCGCATTGTATAACAGAAACAACACAAACTATCATTATGTTTCAACTGCTAATTGGGAAGCACTAGGTGGTAAAGTTGGTGTTGGTACAACAGTTACTGGATTATTCCCACAAGGTACTACAATCATTGAAGTTGTTAATGAATATTGGTACAGCAGATATAGATTTAGAACAAGCCAAAGAAACAATTCATTTGTTGCCGCTGGCGCAAACTATACATTTAGTTTTGGTGGTTCAACAAGTAACGCTTCTAAATTGCTATTTACAAAAGCATCTTGGGACGCACTAGGTGCTATTGCTGGTACTGAAGTTGACCCAGCAGATACTAAATTTCCACCAGGTACTTATGTAGCAAGTGTTAATATTGACGAATTTGGTGGAACTGAATACTACGAAGTTGGCTTTACACAGAGTTCGTCCACAACAATTAATCCAGGCGATACTGTATCGTTCTTATTTGGTCAACCACCTTATGCACAACCGGGTGAAACAGTATTTTCATTCATTGCAACACCGGGTGAATCATCACTACTTGATTTAAGTTCATTGAAAGAGTTAACTAATACTACACTAGGTGGTAGAGGCACATTCCCGAACGGTCCAGACGTGTTAGCAATTAACGTTTATAAAACGGGTGGTATATCCACACAAGCGAATATCATTCTACGTTGGTCAGAGGCACAAGCATAATTATAAAGGAACGTAATAGTTTAGTCTATTACCTACTTCTTGTAAAACAGTTTCTCTAGGTTGGATATTAAACGCAATAGTAATACGTGGTCTAGATTCGCTCCAATTACTTGTTCTATGTTCAACGCCTTTACTATTAGTAATAACTAATTGTCTATCTAAATTTTTAATGGTTACTTCGACATTGTCTGAACCTAATGTTCTATAATAAGTTTCGGATGGTTCGCAATCAACACCTACATATCCATGAAAACAGTTTTCATCATCGCCGTATTCGTGTCCATGCCAAGGCAATGTTTCGCCTTTATTAGGCCAAAAGTTTAGCCAACCAACAATCCAATATGATTGTTCTTTATCGTGATCAACATTGTTTTTAAAATATCCAGCAATACTTTCTTTTAATTCAAAAATTGGTGGCATAAGACTTGTAAACAAATTGTATTGTTGACTTACTGCCGTCGGCTTACTGGTGTGAGGAACGTGTTGCATACCTAATGGCATTACAATATCGTTCATAATTTGGTTGTTTAAAAATACAGATGAATGTTTAAGTAAGTTTAAATTACATTCAAGGTCTGTTTTATACACCTTGATCATTTGTAACTTCTTCTGTCGGTTGTGTTACTTGGCTATCACCAGGCATAATACGATAGTTGTCTTCGATAGAATCCGCAGTACTTACTTCTGATATAGAACTATTATCTTCTAGTGCTTCTAACTGATGTGGTTGTAATGGCGGATTGTGCCAAGTATCACCCGGATTTAAAATCTTTTCATATAAGGTTGCTGTAGTTGTATCAATCCAACGTAATTTAAAACTACCTTGATTAACGAACCATGTTTCATCTTTTTCTTTATGATAATGCATACTAAATTTATTGCCTTTTTTATTAAAGACCATAATTTTCCCGCAATATAAATCGTTAGTTGCCCAAATTAATTCGTAGCCCCAACCTTTGTCTACTTTACCACTATGCCTGGCCGCCATTTACATACTCCTCTATCGACATAAATTTATACTCTCCGATAGTATTACTTAACTTATCAATGTTTGCTTCTGTGAAATATTGATATTGTAGTTTTAATTTATCCGGCATCGGAATTTCTTCTACTTTAGCATCATACTTTTTAGCATATAAATTTGCTATTTCTAAAAAAGTTCTAGCCTTTCCTGTTCCGATATTCCAAACATCTGTTTGATCAACATCAATAAATTTTTCAATTATTTGGCATACATCTCCTACCCAAATAAAATCTCTATAAATTTTGTCACTTCCTTCAAACACTTTGATAACACCAGTTTCTTTTGCTTGTTTTTCAAACTTGTGAAACACACTCATTTGATCACCTTTATGTTCTTCCCCATGACCATAAACATTAAAGAATCTAAATCCTTGTACATTACAAGTGTATTCGGGAATTTCTAAAACGCTTCTATCAAACAAATACTTAGACCAACCATACGGTGACGTAGGAAGTTTTTTATCATTTTCTTTGATAGGTACGTTGCCGTTGATATTGCCATATTGATTTGCTGATGAAGCATACATTAGCGTAGTGCCAAACTTATCACATACTTGTAGCAAACGCATACTAAACTCGTAATTTTGTTCCCACACTTTATCAATATCTGTTTCAGTTGTGCTTGAAATAGCACCCATATGAATAATTCTATCGTATGGTGCTGGGTCAGGAACTTTGTTTGGTTGCCATTCCCACCCTTCTACTTCGTGTCCTTTGTAGTTTAAATACGAAGCAAGATTTTTTCCAATAAATCCTTCATGTCCTGTAACTAATATTCTCATGATAACATCTTCTCAATTGTTTTTGATGTGCTGTATCCTTCTACTATTGGAAAGATATCAACTTTAGCATATTCGTGACCAACTACTTCTTCGACTGTGTAATCGCCACCCTTTACAATAATATCTGGTTTGATTTGCAAAATGGTTTCTAATGGTGTGTCTTCATCAAACACAACTACTTCGTCAATAAACCCTAATTGTTCTAGTTGTTGCTTACGTGTAAACTCGTCGTTAATGGGTCTTAATTCGCCTTTTAAGCGTTTAACAGAGGCATCGCTATTAATGCCCACCACAAGACGTTTTCCAAGCGTGTGTGCGTGTCTAAGCAGTTTTAAATGGCCAGTATGCAGTATATCAAACACTCCGTTAGTCCATACTAAACCTCTATTTAGATCAGCACCTGTTACTACAGCAACACCACGTTTTTCTACAACTCGCGATGCGGCATAACAAGCCAATTCACAAGCATCAAACATATCCATTCCTGTTTCTAATCCGTATGCAATAACTGCCATTACTGTATCGCCAGCACCTGTAACATCTGCAACTTCGTGTACTTCTTCTTTATAATGATTATATTTTCCTGAAGTATGTAACACATGAATGCCGTTAGCACCATCAGTGACAACTAACCATTCCCAGTGAAATTCTTTTATTTTTAATAGTGCAATTTCTTTTCTAAATTTTCCAAACCATTGTTCATATTCTTTCATATTTGGTTTTACAAGAAATGCCCCTGTATAATACCCCGGTTCTTGTTTTGGATCTACAAGAACTTTTTTAGTTATTTTTAAAATTTTATCAATAGTATCTGCTCTAACAGTACCTTTATTATAATCACTAACACAAACAATATCATTTGCGTCTGTTGCGTTTTCTAATTTATTAATGGCATCTAGTTTAGCATATTGGTCTTCTCTATCCCAACGCATTAGATGTTGTCCTGTTTGGCCAACAAGTCTTGTTTTAGTTGTTGTTGTAATTGTATCGCTCGTTATGTTTGCAGATACTTTAGAGTCTTTTAATAATTCTAAAACTTTGTAGCCTTCTTTGTCTTGGCCAACTACACCAAACAAATCTACATCACCATTAATTGATGCAATATTAAGTGCTAGGTTGCCAGCACCACCAATGCTATATTTTTGATTAGATTCTTTTAAAACTGGAACTGGTGATTCAGGACTAATTCTGTCAACTGTACCTTCGATCCAACGATCTAACATTATATCGCCATAAACTTTAACCATCTTACTTCTCTATTAATGAAACTAATTGGAATACTGTTTGTAATTTTAACAGATTTTGTTTGTTTTGTAAAGTGTTTCGGAGACCCTGATGTAAAGGTTTAGGCCAGTTATTAAAACTAACCCAAGAATACCCGTTGTGTTCGTGATTAAGTTTTGGTAAAAACTCGTCTTTGACTACACACAAATAAGTATGAAAACTAAATTTTTCATCGTTACTAATAAAAGTTTCTAAAGGTATGCTCTTAACAATATCTGGAACCATACCAATTTCTTCTTCTATTTCACGTAGTAATGCTTTATATGGAATTTCTTCACTTTCATTTCGTCCACCAACAAGACCCCAAACATTGTTTTGTTTGGATTGTGTTCTATGTAAGAATAGAAATCTTTGGGTGTTTAATGTATAGAAGAGAGCACCACTACATATAATATTTTCTTTCATACAAGTAGTTATGCTAGAATACTAGGCGCCAAGTGCCTTTTTGATATTCGCCTTCAAAGGATAAGGACCAATCTGTTCCGTCCCATTTATATTGGACACCTGTATTTAAATTGGTTGTATATGTAAGGCCGTTTGATGCATCGTTTTCACTAGCATCGAATACAATTTGCCATTCAGTACCACTCCATTCGATAATGTCGTTTTCATCAGCAATAAAGTCTGTACCATCAGTAGCCTTCCATGCATCAGGACCGTCTGCATTACCACTGTCGCCGATAGCATTTAGTAATAATATTCTAGCCCCAGGAACTTTAATATTTGTTGGATTTGTTTTTTGTGGATCGATAATAGCATTAACTGTACCTGAATCTCCATTAGGGCCAGTAAGTACTGTGTTTGATGGAATAGTATCAGTATCCCAGTTTACAATAATTTGTGTTTCGTCTAATGTATTAATAGCAAATGTACCAACAATAGGTGAACCAAAGTCTAATCTATCAAGTTCAATTCTGCTTAAACTTGCTACGTATTCACCAGGTGTTTGATCAATTACGTCACGCCAACTAATATTACCTTGAACTCCGTTTTTGCCTAGTTGTACAATATTATTCATTACAATAGCATCATAGGCATAGTATTCATTAATTACAGTACTTGCATCAACTCTACTTGTATTATTTTTACCATCAGACTTCATAGTAGTGTCGTATGCATCGTTATACGCTTGAAGTTCTGGACGTGAATCACCTAAGTTAATAGTACCTCTTGATTCGTCAAATACACTCATTACAATACTAGTAATAACACCAAGTTTCTTAACTTTAGCAGGTGGACTAATATAGATCGGTGTTTGAAAACTTAATTGTGCAACATCAATTTCGCTTTCAGTGCCCATTGGAATACTTCTTGAACTCCAGTTTACACTTTCTAAATTAACTACGGATAACGAAGTCCAGTCTACATAGTTGTCTGTTGTTTGAATTTCTAAACTAGGATTGAACAGCATTAATATCTGTTCCATAATTTGTAATTTTTGTTCTGTGTTTGTTGACCATATATCAACATTAATATTTAAATTATAAGGTGTAGGCATTAAACGTTCTACAGTATAATTTTTACCTTGTGTGTTTAAGTATTCTTGATTATCTGCATCATAAGTACGTTCACGTAAATGTATTTTACCTGTATAAGTTGCATCAGCAGTACGTGTACGATCCATTTCTAAACCAGTTACATATACACCCATGCGTGGCGCACTTGGAATTTTGTTTTCACTGTTATCTCTAATGATATGTCCAACCTGACGTGTAATATCTCCATACATAACTGGAATCTGTGTAAGGTTACCATTTCCATCAGCATAAGAAAAATTACTCATGAGTCTAATCATTTGAGTAATGTATCTTCTTATTTGACCATCATAAAAATGTTGCATTAATTATCCGCCTTAGGTTTAAGTGCTTTAGAAAGACTTTGTCTTTCTTTAATAGTATCTCCGCCAATAGAGTCTTCTTTAGTGTTATTAATAAATCCTGTTTTCTGTGTACTTCTAGTGTTAGTATTAGTTAGATCCATTCTAACATTATCTTCAAACTTGACCCAGCGTTGGCCGTCATATCTAAATAATCTATTTGGCATAAAGTCTGTCCTTAAGAAGTAATCTCCTTTAGTTTGACCTAGTGGGAAACTAGGGCCATGTCCAAACGCTTCACCATTAGGTGCAATACCGTCGCCAATAAGGTAACCTGAGTAACCGTTTCTTTCAGGTGTTTCATAAACTCTACTTGCATCTAAATTACCACTATTAATACTTGCTTCAATAGTAGTATCGTCAGCAGTAGTTAATGCAGGTTTACCATTGTCGTCTACTGCTAATGTGTATAAATGTTTTGTATTATAACCTGACTTAGGTGCATCTGCTTCTGCTTGTGCAAGTACAGCATCATTAATTTGCATTTCTTTTTCGTAAGTAGAAAGTACATCACGTAGTGTTTGTGAACTTCCTTCTTCTGATGGTAAGTCAAGTATTTCTTTAAATTCTTGTGAATCAACAATTTGTTTTAATTTAATTCTGTATAAATGTGGATACCATGTAGGTGAAAATCCTTCACTAGCACGATTAACATCTTCAACAACATAAAAACGTTTAAGTGCAACACTATAATCGTTCAATGCATATTCGTCTTTTAAGTGCGGTAACTCAATTACATCACCAGACATAATTTTTCTGCCAAGAGTTTTTACACTATAATTAATTGGAATAGTCATAAACAACGTATCATTTTGTAAGAATAGTCCAAATTGACTCATATCAAAGTCAACATCTTGTACGTTGTAAATGCCACGCATTACATATACATCTGGATCGTATTTTCTATCCCTATTTTCAAGGAATAACATATCCTGTATATTTGTCTCTTTAACAGCATCGTAGCGAGGCGTTGCTGGAGTAGCGTCTTCTTCGTCTGGATTACTAGGTCCTAGATATTTGTGTACAAATATATCTGTACCCCCTACAGTAAACATCTCTGTAATGGTTCTATCTAGAAATTCGTAATCTTTTCCCTTCTCGGGTTTATATAAACTGATTCTTGGCATAGTACTTGTATTTATCGTTCGCATAAATACATATGGAGACCAAAAGAATATGGCAACATTGACACAGCAAAAACAAGAAATATTTGATTATATAAACTCAATGCTAGGTGGCGGCATGGTGGATGTCGAACTAGATCCAGTTCATTATGAAACTGCCCTTAAAAAAGCATTGACTAGATTTAGACAAAAGTCTGATAATTCTGTGGAAGAATCTTATTTGTTCTTGCCCACAGTTATTGATCAGAATTCATACATTTTGCCAGAGGAAGTAGTTGAAGTACGCAAACTATTTAGACGCTCAATTGGCTCAAGAACAGGTGGTGGCGATGGCGGCACATTGTTCGAACCATTTAATATGGCATACACAAATACCTATCTATTAAGTTCATCTAATATGGGCGGACTTGCAACATACGAAATGTTTGCAGGATACCAAGAACTAGTAGGACGTATGTTTGGATCATTTATTGAATTTAAATGGAACACTACAACAAAAGAACTACTGTTATTACAACGTCCAAGAGCAGAAGAAGAACTATTACTTTATGTTTACAACTATCGCCCTGATAGCGAATTACTAAAAGACTACCTAGCAATTCAATGGATTAAGGACTATGCTCTAGCAACTGCTAAAATGATGTTAGGCGAAGCACGTTCAAAATTTGCTACTATTGCAGGACCACAAGGTGGTTCAACACTAAACGGTGAAGCACTCAAAGCAGAAGCACAAGCAGAAATGGAAAAACTTGAACAGGAAATTTCTACTGCTGTGCCAGGCGGCGTTGGCTACGGATTCACAATTGGTTAATGTCTGAGTTTAGCCACAAAGAAGCCTACAGGCTTTTTTGGATGGTTAAAGGCCACTTAAATTCAAGCGAACAAACAATCTTTCAATCAGCACCCGGATACTTCAAACGCTTATGGCATAACGAAGAGGCGTATGCCAAAGAAGAAGGTTTTGAAGAAGCATATCAGAAAATACTTGACAACAAGTAACTTAGGTTATATAATAATAACTTAACTTAGGAGTTTCTATGATAATTGGTATTTGCGGCTTAATTGGTAGTGGTAAAGATACTATTGCTGGGCATCTTATTTCTGAACATAATTTTGAAAAAATCTCATTTGCAGATAAACTTAAAGATGCAGTAGCAGAAATGTTTGAGTGGGATAGAGAACTGCTAGATGGTAAAACTGAGCAAAGCCGTTTTTGGCGAGAACAAGTAGACCAATATTGGACAGCAGAAACAGGGCGTACTATTACTCCTCGTTTAGTATTACAAGAGTTTGGTACAGAATGTATGCGTGATGGGTTCTTTGACGGAATTTGGGTTAGTTTAACTAAGAAGAAGATCATCGAAAATCCACACAAAAACTTTGTTATTCCAGATGTGCGTTTTCCTAATGAAGCAAAAATGCTACACGAAGTTAATGGTCAAGTATGGCGTGTAAAGCGTGGGCAAGATCCTGCTTGGTTTACAGAGTATGTCGAATATGACGTAGAGCCTAAAGATGTACACCCATCGGAGTGGGCGTGGGCAAAGACTAAGTTTACAAGAGTATTTGAAAATAACGGAACTATTAAAGAACTTACAGATCGGGTACAAGATCACCTTGTTTCCATTTAAACCCTTCTTTGTAGATAATCTTACTACAGTTAGCACATATAGTTTTTAAGTTACTAAACCTAACATTGTTTAAGTTACCGTCTATGTAGTAAACATTGAATTGTTCTTCGTGCTTACTTTTAAATCCGCACTTATCGCATTGGTTCTTTTTAACGTATCCTGACTGTTGCCACTTAGGTTGACCGTTCTTAGGACGCCCATACCTAGTGCAACTTTCGCACTTACTTCTATAGAAAGGTTTACCCTTTTTATAGTAATTTATAGCAACAGGTCGTTGTCCGCAACTGCATAAAGGTCTCATATAGTTATTTACCTGCCCTTTTTGATCCCTTTTTATAGGTATATAACGGTATGATTTATTCCAATTCGTATAAATAATAGTAAGAATAGTATTTAGGAACATACTACCAACAGGAGAAAACAAAATGGCTTTAGTATCACCAGGAGTACAGGTCAGCGTAATTGATGAGAGTTTTTATACTCCCGCTGAGCCAGGTACAGTACCAATGATTTTTGTTGTATCTGCACAAGATAAAACAAATGGATCAGGAACAGGGACTGCAACAGCAACACAGGCTGTTAATGCAGAAAAACCTTATTTAATTACATCACAAAGAGAATTGACAGAATTATTTGGCGATCCTCTATTTTATACAGATTCAAACAACAACCCACTACACGGTAGTGAGTTAAATGAGTACGGATTACAAGCGGCTTATTCATACTTAGGCGTTGCTAACAGAGCATACGTAACAAGAGCAAACTTGGACACTAATCAATTGAAAGCAACTTCAAGTGCGCCAGCGGCAAATCCGGCAAACGGAACATATTGGTTTGACACAACCAATTCAGTGTATGGTATTTTTGAATGGAACGGTAAGTCAGCGACTACTACTGGTGGTCAGTCGTTTACTAACAAGATTCCTACAGTAATCACAGACACAACTAAAGTAGATAGCGGAGCACCAAAGGCTTCTGTTGGTGGAATTGGCGACTACGCACTAGTATCTACTACTACACTGAACAAACTATTTTACAAAAATAAGTCAGGTGCTTGGGTAGAGGTTGGTTCTACAGCATGGATTAGTTCTTGGGCGGCCGTAACAGGTACACAAGCAAATCCAACTATCACTAACGGTGTTTCAATGAGCATTAACGGTACTCCTGTAACAGCAGGCGGTACTGCACTTAGTGATGTTGTAACAGCAATCGGAACAGCAGGAATTGCAGGTGTATCAGCGGCAGTTGTTGATGGATACTTAGAGATTTACACAACTGGCGTTGACATTGTACTAGCAACAAACAGTTCAACCCTACTTACAGAAGTGGGCATGAGTGCAGGTACTTACAAAGCACCTAAACTATCAATTGCTCCACACACACAAGTACCAGAATACAAAGCAACTGACACAGCACCAAGACCAACAGGTTCTATTTGGGTCAAGACAACTGTTCCAAACGCAGGTGCTAACTGGCAGGTTAAAGTATGGAATGACACTACACAATTATGGGACAGCAAGTCTGCTCCATTATATGCAGATGGTACAGCGGCACTTTATGGTTTAGATAAATCAAAAGGCGGTCTAAACATTCCAACAGGCGATGTGTTTATTAAATTTAATAACGATGAAGACAGCGATCCAATTGCTAACTTTAAAATTTACAGAAGATCATCAACTGGTAACACAACTGTAAAAGGTGACATTATTTCAACACAACTTACAGCAGGAACATACGGATTTGATATTGCTGAAACAGCACCTAACTCAAATGCACTAAGTTCTGCAACTACTGTAAGCGTAACTACAACAGGCGCAGTTGGCGATGCTGATTTAGTAGCAGGTGCTATTAACACAGCAGGCTTAGCAAACGTTGTTGCAAGTGTTGACTCATCAAACAGAATTGTTATTGAACACAACGACGGTGGTGATATTCACTTTACTGACACAAACGGATTGTTAGCACTAGCAGGCTTTACAGCAACAGGCTCTTCGCCAACTCCGAGATTACTTGAAGCATCAAGCAATAACGCGGCTGACTTTGTTGCAAGTAACTGGGCAGTATTAACTGTTACTAACTCCGACACAGCACCAACAGCATTAACAGCGGACGGTACATTATGGTATAGTTCAATTGTTGACGAAGTTGACATTATGATTCATGATGGTAATAACTGGGTTGGATATCAGTCAGCAACATCTCCGTTCTTTGCGGCGGCAAGTGCTGATAAAACAGATCCAGAAGGTCCAATTGTAGCGGCTACTGAACCAACTGAACAGTCAGACGGAACAGATCTTAAAAATGGCGACATTTGGATTTCAACAGCAGACTTAGAAAACTATCCTAAGATTTACAAATACAACGGTGCTACACTAAAATGGGTACAACTTGATACAGGTGATCAAACAACTGAAGACGGTATCCTATTTGCAGATGCACGTATTAATACAGCAGGTGCAAACAGTGATAAAGAAGGTACTATTGTAGATCTATTAACAAGTGATTACCTAGACCCAGACGCTCCAGATCCAGCACTATATCCAAAAGGTATGTTGCTATGGAACCTAAGACGTTCAGGTTTCAACGTTAGAAAATATGTAAGAAATTACATTGACGTTGCAGGTGAAAACGAAAGATTTGAAAACGCTGGACTACCAGAATCAATGGCAGGTTACTATCCACACAGATGGGTAACTGAGTCAGGTAACCAAGCAAACGGTGCAGGTTCATTTGGACGTAAGGCTCAACGTAAAGTTGTAGTACAAGCACTTCAAGCAATGGTTAACGGCAACCAAGACATTAGAGATGATAACTCAAGATTGTTTAACTTGATTGCGTGTCCAGGCTATTCAGAACTGATTGGTGAACTAGTTACACTAAACTATGACAGAGGACTAAGTGCTTTTGTTATTGGTGACACACCATATAGATTAACACCAGATGCTACTTCATTAAATGAGTGGGCAACTAACGTTAAACTAGCAGTTGAAGATAACGACGATGGCGCAGTAACATTTGACGAATATGTCGGAATGTTTTACCCAAGTTTATTCACAAGTGATAACAGCGGTAACAACGTAGTTGTTCCAGCATCACATGGTATCTTAAGAACTATTGCATTAAGCGATCAAGTATCGTTTCCATGGTTTGCACCAGCAGGTACAAGACGTGGTGGAATTACAAATGCAAGTTCAGCAGGTTACATCACTAGCGAAGGCGAGTTCCAAAGCGTTGCACTTAACGAAGGTCAAAGGGATACATTGTACTCAAATGCAATTAACCCAGTAACATTCTTAAGTGGTGCAGGACTTGTTAACTTTGGTCAGAAAACAAGAGCAAAAAATGCTTCAGCATTAGATAGAATCAATGTTGCAAGACTTGTTGTGTACTTACGTTCACAACTTAACAAACTTGCTAAACCTTATATCTTTGAACCTAATGATAAGATCACTAGAGATGAGATCAAGGCGCAGGTTGATTCCTTACTATTAGAACTTGTAGGTCAAAGAGCATTGTATGACTTCCTAGTAGTGTGTGACGAATCAAACAACACACCAACTAGAATCGACCGTAACGAGTTGTATGTGGATATTGCAATTGAACCAGTTAAAGCAGTTGAGTTCATTTACATTCCGCTAAGACTTAAAAATACAGGCGAGATAGCGGGGCTATAATAGTGATAAATACAATTAAGCAGGAGATATTATAATGGCAATTTCAACACTATCAAAAATTACAGTTCCATTAGATAGCAGTTCATCAGCATCTAACCAGGGATTGTTAATGCCAAAACTCCAGTATCGCTTTAGAGTGTCGCTGGAAAACTTTGGTGTATCAACTCCAACAACAGAGTTGACAAAACAGGTTCAAGACGTTACTAGACCTAACGTTTCGTTCGAACAAATCACAGTTGATGTTTACAACTCACGTGTATACCTAGCAGGTAAACATAGTTGGGAACCAATTACATTAACACTACGTGAAGATGTTTCAAACAACGTACAAAAACTAGTTGGCGAACAACTACAGAAACAATTTGACTTCTTCGAACAGTCAAGTGCGGCTTCTGGTAGTGATTACAAATTCGTTACTAGAATTGAAATGTTAGACGGTGGTAACGGTGTTAACACAGCAACAGTTTTAGAAACATTTGAACTATACGGTTGTTACTTAGAAAGTGCTAACTACAACTCATTAGCATATTCTACTAACGATCCAGTTACAGTTTCATTATCTATTAGATACGATAACGCAATCCAAACACCACAAGGTACTGGTATTGGTACAGCAGTAGGTAGAACAGTTAATACTGCAATTACAGGCGGCGGCGCAAGTTAATAGGTAATATATAATATTTCCTGAAACTTTAAAAGGGGCTTATTTTTAATAAGTCCCTTTTTCTTTATATACGTACTTTATTTTAAGGATAAATATTAGTATGGCAAACAAACTCAATGGATTCTTAGATAATTTAATAAGTGGAGCATTAAGTCCAAAAGGTAATATGGCGGACTTTGCTCATGCGGCACGGTTATATGTTGACGATGCACATCGACTATCGCCTAAACATAGATTCCTGTATCATGTAAGTTTTAACTTAAACCCTGAAGCAGTCGCACTTATTCCGCAACTTAAAACACAAGAACTTAATATGCTTGTGAAAAGCGTTGACCTACCAAAGTATCAAATTAGTACTACACTAAAACATCAATACAATAAAAAACGTAATCTACAAACACGTTTAGATTATGATCCTATTAACATTGTATTCCACGATGATAACTATGGACAGACTACAGCAATGTGGGAAGCATATTATAGATACTATTTTAAAGATGGTAACTATGCAAGTGCTGATGGTAGTAGACAACCTAATACACGTAACCCTGCATATGACAGAGGTAATACATATTCAAACAGTGAACGAAACAAATATAGATATGGTATGGACAACGATACCTATAAAAACTTCTTTGATAGTATACAAATCTATCAAATGGCAAGACACAGATATACTTGTTTCACACTAGTTAATCCTATTATTAGTTCATGGTCACATGATACTATGGCTAACAGTGATAGTCAAACAGTTGAAAACCAAATGCAAGTACAGTATGAAACTGTATGGTATGCAAGAGGACCAATTACAGAAGGTTCAGCACCTAAGATGTTTGGACCAGCAAGTGGACATTATGATAGTACACCATCACCTAATTCACTAGCAGGTGGCGGAGCAGTTAACTTATTTGGCCAAGGTGGTATTGCATCAGGTGCCGCAGAAGTGTTTGGAGATATTACAGACGGTTCTGCTTTTTCAAGCACCTCAAACTTTTTAGGTACAGTATTAAAAGCATCAAGTGTTGTTACTAATGCTAAAAACTTATCAAGTGCCGGTATTAGACAAGAAGGCTTTGGTATCTTAAAAGATCAAATTGGTAAAGCCGCAGGTATTGATGTAAGTGGTGTTGCAAACGTAGCATTTCCAAAAAGTAGTGGTCTAGGTGGAAGCCTAAGTACTGTTACAGCAGTAGCAGGTGTTATCGGTCTTGGTGCAGTTGCAAACGAAGCACTAGGTAATCCACTAGGTAAAGCCGTTGATTATCTTGGTTCAAATACTAATGCACTTGACGACTTAGCAAAGTCAACTAACTTTAAGAAAGACCATATCAACAACGGCGGATCGCCAACACCGGACGCTATAAATAGTGCATATAACAATTTGTCAAGTGCTGATAAAAATTCTGCTAGATCAACTGCGATGGCAAATATTAAATCGCACAATCAGAATTTTAACTTGACGTAAGGATTTAATCATGGGTGAAAATATAAATTCAACAACAGGTACAGTAGCATCAAATGTTACAGGTAACCTACCACAAGATAATACAGTATTAGATAGTGCTACAAAAGTAAAAGCATTATTTGATCAATACTACACCCGAACATTAGAATTTCCAAGCAACGAAGTTGATGCTACTGTTGGCTTCTTTGAAAAAAGAAATTTTGATACAACTAGTGCTCAAACAGTTGCAACAATTATTTTACAACAAGCAAAAATTGATAACGTAAAAGTTTTCGAATTACTTGATACATTAAAAGGTTTTAATGACGCACAATTAAGTAATGTGGTTACAGAAATTTTAAACTATAACAGAGGCAAGATTAGTTCACTAGGTTATAGAATTTCTGAAACTTCTACAAAGTTAGATGCACGTAATATAATGGTATAGTCCAATGGCGAAGTTCGCTCAAGGAAGATACAATCTAAAATATCCAGACAAATATTTAGGTCGTAAAACTCCCCTATATAGAAGTAGTTGGGAATTTGCATTTATGAAATTCTGTGATGAAAATCCTAGTGTAAGTAAATGGGCTAGTGAAAGTGTACGTATTCCATATCGTGACCCTTTAACAGGAAAATTTACAATTTATGTTCCAGACTTTTTAATACAATACACAGATCGTAATGGAAAAGGGCGTGTAGAACTTATTGAAGTAAAACCTGAGAACCAGGCACTAAAAGAAAGAATAGGTAGAGATAGAGGCCGTCAAGCACAGTATATACGTAACCTTGCTAAATGGGAAGCCGCTAGAGCATGGTCTAAACAGAAGGGTATATACTTTAGGGTTATTACCGAAAATGACATTTTTCATAACGGCAAAAGAAAATAGGATAAATAATAGTAGCATTTAATGGTATAAAGAAATGACAAAGAAACTAGAAGAATTATTAAATTTGCCTGACTCGCAAGATATTATTGCTGAAGAACAAGAAAAGGCAAAAACTAAAGATAAACAAACAGCAGTAGTTGAGCATGAAGAAACTCAACGCAATATTGCTGAGTTAGATAAAATTGCCGCGGCGTTACCACAAGTTAAAGGTTTGGGTGAATTAGCAGATAAAGAACTTAACGAAGTAGCACAAAAGGCTATGGATGCATACGATGATCTAATGGATTTAGGTATGAATGTAGAAAGTCGTTACAGCGGTAGAGTGTTTGAAGTTGCTGGTAATATGCTTAAAACCAACCTAGATGCTAAGGTTGCTAAACTAGATAAAAAACTAAAAATGGTTGAATTGCAACTCAAAAAAGAGAAAATGGATAAAGAATCTAATCCAGACGGTCAAGATATTATTAACGGCGAAGGTTATGTGGTTACAGATCGTAATAGTTTGATTGAAAAATTAAAGAACATGGATAAATAATATATAATAGGATATATGACAATGAAAACATTTGCGGATTATTTAACAGAGTCTAAAAAGACTTATAATTTTAAAGTTGGTATTGCTGGAGAGTTACCAGAAGGTTGTGTAGACCAAATGGAAACAGCATTACAAAAATATGGTATTCAGAATATGAGTTCTGGTAAGAAAACTCCTATTACAGAACGTCCATTAGACTTTCCGCAGTTACAAAATAAAGAAGTACATTACTATGAAATGGAACTACAATATCCTACTACAGTACAAGTTTTAGCAGAATACATTTCACAATCTTGCGGTATTGATACTTCACATTTAATTGTAAGAAATTTAGACGCACCACAAGAAACATATCAAGATACACAATACGATAAAGTTTACGAGCCTAAGTTAGCAACAGAAGATATGGGCGGCGAATCAGCACAAGACGATGTTGGTGTAAATAGAACAATGGGTTTATTAGCAGAATTAGAAAAAGCACGTAAGGAAAGAGAAAACGATCCTGGTATTGCAACAGAGGCTAATAAAGAACAGAAACAGATGGCTATGGATGAGCAAGAATCATCAGTAAGTCCAGTAGGGAGCAAATAATGAAATTAAATGATATCTACAAAAAGATTGATGCGTTAAACGAAGCAGTATCAATGAACATTTCAATGTCCGGTGATAACGCTCAAGACGTTGGTGATCTTTTTAATATGATGCGTGGTGAAAAACCAGCAGAACCAAAGATGCTTCCACCTTTACCCCCAAGAGATGATATTGAAAAAAGTTTATCAATTATTGACAGACCAGGCAAAGACATGGATGATCTTAAACCAGGAAAGCAAGGCGCACCTTGTCCAATTTGCGGCAAGAATCATTTAGGCGCAAGTAGTTGTAATGACTCTGTAGAAGACGAAGAAGTACCAGTTGAAGAGTGGGACAACGAACCAGATGAAACTTATCAAGATACAAAGTATATGACAAAAGATTTATCAGGCGGATTAAACAGATCTAAAAAATCTTATCCAAAAGTTGCAGGCGGTGATAACCCAATGGCACTAGAAGATCAAATTAAACAAGAATTAGCGGCAAAGTTAGCAGAATACATGGCAGAAGAAGAAGGCGGATGTGAATGTTGCGATGGCGGCGAATGCAACTGTGGACCAGATTGTCCAGACTGCGATTGCAAGTAATTAATTAAGTATTAAGTTAGCAAACCAAATAGGGCCTACGGGCCCTATTTTTTTGAGTAAATACTATACTATGGCAAAGAGTTTAGACGGCGTTCTTACTAAGAAAGCCAACCAAAGAGAAACATTTACTAACGAGAATATCGAGGATCTCAAGAAGTGCATGGATCCTGATACCGGCTACCTATATTTTTCTGAAAAGTTTGCTTACATTCAACACCCCGTAAAAGGTAAACTTTTATTTGATCCTTTTACATATCAAGAAAGACTTTTAAAAAGTTATCACGATCATCGTTTTAATATTAATATGTTACCCAGACAGACAGGTAAAACTACTTGTGCCGCTGTTTACTTAACTTGGTATGCGATGTTTCATCCAGATCAAACTGTACTAATTGCCGCACACAAATATTCAGGCGCACAAGAAATTATGCAACGTATTCGTTACGTTTATGAATGTTGTCCTGATCATATTAGAGCAGGAGTTGTTAACTACAACAAAGGTAGTATTGAATTTGAAAATGGTTCACGTATTGTAAGTGCTACCACAACAGGTAACACTGGTAGAGGTATGTCCATATCATTACTATACTGTGACGAGTTTGCATTTGTGAATCCTAGTATTGCTGATGAGTTTTGGACTTCAATTTCACCTACACTAGCAACAGGTGGTCGTGCTATTATTACAAGCACACCTAACTCAGACGAAGATACATTTGCTATTATTTGGAAAGAAAGCCAAAACAAGTTTGACGATAATGGCAACGAACAAGAAGTAGGTGTAAACGGATTTCATGGGTTTACTTGTAGTTGGGACGAGCATCCTGACAGAGACGAAGAATGGAAAAAGGCAGAGATAGGACGTATTGGTGAAGAACGATTCCGTCGTGAGTATGGTTGTGAATTCTTAGTCTATGACGAGACACTAATTAACTCAATCAAACTTGCAAGTATGGAAGGTATTGATCCTATACTCAATATGGGACAAACACGTTGGTACAGTAAACCAAGCGGTGATAAGACTTATGTAGTTGCATTAGATCCGGCAATGGGCACAGGCGGCGATTATGCGGCCATACAAATATTTGAATTACCAACCTACAAACAAGTAGGTGAATGGCGTCATAATCAAACAGCAATACCAGGACAAATTAGAATTCTAACAGATATTTGTAACTATATTAAAGACCAATGTCACAACGATGGACAAAACATTTATTGGAGTGTTGAAAATAACACTATCGGTGAAGGAGCATTAATTGTTATTAGAGACCTTGGGGAAGAGAATATACCAGGAATGTTAGTAAGTGAGCCTATGCGTAAAGGTCACGTAAGAAAATTCCGCAAAGGATTTAATACTACACACGCAACCAAAATAAGTGCTTGTTCAAGATTAAAAGCCATGATAGAATCAGATAAACTAGTAGTACATAGTAAAGTATTGCTAAGTGAATTAAAAGCATTTGTAGCCAGCGGTAGCAGTTACAAAGCAAAACCAGGTGAAACAGATGACTTAGTTTCAGCAACATTACTAACTATGCGTATTATTGCTGTGCTAAAGGATTGGGATCCTAGGGTATATGAAACCTTTAATCATGCTGAAACAGATGAAGATCATGTACCGCCAATGCCTATATTCGTTTCGACTAACATAAGATAAATACTAATATGAGTAATATGGAGCCTATTTCAGAACGTTTATTTGCCAAAATTAGAGGCAGATTCCCATCTGTGACTATTGGTGATGCCAGTGGTACAGTAACTGACCAACCAAGTCAAGCAAGATATTTTGATTTTGATTACAAGGAAGGGGCTAAAGTATTAGGAAAAGTAAGTGTATCATTAGATGAAAATGGTGTTGTTGTTTTGTTTAATACAGACATCATGGCTGAAGCAGATGAATCAGAAAAGAACAACTGGTACGAGTTTTTAAAAGAACTTAGATTCTTTGCTAAAAAGAATATGCTAAATTTTGATACAAGAGATATAACAAAAAGCAACTTAGATAAAAGGGACTATGCACACCTAACTAGAACTGCCGGAGACAAACAAATGAGTGAAAGTAAATTGTATGGTACTGCTAGAACAAGTTACGAAGATGTAGATAATGCACGTCTTGTTCTTAAACATACGCAACCAATTAATCAAGAACTACCAGCAGGTAGAACACAACACGTACACAGCATTTATATTGAAAGTGCTGATGGCGAAAGATACAAATATCCATTTAGACATTTAAATGGTGCAAGAGCGTTAGCACGTCACGTCTCCAACGGTGGTAACCTTTATGATGACTTTGGTCAGCACATTGTTAATATGTCTGAAGAATTAAACAAACTACGTCAATTTAGAACTTACATGAATAGATCAGCAGTAATGGCAGAAGGACTGAAAGGCTATTTAGATATTGTTAGTGAAAGAGTTGAAACTATCAAAAACGAAGTTCAAAAATTACAAAGACAAAATTATTATACAGAAGCAACAAAAGATTTCAAACCAGTAGTAAAAGAAGAAGTTCCAGAAGATTTACAAAATGCTTGGGTTGATGAATTAACTATTAGAACATTTAACGAAGAACTTAAATCTGTATTCCCATACATTTATGGTTTAGTACAAGAAAGAAATCAAGTTCAAGAAATGGGTCCAGAAGATTTACTTGGCGAAAAAGAAGCACAAGACAATATGGGTTTCTCAGATAAAGAAATTAAAATGGCTTATGGCGTACTAAATGATCCAAGATACAAAGGCGGCAACTATTCAGGTGCTGTTGATACAATTGAAAAGATTGCAAAAGGACTTTCAGACCATCCAGGTGTTAAGAAAGCACTACAAAGAACAAACGAAACCCCAGAAGCAGATTTTGAAAAAGCAATGAATTCAATTGTAAGCGAAGAAGAAGATCAATTATTTGCGGGTGGCGATAAACAAGAAGAAGCACTTGGCAAACTTAATAACTTAATGGCTGAGCATTTCCCAGCAGGCATTAATGGTGCAAACGCTATCCAAAGTTTAAAAGGTGTAATTGATGATCCAATGCTTTTAGATATGTTTAAAAAGGTAGGACAAAAAGATGCAGATTCAGACGTTCGTCCTTTAGTTATTAAGTATGTAAAAGGTAAAGATCCACAAGTAGCAGAAAAAATTGAGCAAGGTGAAGTACCTGCTGAGCCAACAGCAGAACCAGAAGCGCCAACAGCAGAACCAGAAGCGGTTCCAGCAGAAAGCGAAACACCACAAGAAAAAAATAATAAAATGAGTGACTACGATGCTAAAAAGAAGGCATTACAAGACATTCAATCTGATCCTAATACAAACAAAGATCCAGAACTTAAAAAAGAATTGATGCGTAGAAAGGCAGAATTAGAAAAGACAAAAGAAGATAAGTCATTATCTTCCAAAGGCGAAAAACTAGAAGAATTAGTAAAATCATATTACGACTACACAACTAACGCTTTTCCAAAAGGTGAAACAGCAGTATTAGTTGCGTGTGAAAAAGAATTTGGTGATAAGAGTGTACCATTTGCAGAAAAGATGATAGGTCGTTTACTTGCTGGCAAGGATAACGAAATGGAGCGTGTCAAGAAATTGGCAGGCCTGTAATCACTTTTCGATAAAAAACCACTTGACTTTACTAAATATTTCTAGTAGTATATATAATATGTGCTACTAGATACGAAGGCACTTAACAGCGAAGGCTTAAATTTATAGGAGGCTTATTATGGCAACATTAGCAGAAATTCGTGCAAAACTAAAAGAGCAAGAAGCAAATACTGGCGGCAATCGTTCGTCAGGCGGTGGCGACAACGCAATTTACCCATTTTGGAACTTGAAGGAAGGCGAAACGGCAACGTTACGTTTCTTACCTGACGGTGACGAAAATAACACTTTCTTCTGGCAAGAACGTTTGATGATCAAACTTCCATTTGCTGGAATTAAAGGCGAGACAGACTCTCGTCCAGTTCAAGTACAAGTACCATGTATGGAAATGTATGGCGAAACTTGTCCAGTACTTTCAGAAGTACGTCCTTGGTTTAAAGATCCAAAACTTGAAGACTTAGGTCGTAAGTATTGGAAGAAGCGTTCATACGTATTCCAAGGTTTTGTAACTGACAACCCACTTACCGAAGATACTACTCCGGATAATCCAATTCGTAGATTTATCATTGGCCCACAGATTTTCCAAATCATTAAGGGTGCATTGATGGATCCAGATATGAACGAGTTGCCTACAGATTATACTGCGGGTGTTGACTTTAGAATTACAAAAACTTCTAAAGGCGGTTATGCAGACTACTCAACATCAACTTGGGCTCGTAGAGAGCGTCCATTGTCTGAAGATGAGTACAAGGCTATTGAAGATCATGGGTTATTTAATCTTTCAGATTACTTACCTAAGAAACCTTCAGAAGTTGAAGTCGAAGTTATCAAGAAGATGTTTGAAGCATCTGTTGATGGCGAAGCATACGACATGGATGCGTTTGGACAGTATTTCCGTCCAGCAGGCGTAGCGGCACGTACAGGTGATCCTGTAAAAGCAACTACACCAGCACCAGCAACACCAGTCACAGAAACTGTAACTGAAACTGCACCAGCGGCAGAACCAGTAGCAGAAACTGCGGCGGCACCAGCAGGTGATAACAAGGCGGAAGACATTCTAGCAATGATCCGTTCTAGACAACAGTAATTTATATAGGGGTTGTCTAAGGGCAACCCCATTATAAAAGATTAAGGAGAAGTAATGGCTAACAAAGCATTTGACGTTTCCAAGTTTCGTAAAAACTTGACTAAGTCTATTACAGGCATGAGTGCGGGATTCAACGATCCAACTGATTGGATTAGTACAGGTAATTATGCACTCAATTATCTTGTAAGTGGTGACTTCCATAAAGGTGTTCCACTTGGTAAGGTAACTGTATTTGCAGGCGAGTCAGGAGCAGGTAAATCATATATTTGTGCAGGTAACATTGTTAAAGCCGCACAAGAACAAGGCATCTTTGTAGTTCTAATTGACTCAGAGAACGCACTTGATGAAGCATGGTTACACGCACTTGATGTAGACACTTCAGAAGATAAACTACTAAAACTTAATATGTCAATGATTGATGATGTTGCAAAAACAGTATCAACATTTATGGCAGATTACAAAGCAATGGACGAAGAAGAACGTCCTAAAGTATTATTTGTTATTGACTCATTGGGTATGTTATTAACACCCACAGACGTTGATCAGTTTAGTAAGGGTGATATGAAAGGTGACATGGGTAGAAAACCTAAGGCACTTACAGCACTTGTACGTAACTGTGTTAATATGTTTGGTTCACACAACGTGGGCCTAGTAGCAACTAATCATACTTACGCATCTCAAGATATGTTTGATCCAGATGATAAGATTTCAGGTGGTCAAGGATTTATCTATGCATCTTCAATTGTTGTAGCAATGAAAAAACTAAAACTAAAAGAAGATGAAGATGGTAACAAAGTAACTGATGTACGTGGTATTCGTGCAGGTTGTAAGGTAATGAAAACAAGATATGCAAAACCGTTTGAAGGTGTGCAAGTTAAGATTCCTTATGAAACTGGTATGAATCCATACAGCGGTCTTGTTGATCTTTTTGAGAAAAAAGGTATGCTATCGAAAGACGGAAATCGTTTGAAGTATGTAACTAAGAGCGGTGAAGAAATCAAAGAGTATCGTAAGGCATGGGAAGCAGGTGGTCCATTATTAGATCAAATAATGAACGAGTTTTCAGATGAAGACGCACCTGTAGACACTACAGTCGAAACTGAAACCGAAGAAACTGTAACTGAATAAAATAGTATGACGATTATAAATACCGTAGATAATTTATAGGAGACAAATTCTATGGAATCAGGTTCACAAGTAGTAGACATTTGGCAAACGTTTAAAGAATATGTAGACAAGAAGCATATTGAAACTATTGCTGAAAAATACGTAGACGTCTGTGCCGATTATGGTACGTCAGACGAATCTTTTAGAGATGCTTTAGGCACTTGTAATCATTTAGACAAGGCTATTGGGTATTACCTAGAAGAGGACATTGACGAAGATGTCTACGATGATGAGGATTACGATTAATGGGATGGTATTCAAAAATTGCTAAGGATATTTCACAAATTCCTAATGCTATTGATTATTACGAAACCGAACTACTCGAAGCCAAAAAAGAGTGCCGTGTATACGGGAATATCGAAAAGGCTTCTGCAGAAATGCCAGGGTTAGTTGAACAGCGTTTTAATCAATTACAGGAATTAGAGGCAATTTTAGAATACCTGAACATTGAGTTGAGACGTCTGCGTAGCAGTTTCTTTAAAAAATATTTAGAGAATTATCAACGTGCTTTGAGTAGCAGAGATGTAGAAAAGTATGTTGACGGCGAAGCAGACGTAGTAGACATGGAAAAAATCATCAACGAATTCGCATTAATGCGAAACAAATGGTTGGGTATAACAAAAGGACTCGACCAAAAACAATGGCAGATTACTAACATTGTTAAACTGCGTGTAGCAGGTATGGAAGACGCAAGTCTTTAATTTTTAACTACAGGAAATATTATGTATCAACATCCAGGCGCTAGACAAGCGATTCAAAAATGGGATTCACTACCCCATGTCACTTTTATTAATAGAATCGGTGACGAAGTTGCAGATGACGGAGGATGTGCCATCGGCGGTGAGTTTGTACAAGTAGATTCAAAAGATCTTTTTGCAAACAAAAAAGTTGTTATCTTTGGATTACCAGGAGCATTTACTCCAACGTGTTCAAGTGAACAACTTCCTAAGTACGAAGAAATGTACGAAAAGTTTAAAGATGCAGGTGTAGATGAGATTTATTGTGTATCCGTTAACGACGGATTCGTAATGAATGCTTGGGCCAAACAACTTGGTGTAGAGAAAGTTAAATTACTATCAGACGGTAATGCAGACTTTACACACGGTATTGGTATGCTTGTTAACAAAAGACATTTAGGATTTGCTAATAGAAGTTGGCGTTATTCTTTATTTGTTGACAATGGCATTGTCCAAGAAGCATTTGTAGAACCAGGCTTTAACAACGAAGGAACTGACATGGATCCTTACGAAGTTTCAGACCCTGAAACAATGCTCCAATATATTGAGGCTGAAAATCGATAACTGTTAAATAATACTATGAAGAGCGTAGTATTAGTAACTGGTGGATTTGATCCATTACATTCAGGACATATTGATTATTTTAAGGCCGCAAAAGAACTTGGCGACAAGTTAATTGTCGGACTAAACAGTGACGAATGGCTTACCCGTAAAAAAGGTAGGCCATTCTTAACTTGGGAAGAACGTGCTTCTGTTATCGGTGAACTAGCGTGTGTTGATCGTGTAATTAATTTTAACGATGACGACGATAGTGCTACTGATGCAATTCGAAAAACACGTAGTCTTTATCCAAACATAGAAATTATTTTTGCCAACGGCGGAGATAGACAAGCCGATAACATTCCAGAACTATTTGACGACAACACAGGCGAACTAACATTTGCATATGGTGTTGGTGGCGATAATAAAAAGAATAGTTCAAGTTGGATATTAGACAACTGGAAAACACAAAAGACCGAGCGTGATTGGGGATACTGGCGTGTGCTTGATCAAGCAAAAGGTTACAAAGTTAAAGAACTGGTAATTAATCCTAAGTCAAGATTAAGTATGCAACGACACAAAAGTCGTTCAGAGTTTTGGTATATTTTAAAAGGCAACTGTACTATTGGAACTATAAACGGTAGCACAGACTTTGAAATTATGTCAGAACTAGGTCCACATCAAAGAGCCATTATTCATGAAATGCAATGGCATCAAGGCATTAATGACACAGACGAGCCTTGTCATATACTAGAAGTACAGATAGGTGATTACTGCGAAGAAGATGATATCGAAAGGCAGTAATGGACTATTATCCTACCACAAGTGAATTACCAATACTAGAAACGGTTAGTCCTCTTACAATGACTAGCGGAAGACGTATTGTTCACACTTTACGTACTATTCGAGAACTTGACAAACAAAACATCGAAGGCGACTTTGTTGAGTGCGGTGTTTGGAAGGGAGGCCAAGTTATTGCGGCATATCTTGCAAACCAAAAAAGCAAAAGAATGTTTTGGTTGTATGATACATTTGAAGGTATGACAATACCAACAAAAGATGATTATAAAATTGATAGTAAGGGCAAGGCATCATACGCAATGAAAAGTGCTAAAGCAAAAAAAGGTTTTAATCAATGGTGCAGAGCAGAAATTGAAGAAGTTATAGATAATGTGAGAAAGCATATTCCTATGGACCAATGTAGGTTTGTTAAAGGAGATGTTTGCCAAACATTAAAACTTGGTGGTAATTTGCCTAGTAAAATAGCATTTCTTAGACTAGATACTGACTGGTATAAAAGCACTAAAATAGAATTGGAAAAACTTTGGCCGCGTGTTGTACCCGGAGGAATAATGGTTTTGGACGATTACCACAATTGGGGTGGTAGTAAAAAAGCCTTTCATGAGGTGTTTGGTGACTCACTAGAGATACATACTATTGACACAACAGCAATATGGGTGAAGAAAGATAAATGAGTAACAAAGTATTCGTAGGATATGACACTAGAGAAGATATTGCTTACCAAGTTTGTGAGCATAGTATAAAGAGGTTCAACAAAGACACAGATGTTATACCTCTAATCCAGGACGACCTGCGTCAACAAAAAGTGTACTGGAGAGAAGTTGATAAGTTAGCATCTACCGAATTTACATTTACAAGATTTTTAATTCCACATTTAACAAATTATAAAGGCTGGGCATTATTCATTGACAGCGACATTGTATTTTTAGAAGATGTCGACAACTTGTTTGCATTAGCAGATGACAAGTATGCTGTTATGTGTGTACAACACGATTACACACCTAAGCCAGGAATTAAAATGGACGGACAAGTACAAACAGTATACCCACGTAAGAATTGGTCAAGTGTTGTACTTTGGAATTGTGGACACCCATCAAATGAAAAAGTTACTGTTGATAGTGTTAACAATCCAAACAATGACGGTGCATACTTTCATCGTTTCAGTTGGCTCAAAGATGAAGAAATCGGTTCACTACCAGTTGATTGGAATTGGTTAGTAGGTTGGTATAAAGAAGGTGACGGTACTCCAAGAGCATTACATTATACTGAAGGCGGACCTTGGTTTAAGAATTATAGAAACTGTGAATTTAATGCGGAATGGAAACAATGTTTAAGTGATATGATGGAGCAATAGTATATGAGCGACTACTCCGGAGAATGGGATCCAAGAGTGCTAAAACCACATTTAAAAGCAACGATTGACAAAATACTTTATAGTGTTGCCACAGGACAACAAGTCCATGCCGTGGAAGCAGTAGCAGAAGTATTTGAAGAAGTTAAGAATCCAGAATTAATTTGTATTGACAGCGGAATTAAAAAAGTTGAAAAGAAAGTAAAAGGATCTTTTGGACTTGTTGATTCTTTTATTATGGGCATGGCTTTAGGTTCTAATGGAAAATATATTCGTGCTGATGATGTAGATCAATATTGGGACAGTCCTGCACCTTTCCTTGTTAGGGGGTTAGGAAAACAGAAACTTATTAAAGAATGTATTGCAAGAGGTAAAGATTTTTACTTTATGGATACAGGATACGTAGGAAATAATCCTAGCCAAGTTAATCCAAACGGTAAAAAGATTTATCATAGAATTGTAAAAAATGCATTACAAAATCTTCATATGCCAGATAGAGACGGACCTAATGCTAGTGAAGATTATGGTAGCGGACGTTGGAATAGTCTAGCAATTCAAATTAAAGATTGGGTTCCAGGTAGCAAAGTTTTAGTTGTACCACCTAGTGAAAAAGTAATGAAATACTTTGATCAAAATCTAGATGAATGGTTAGAAAATACTGTTAAAGAATTAAAGAAGCATACTAAACGTCCTATCTTTGTACGTAAAAAGCCTAGTAGAGAAGATAGAGTTTCAGTTAATACAATGGAACAAGCACTAGCAGATGATGTACATTGTCTAGTAACATATAACAGTATTGCCGCAGTAGAAGCAATGTTATACGGTAAACCTGCTATTGTAGTAGGTCCTAATTGTGCTCAAGATCTTGCTGAAACTAAACTTTCAAGAGTTGAGTTTGCAGAACATCCAGGCAGAAAAGCAGTAACATACTTGTGTAGATATCTAGCAAACAATCAATTTACATACGAAGAAATGTTAAGCGGTTATGCATGGAGTAAATTAAAATGAGAGTAGTAGCGTATGCAAAAGTTATTCCGCCAGGTAAATCACTAAAACCTAACAAGCCTAATCACAAACACGACATTTTAAAAAACTTTATTGAAGGTGTTAGAATGTGCGGAGACAGCGGTTTGTTATACGAAGGGTTTGATATGCTAACATCTGACGTTGCTGTTATGCAAGGATTTATGCATGATAAAAGCGAACACGTGCCTCATATTAACCTACGTAGACAAATAGCATCAAACACACATAATAAAATGTTTGTTACTGCTGACGCTAATCTATTCTTATACAAAGCAAGAAAAAACGAGCCGCATCATTATTTGCGTTATAGTTTTAATGGCGTTTTTCAAAACACAGGATTATACTGTAATGACAACCCAGGTGACGAACAATGGCAAAAGATACAAAGAGATTTAGGTGTAAAATTAAAGCCTTGGTCTATTAATGAAAGAGAACACGTTCTGCTGTGTCTACAGCGAAATGGTGGTTGGTCGATGAAAGGTAAAGATGTTGTTAATTGGGCAAACGAAAAGATTGCCCACATTAGACAATTTACAGAAAGACCAATTATTGTTAGACCGCATCCAGGTGATAAAAAGGCTCCAGAGTATTGTAAAAAGATACAAGGTCGTAATGTAAAGATTAGTTTCGAACCGTTAATTGAACACGACCTACAAAAGAGTTTTGTAACTGTTGGCTATAATAGTTCACCACTAGTTGCAAGTGTTATTGAAGGTATTCCAATTATTTGTGAAGATCCAGAAGCAAGTCAAGCAGGTGAAGTAGCACACAAAACTATGCAAGAGATTAATGATTTAAGACCTTGCGATAGAGAAAAGTGGATTAGAAAGATTGCACAATGTCATTGGAGTTTTAAAGATCTACGAGAAGGTGTTTGTTGGCAACATATGAGGAAGTGGGTAAAATGAATTTAACAGTTATTACAACGTTCCATCAAAAAGGACTAGATGAATATGCTCAACGTTTTATTGACAGTTGGATTAAAAACGTAGATCCACGTATTCATTTAAGAATTTATGCAGAAGATTGCATTCCGGTTATTCCACACAATGCACAAAACATTGAAGTTAGACAAGCCAAAGATGCATTACCAATGCTAAATGCATTTAAGGAACGCTGGAAAGATGTTCCTAAAGCAAATGGCAAATGTCCTTGGCCAGCACGTAGACCGCGTGATCATCACAAAGAATTTAAATGGGATGCCGTGAGGTTTGCTAACAAAACTTATGCTGTATTTGACGCGTCTAGAGACCCTAACATTGATGTTTTAGTATGGATGGATGCTGACTCTTATGTACACAGTCCTATTACATACGGTCAATTAAGAGCCATGTTGCCAATGAGCCAATGGTTACATTACCTAGGTAGAAATAAGAAATGGCCGGAGTGTGGCTTCTATGGATTGACATTACGCACACCAGGTGCAACAGCATTTTTAAAAGAATTTGAACGTGTGTATGAAGAAGCCGAGGACGGAATTTTTAAAATGGAAGAATGGCACGATAGTTATGTGTTTGATCAAGTACTTAAAAAGATTAGAGTCGAGCATCCGAACATAAAAGACTTTAGTGGACATTTAGTAAATGGAGAAGGTCATCCGCTAATTAATTGCGAACTAGGACAATACTTTGATCACCTTAAAGGTGTACGAAAGCAAGAAGGTCGTAGTCGTAAAAGAGACTTGTTAGCACCTCGGAATGAACCATATTGGAATGAAGTTTAGTTTATTTACGGATTATGGGAGCCTCAATAGTAAACCTGTTTTTGATGCCTTTGCTAATGGTGCTCGTCTTCTCGGTCATGATATTGTCTTCAATGATTATGATTGTGATGTTCCTGTTATTTGGTCTGTTCTTTGGAACGGTCGAATGTCTAAGAACAGGACCGTATGGCAGTTTTTTAGACAACAGGGCAGACCGGTTGTGGTCCTCGAAGTCGGAGGACTAAAGCGTAATTCAACATGGAAGGTAGGTATAAATGGAATCAATAGAGATGCTTATTTTGGCAGTAGCGGCAATAGCAGTAGCAGGTTTGAGGGACTTGGATTAGAACTTAAACCTTGGAAAACAGATAATACCGGCGACATCTTATTTTGTACTCAACACGATAAGAGTCAACAACTTGCTAACATATCACAATCTAATTTAATTTTAAAAACAATCGAACATATACGCAAACAAACATCTAAGCGTATTATTTTACGTCCACACCCGCGATGTCCTTTACCTGCAATAGAATATGAATTTGAAAATGTTGTTAGACAAGAACCAAGACAAATAATTAACACATATGACGATTACGACTTTGATTTAACTAACGTATATTTGGTTTATAGTTTTAGTAGCAACCCAGGATTACAATCTGCTATGCAAGGTGTTCCAGTTTGTGTTAGTGAACACAGTCTAGCATACGATGTTAGTAACGATTGGTTTGGTGATATCAATAATTTAAAATATCCTGATAGGCAACAATGGGCAAATGATCTAGCATATACTGAGTGGACAATTGAAGAAATAAGTACAGGAAATCCACTTAAACGCTTGACTTCTAGTCTATAATATCATATAATAACTATTATGAAAAGAACGTTTCCACAAATTGAATCTATTGATGCCATCACTTGCGAGGACTGCTTAGAACTTGTTGCAGGCATTAGCCAATTAAAGTATACTGGAATTCCAGAGTTCCAAGACTTGCATAGTTTTAAATTGCACCCCGATAATCATAGACTTATGTTTAGCATTGCAAAGCAAGTTTTCAGAGGAGTGGCATTAACAAGCAAACAACATAAACTTGTTAAACACTTGTTGTTAGAATACTATCAAGACCAATTTGATATCCACGAGATTGATCTTCGTAATCATATTGATCAGTTACGTAGTCCGTACAGACAAATTGATTCTAGTCACTGGATTAAAATTCAAACTAGCAAACATCCTAAAAAAAGAGAAGAAGAGGAGATGCTTGTTATTAGATTTCCTTTTAATAAAAAAGTTATTGATAGACTTACTGAACTAAAAAATTCAAGTGATAAAGATTACTTCTATAACGAACACAAACATTACTTTCCTATTACAGAAAAGTATGTATACAAACTTGTAACAATAGCAAACAAGTTTGCTGAGAAGTTTGATATCGACGATGCAGTTATGGAAATTTATAATAAATTATTAGAATTTGAAAATAACAAACAAGATTATATTCCAGGCATTTATAATAACGAAGTTAAAAATTTGCCACAGAAAGCAGTTGATAATATTTTAGAAGATATCGGTTCTCCGTCAGACGAAACACTTTATAAGTTTTATGATAGACGTAGAATGTATGGTCTTGAACATTTTGATCAAGGTATTGTTAGTGATAACTTTAGATATCTAAACGACCTAACAAAGAAACTTATTGACAGAGCAGGCAGAAATGTTTGTGTAAATTCAACAAAATGGACATTAGATGCCCTAGTTGAAAGTTTAACAGAACTAGATCGTTTTCCATTATTAGTGTTGCTAGACGACCACACCGCATTGGATAATTTAATTAATTTGCATAGCAGACTTACACATATTATTCCTGCAAAAGAAATGAGTGTAATGTTTAGATTAGATAATGATAAAAATGGTGTGAATGAATTTAACCAATTTGTGAAGGATAAGGGATTAAATAATTATGTTGACAAAAACACTAAAGTAGTGTATGCTAGTAGTAATAAAATATCCAAGCCATTAATTAGAAGCGACTGGGATCCAATTTGTGTATTTCATTACACTAGAGAATCTATTCGTGGTAATATTGATAGTTGGTTACAAGGAAAAGATTTATATTTGCAATATGATGCAGACACACTTAATAAGCATGGAAGAATAAGCGAGACAGTAGACTTAATATGATTAGTTGTAGAATAGTTATTCAAGATGAAGTAAATGTAAAGGTAGAAAACTTACCTGTAGAATACAGACGTAAGATTGCTAACAAGTTAAAGTTTCAAGTACCTTACGCTCGTTATCTTCCACAATACAAACTAGGGAGATGGGATGGAACTGTTAACTTTTTTGGAATTGGTGGTACTGGCTACGTTAACCACCTTGATGTTATTATAAACACACTTGTTGATGCAGGTGTTGAAATTGCTGAAGTTGTTGATCGTAGAGAAAAACACGATTTAACATTTCCAGAAATAAATGAACGCTATTGGGCAGACCAAGGCGTATGCTGGCCAGAAGGTCATCCAGCAGAAGGCGAAGAAATTGTTTTACGTGATTATCAAGTAGAAGCAATTAATAACTTTTTAAAGAATCCGCAAAGCCTACAAGAAATTGCAACTGGCGCAGGTAAAACTATTACCACTGCTACACTTTCACATCTGTGTGAACCATTTGGGCGTAGTCTAGTTATTGTTCCAAATAAGTCTTTGGTTGTACAAACAGAAGAAGATTATATTAACTGCGGTTTAGATGTAGGTGTGTATTTTGGCGATAGAAAAGAGTTAGGTAAAACTCATACAATCTGTACGTGGCAATCCTTAAACATACTAGACAAAAGAAATAAAAACGGTGAAGATATTCTTTCACTAGCAGAATTTTTAGATGGTGTAAGCACAATTATTGTTGACGAAGTACACCAAGCAAAAGCAGATGTGCTTAAAAAATTACTAACACAAAATTTGAAAAATGCTCCGATACGTTGGGGACTAACAGGTACTATACCTAAAGAACAATTTGAATTCCAAAGCATCCTAGCAAGTTTAGGTCCTGTTATTGGAAGCATTACAGCAAAAGAATTACAAGACAAAGGTGTGCTATCTAACTGTCATGTTAATGTTTTACAGATGTTAGATACACAAGAATTTAGTGATTATCAGTCAGAACTAAAATACCTTGTAACAAACAAGCATAGGCTCGAATACATAGGCAAATTATTAAACAAGATCAAAGACTCCGGTAATACACTAATTCTAGTTGATAGGATTAGTGCCGGAGAACAGATTCTGGAACATATTCCAGACGCTGTGTTTATTAAAGGTGATGTTAAAATAAAAGATAGAAAGGATGCGTATGACGAAGTCCGTGATGCAACAAATAAAGTTATTGTTGCAACGTATGGAGTGGCCGCAGTCGGAATTAATATACCACGTATTTTTAACTTGGTTCTTATTGAACCTGGCAAATCTTTTGTTCGGGTCATTCAGTCTATAGGACGTGGAATTCGAAAAGCAGAAGATAAAGACTTTGTACAAATTTGGGATGTCACGTCAACTTGCAAATATGCAAAAAGACATTTGACTTCAAGAAAGAAATTTTATAAAGAGGCTGAGTATCCATTTACTATTGAAAAGGTGGATTGGACATGAAGTCGTTTACAGTAGAAATTAAAGTTGGAGATGAAATCCAAGTAGGCAAATTTAGAAATGTAACAACAAAAATTAAAGGCATAGAAATCGATCAATACGGACAACCAACAGTTATAACAAGCAAAGGAAAGCGTAACTTGTTTAACTGTCGTATAGCAAAATTAGATCCAGGTAACTTAACACCCAAAGAGATCTTAAAAAATAAAGGAAAGAAATGAGAATATTAACATTAGAAAATCAATGCTACGAACTTGAGCATCTTCCAGAAGAACTAACAGATGATATTAGATTTGCAGTATTAGATAATAGTAATCCTAAAGAGCCGGATTTCTTTTACATACCTTTAATCTTTTTAGAAAGTTTTAATAGTCCAGCAATGGTTATGGAAATTAACGGTAAAGAAATTACAATGCCTATTGATTGGAATCTAGCAGTAGGTGACAGTGAAGGATCAGGCGACATTGAAGTATTACCACTAACAAGTTTAAATGACAGAGGCTTTGAAGCATTTTTATTCAACCCATTAACAAGTTATACTATGAACTGGGGCGAAGTAAAAATTACAAACTTTTACAATGATGTGAAATGGTATTTTCCTAAAATGAAAAATGGACAACTACTAGGTGTTCCGTTAACAGAAGGTAAAGATCCTGTGTGTGCATGGTTTGTAAAAGATATTAGTAGACAAAGTGAAACAATTGATTATGGACTTCTTATTTAAGAAAAAGAAAATTGTATTAGACGTTTTTACTAACCAACAGTATTGTTACGATCAATTTCAACCAATGTTGGCTAAAAAGTTTATTCCTGACTGGTGGAAGTCATTACCAGCAAGTAGAACAGACGGAGGTCTTTTTACAGCACAGGATAATTCAATACCTGTTAGTAGTATGAAGCAATGTCCTGCTATTAATGAAATACTAAAACAAGGTGTTATCTTTCCAAGTTGGTGTGAACTACATTTTAAAGTAGACAACTTTGGAAGAATCGAACAACGTGTGTTTCCAGAACACACAGCATTATTACCGCATGATGAGCAAGATTGGAATTTTCATAAACCAGATATGGCTCATGTTAAAATTGGATCACCTTGGTTAATAAAAGAATCAACTGGTGTCAAATGGATGTGGATTAAACCAGACTGGCATACAACCAATCCGTTAGCATATTGGGGAGTACCTGGTATTGTTGAATACAAATATCAACACGCTGTATTGAATAATATTATGTTACCTTTTGGACAAGAACTTAAAATTAATCCGGGCGATCCGTGGTTACAACTAATTCCAATGTCCGAAAATCCAATAGAGGTTCGTTGCCACATAGTAAGTGGTGAAGAAATGAGTCGCTTAAATACAACAAATATTTCTGCTGTTGGCAGTTATATGAAATCGGTTAAAAATATTAAAAAGCAGGAAGAAAGATTAAAATCATGAAAACTATAAGCGAGGAATACGCAAGGCAGTTATCACAACTGCACGACGAGAAAGCATCTTTTGGTGATGCTAAAGGATTAAAAACTATTGAGAAATGGCTTAAAGAATATAAGCCACAGTCTGTTATTGATTACGGTTGCGGTAAAGGTGGCGTTGTATTAGCACTAAAAGAAAACTACAATAAGATTAATACAATTGGTTATGATCCTGGTATGCCTGGCTTTGATAATAAACCTGACGGAACATTTGATATGCTAATCAGTACAGATGTATTAGAACATATTGAACCTGTTTTCCTAGATGCAGTACTAAAAGAAATTCATGGTTACTTTGATAAATGTGCTTTCTTAATTATTGCCACAAGTCCTGCTAAAAAGTTTTTACCCGATGGACGTAATGCACACTTGATTGTTGAAACACCAGGTTGGTGGAAAGACAGACTTGAAAAGAATATGCCTGGAATTAAAATTAGGCATCATGAATTTGTTGAAAAGTCAAGAACAGATAAGCAAGGCAGAGTACACCCTAACAACAAATACATTGTAGTACTGGAGAAGTAAATGTCATTTACAAACTTAGTAACAACAGCAATTGACACAGTACTAGATGAAATTAGAACTCGTCCTGAACCAACAGTTTGTGATCTTGGAAATCAAAGACTTAAAAACAACAAGTCACGTGCAACAATTTTTAACCGATTAAATATTAACGCAAGTCCTACTACTACAAAAGAATTTTATCTTGCTTGTGGTTTTAAAAAATATCTAGCAATTGATGTAAACGAAGACATGGATGCCAAAGCAATGGACCTTAATATGGACATTGTTTCGCACTATGATTTTAACGAAAAGTTTGACCTTGTAACTAATAACGGAACAGGTGAACACGTTTTTAATCAATATGCTGTTTTTAAAAACGCACACGATATTACAAAACTAGGCGGGTTTATGATCCATGTACTTCCATTTTATAGATGGGTTGATCATGGCTTCTACAACTACCATCCTAATTTATTTTTCTGTCTAGCAAACCAAAATGATTATAAAATGCATGGTGTTTGGATTGGACAAAGCGACGGAGGTCGTATCGAAAAACTCGGAACTAAACTGACTAGAGACAAAGGCTATCGTAACAAATATAGTTTAGATACTTGGGAAAGAGATCCTATGGTAGTTGCTATTATGCAAAAAGTTAAAGACCAACCTTTTACTATGCCACAACAATTTTTATATGCAGGAGATAATATTTCAAGTTCAGAGATAGCAGAAAGGTACAAATGAACAAGTATTCAGTATTACAAAACTTTAAGAACGAAAACTTAAAGTTAGATCCTTTTCCTTACATCTATATTCCAGAAGTATTGCCGTGGGACTTATATGAAAAACTAGAAGCAGAATATCCAGAAGAATATGTTACTGAAGGTAGAAGTACCGGATTTGGTACAGCAAGATATCGTCAGCATGACTTTGATTATTCAAATGTAATAAGCGATACTTGGAGAGAATTTATTAACTACAACACTAGTAAGTTATTTAAAGATGAACTAATTAGAGCCTTCCGTAGTGGTATTGTTGAACACTATAACACTACAAAAGGTTTTAAAGAAGACCTTTATACAAAGTATATTAGATCAGATGTAAGTCCAAGAATGTATCCTAAAAAAGGAACTATCAGAATGGAAATGCAATTTGTTGCTAATGCTATTGACAATATTCAAATTAGAACACCACACGTTGATCAGGCTAAAGAATTATTTGCTTGTCTATTTTATTTTAAGAAACCTGAAGACAAAGGAACAGATGGCGGACTAAATGTATTTAGAAATACAACAGGTAAGCAATGGCGTAGAGTAACAGGACGTGAAGCAGTAGACGAAGACATTGAAGTAGTAGATCATATTCCTTATGCAAGAAATACTATGGTATGTTTCCTTAATACTGTAAACAGTTTACATGGTGTTACACCAAGAGAAAATCCAGATACAATTAGACGTTATATTAATATTGACGGACACGTTGAGGAAAAACTATTTAAATTTATCGATTAAGGAGAAAGGATAGTGACTATGAAAGCAGGAAAAATTTGGGGACAAACAGAATTAATTCACGCCAATGGTGTGCTAGAATTTCACCGTATCGAATACAAAGCAGGGTTTAAATGTTCGGAACATGAACACAAATATAAATGGAACGGATTCTTTGTTGAATCGGGCAAGATGCTTGTCCGTGTTTGGCAAGATGACCAAGATGGATTAGTTGATGAAACTATACTTGGTCCAGGGGAGTTCACGCAAGTGAAACCCGGCAAAATTCACCAGTTCGAAGGTTTGGAAGATGGAGTCGCTTTTGAACTTTACTGGGCTGAATTTAATCATGACGATATTGTTCGTCGAACAGTAGGCTCCGTAGTAACAAAAGGAAAGAAATAATATGTTTACAAAACTACTAGAAGGTGTAGATAGAGCACTAGTAACTAAACTAGTAATCCTACACACACTAGTAATTGCAGTAAGTAATTACTTAGTAACAATTAGATTTGATCTATTTCCAGGTGCAGACTTGCCCTTGTTTGGATCATTTCCACTAGCGGCGGCCGCATTCACATTCCCGATTGTAGTCGTAGCAACTGACCTTACAGTACGTATGGTTGGTAAAGAAGCAGGTCGTGCTGTTGTAGCAATGGCTATTATTCCTGCTATTATTGCCTCAGTCCTCGTGCTGTTAGCATTAGATGATCCACACGCATACAGAGTTGGTTTTGCAAGTGGTACTGCTTATGCTATTGGTACTATGCTAGACGTATATGTATTCCAGGCAATTAGAGAACGTTCTGACGCATGGTGGGCGGCTCCAGCGATTTCAACTATCGCGGCTAACATCATTGACACATACTCATTCTTTTATGTGGCGTTTGCAGGTTCTACAGATGCAGAAGGCAATCTATCTTGGATTGGTGCTAACTGGCACGTAGTTGCACAGAACAATACACTGACTAAGATCGTTGTAGGACTAATTGTATTCCTACCAGCATATGGCTTACTACTTCAATACTTAAGAAGCAAATTCAAAGTGAAGTAATGGCTAAACTAATTCCGGGCGAAGATTTGATATACGAACGTGTAGACGATGTAGTTTATGCTCGTTATGCGAACCGCCCGGAAATAGACCGTTGGGTTGTTGGCGGTAACCCACAAAAGAATTTATTTGAAGATTTCAATCAATGGATGGATATTATAGACGCTAGTAAAAATTATCCAACTTTAAGAAAAGCACTTGACAAAGTTGAAACAATATGGTATACTATAAAAGATGAAACAGAAAAAGAAACTTCCACTAAATGAAATCTTTATGGCCATGGATATGAATGCCAAAGGTGCATTCAAAGAATGGTCTGATGAAGAACGCAAAGAATTAAACTACTGGCTACTAAACAGGTATGCTAGTTCGGTTGCAGGAAATAGAGATGCTCAAGAATGGGCCATTGTTGCAACTAATGAATATTATAATAAGAACTGGAATGTTCTAGGTACTAAACACCCACAACTACAATGGCAGTTATTATGTGCAACACATAACGCACAGGCTAGTCCAAGGAGACATGAGTGGTTAGGTTTGAAATCAAAAGGATCTGATAACAAAGCAGTTAAGTTTTTATTAGATCGTTTCCCTAATATGAAAAAAGATGAGGTAGAACTCCTTGCTAGAATATCTACAAAAAAAGAACTCGAAACGTATGCAACCGATCTTGGATTTGAAAAGAAAGATGTCAAACTCTGATAAACCATTTGTTTGTCCATACTGCAACAAAGGGTACACAAAAGAAAAGACTCTTATTGTTCACGTATGCGAAAAGAAAAGACGTGCTTTACAAAAAGATGAAAAGCGTGTACAGTTAGGCTATCTTACATTTAATAGATTTTATAAACTGTGTCAAAAAGCAAAAGAAAATAAAACTTATGAACAGTTTTGTGATAGCCAATACTATAATGCATTTGTAAGGTTTGGATCTTTTTTAAACAACGTAAGACCTTTGTATCCTGAAAAATATATAGACTATGTTGTTACTAGCGGTGTTAAATTAGATCACTGGTGCAGAGAAGAGATGTATGAAAAGTATGCACTAGAATTAATTTTAAAAGAAGATGTTACAACAGCACTAGAACGTAGTGTTAAAACTATGATGGACTGGGGTGATGATAATGAAGCACGATGGCAAGATTATTTTAACTATGCAAGTTTGAATCGTGTAGCACAACATATTAAAGACGGTAAAGTGTCGCCGTGGTTAATACTAAATTGTAAAAGTGGACGTAATATGCTTGGCAAGATGAATGACGAACAACTACAAATTGTAAGCAATGTTATGAATCCAAACCACTGGGCAATTAGGTTTAAAAGACACGTAGCAGATGTCGAACTCGTAAAAGAGATCGTCAAGGAGAGCGGACTATGAGCAAGGATGAAACTTTTGATTCAGTAACTCCAAAGCCAGGTAACGATTTTCAACTTGTAAGTAACCATGTTGGTCCAAATGGTGAAAGCGTTGATAGAATATACGGATCACCGGCTAGTGGAGGACATATGAGATTAATGCAGGCAGACTATACACAATACAAAGGTGGTATAACCAAAAAATCTATTATCAAAAAAGATACACATGGTAATAACTTTAGGTCTTTTGTTTATGTTACCGATGACGGTAGATGGTTTGATAGAGCAGGATTACCAATTTCAAAACCAAATGAGGTTGACGAATCAACAGAATGATGTTAGTATATAATAATGCCTGATATTGATATAGACTTTGCAAACAGAGATATTATCTTAGATAAGATAGAGCACCGTGTGGCAAAACTTTCTACAGGTAAGAAACATAATACAGGAGTGTATGTAACAGAATGTCCCCATAACCCGATTGACAATGTTTCAACTATTGAATATGAAGAAGCAGAAGAAAGAGGATATTTTAAACTAGATTTTCTTAATGTTTCGATATATAATGATATAAGAGATGAAGCACATCTCGATCACTTGATGAAGAAAGAGCCACTATGGGATTTACTCACGCACAAAGAATTCAGCGACAAATTATTTCACGTCGCAGGACACAATACAGTCTTACAAGAAATGAAACCATCGAACATACAACAACTAGCCGCAGTACTAGCAATGATACGTCCGGCGAAGAGACATTTGATTGGACAACCGTGGGATACGGTGATGAGTCAAGTGTGGACGAAACCAACTGACGGCAGTTATTATTTTAAAAAGGCACACGCAGTTGCTTATGCTCATGCGATAGTTGTACACATGAATCTGTTGTGCGAACAATTAGAAAAGGAAAAAGCATGACTACAGAAGTAACTTTCTTTACACAACATGAAGAACTAAAAGAAGCAATGCCACCAGTGCCAGCAAGTAAGTATTGGCCCGAATGGTTTAAGAACCAAGGCGGCGCAAAGAACTGGTCACTAGGTTCTGAAAAGAACGGCATGGCACCAGATGGTAGTCATCAAGACGGATACCAAACAGTTAAAAGTTGTCCGGCAGTACTAGATGTATTGAATATGGGATATGTTATTCCGTTATGGTGCGACTACAAAGTTAAACGTATTGAGAAAAACGAACATTGTCCACAAGGCATTGTTTGGCGTCTGCCGGCAGGACCTTTTAACAATATGTTCGGAGCGGCAACACACCCGCATGAACAGATGGACGCTTATCCTTTTCCACCTGATACATTTGAAGGAACGTTTAAGTTACTAAACCCGTGGCAAGTAAAAACTCCTAAAGGTTATAGTTGTTATGTTTGTGCTCCGCACTACAACAAGCACGGCAACTTAGAAGTTTTAAATGGCGTTATTGACACAGACATCTATCATGAACTACACGTAAACACTTGGTTTACTGCTCCACTAGACGAGGAAGTATTGTTACCGATGGGTATGCCTATTGTGCAAATAATTCCTTTTAAACGTGAAGACTATGAGATGAAGGTTGAAGTGGGAGATCATCGATCAATGCATAATCGAGTTACACAGTTTATACACAATGCTATGTTTAAAGCACAGCACTATAGACCTAAACTAAGTCCGAAATACTACAAGTAATTATTTTTTAGGTTTGCGTACTAGTTGAACACTTTTACGTTTTACCCTCTTTACTGCTAAGTTGCCTAAATTAACAACAGGCCCTGCTGTTACCTTTACATCTTTTGTATTCATGGTCATTAAGCAATGTCTAAATTTTGGAAATTCTCTAGGAAGAAAGATACTGATCGGTATTGTTCGGTTGCTTTCAAACCACCAAGTTTCGCCCATGTCTAGGAAGTGTTGCTTCTCAACATCTGTAGTTAAGTCTGTGTATACGTACATACTTGTAACGTAGTTGTCTTGATTGTTTATGATCCCGATATATTCATTGCCCCCGTACTGGACAATGCTTAGGAATGGAAATTTTTCTTCTATATCTTTTAATAGCATGATTCTTTTTTAAATAAATACTGTTATGCAGTTAACATACAGATATTTAGCAACCAACAAAGCCATTCTCTCAGTAGATTTGGCTAGCAACATTACGGAGTATAAACCAGTGTACAGTAGACATTTACAGGTATATAGAGGTATTGACAATACCTTAACCTTTGAAATTAAAAATCACGATCAAAAATCTTTAAGTATTTTAAACACATACACACCTAAGTTTCAAGCATTTGATTCTAACGGCGATATGATTATAGAACGTACAGGAACTATTTTAGAAACAACTACTCCGAGCAAAGTTGGTCAATTTACTGTAACAATTACTGCTAATGATCTGTTAAATGTAGAACATCAATTTGTTAGTTATAATGTACATCTAATGGATTCAAATAACAATAATGTACTAACGTATGCTAATTCACATTTTGAATCTGCAGGTACAATCCAAATTGTTGCTAATGCTTTTCCTGGACCAAGTGACCCGCATAGTGTTTCAACATTTAATGAAACAGGTGTTGGCACAGGAATCTTTTACAGTGAAGCAATAGATGCCCATCCGGCAAAGAACGGAAACGAAGCATTACATACTGCCGCTGTATACACTACAGGGTTTCAAGGCGATGTAACTATCCAAGGTACTTTGGATAATCAAGTTAGTGGTGCAACCAATTGGGGTGATATCACAACACTCAATTTAAATAATCCTACAAAACCAGAATACGTTAACTTTAATGGAGTGTATTCACATCTTAGAGTTAAAATGGAAAACAAAGTTTCTGGAACAATTGATAAAATTTTAGTCAGAAACTAGTTGACTTTATACTAAAGAGATACTATACTATATAGTATGAGTGGTCTAGTATATGAAACAATCTTATCGCACCTTCCGCATAAACGGAAAACAACCCCTTCTGGTTGGACATCGTTCAATGCACCTTGTTGTGTGCATAATGGAACGTCAGCAGATACTAGACAACGTGGCGGACTAATTAAAAATGGTGATGACGGTGTAAGTTATCATTGCTTCAACTGTGGATTCAAAGCAAGTTGGAATAAAGGTAGAAAACTATCTCACAAGATGCGTAGACTACTGCAATGGCTTAATGTTTCCGATGACACTATTAATAAATTAGCATTGGCTGTTTTACAATTCCAAGAGAACATAGACCACTCTCAAATAGTAGAACTGCCAAAGTTTAACGAAGTGCCACTACCTGATAGTGCAAGACAAATCAACCAATGGGACGATTACAAGGCACTAGAACCAACAGGTATGGATAGTAATCTTGTTAAAGTGTTTGAATATCTTAGAACAAGAAAACTAAACACAGACGATTATCCGTTTTACTGGACGCCTGAACTTGGCTATCGTGATAGGGTAATTATTCCTTTCTTTTATGAAAAGAAAATCGTAGGCTGGACTGCTCGTACTATTTTACCTAATAAACAACCAAAGTATCTAAGTGAACAACAACCAGGATATGTTTTTAACTTAGATGAACAAAATTACAATAGACTATTTACTGTAGTTGTTGAAGGTCCTATTGATGCTATACATATTGATGGCGTAGCACTAATGGGTAGCGAAGTCAAAGATCAACAGGCTCTACTACTAAAATCTTTAAATAAAGAAGTAATACTAGTACCTGATAGAGATGATAAAGGTAAACAATTAGTAGAACGTGCAATAGAATTAGGTTGGTCGGTTAGTATGCCAGACTGGTCTGAGGACGTAAAAGATGTAAACGATGCTGTTGAAAAATATGGTAGAGTTTATACTTTGCATTCAATTATAATGCAAAAAGAAACTAATGAGTTAAAAATTAAACTTAGGAGCAAACAATGGTTTGGTTAAAAAATATCATTACTTGGCCTGTGCGTCAGTTCAAGAAATGGAATGAAAACAGAAAATTTAAAAAGAAGATTAAAGAACTACAAAAGAAAGATCCGTTTATCTATAAATGAGTTACAATGTACTAAGACCGTTCGGTCCAACAATATATAAAAGTAAACTAACTGCTGACGAAGTAGTTTGGTTACAGGAAGTTGCGTTAGAATCTGCAAAACGCAAACAGCCTCGCGGTCACGAACTAGCAGGCAATATTGCTGAACAGTACAAGGGTATATTTAACGATGATCAGAAGTTTGGCTTTATGAGATTTGTACATACTCATGTAGCAAACTTTATGTCTGAAGAAATAAAAAGACAAAACGAATATGTTATTAATCCTATGAACGATGAAGTTGATTGGGAAACTCTACGTTTCCATCTTGCTACAGGTCCTTGGATTAATTTTCAAAAAGCAAACGAATTTAATCCTATACACAGTCACAATGGTATGTTAAGTGCAGTAGTGTATATTGATGTGCCAGAAGAAATAAAAGAAGAAGCAAACGATGGGTTATTAACAAACATGAGATGCCCTGGACAGATTGAATTTGCTTACGGCAGTGACGTATTAGGATCATCAGGAACACATAAAGTGATTCCTGAAACAGGCGATGTACTACTCTTTCACGCAGGATTGAAACACACGGTTTATCCTTTTAAATCTGATGTCACAAGAGTAAGTATGTCTTTTAATGTATTTGACATCAGTTACGGAAAGGAGGCAACTAATGAGTGAAATTAAACAAGGAATATTTAATTTACTTAAACGTTTAATTGCAGGAAGTTCGTTAGGGTTAGCCGTAGTATATACTGTAGGACATATCGTAATTGCAATGTTTTGTAATAGATTAATCACAGGCGCCGCACTAGAACTTGCCGCAGTCGATGCCATTGTAGAACCAATCGTAAATGGAGTTTGGTTTTATATTTTACATTCGGCATATAAAAAATATCAACAAGGAGTAAACTAAATGTCAACATTAATACCTATGGTAGTTGAACAAACAAGTAAAGGCGAAAGAGCATATGACATTTATAGTCGTTTGCTTAAGGATCGTATTGTAATGCTTAATGGACCAGTAGAAGATGTTATGGCTAATTCAGTTGTAGCACAGATGCTGTTCTTAGAAAGTGAAGATCCAGCAAAAGCAATTAACTTGTATATTAACAGTCCAGGTGGTCAAGTAACAGCAGGTCTTGCTATCTATGATACTATGCAGTATATTAAATGTCCTGTGCGTACTATTGTAATGGGCCAAGCGGCATCGATGGGGTCATTCCTAGCACAAGCAGGGGAGCCAGGACATCGTATTGTACTACCTGAATCACGTACAATGATTCACAGAGTAAGTTCAGGAACAAGAGGTACAGGCGGTAGTGTGTACGTACAAGAACTTGAAATGGAAGATAACATTAGACACTTACAAGAGTCTAAACGTATTAACGAACGATTGGTTGAGTTGTATGCTAAACACAATTCAAAAGAAAAGACATACGAGGAACTGTTAGAGACAATGAAGTTTGATACTTTCTTGTCAGCACAAGAAGCAGTCGACTATGGTCTTGCTGATCAGGTTGTGGAGAAAAGATAATGATTACTTGGGGAATGGTAGGTAACAGTCACGATGCATCGCTGGCTGTTTTCAAAGACGGGTTTTTAGTTTGGGCAAGTACCGCTAACAAGTTTAGTGATGTGCCAAACGATCCTAAACATTCCCCAATACAAATTCAAACAGCAATACAAAGTTATGGCAAGCCTGACTTAGTAGTATGGTATGAAAAGCCTTTGTTAAAATCATTTAGACAATGGCGAGCAGGCCAAGGCAGTTTCTTAAGTTGTGTAAAAGAAAATAATATTGAAAAGTATCTTGCAGACTTAGGCATTGACTGTCCTGTAAAATATATGCAACACCATCATAGCCATGCGGCATATGGTTACTATACACAAGGCATTCCTAAAGCAACTGTCATGTGTTTAGACAGCATTGGTGAGTTTGAATGTTTTACTATTTGGTCTGGTGATTCTAATAGAAAACTAAAGAAAGTTTATTCACAAAGTTATCCACATAGTATTGGATTATTTTATAGTGCTATGACAATGCGTTGTGGATTTAAACCTAATGCAGAAGAATACAAAATTAGTGAAGCAGGAAGAGATATTGCTATTACAGAAAACTTATCATTAATAAATGATCTAATCAAAACATTTATCGACGGACCGTTAGATGGATCTAAACCAGGTGTTAAGTTTAAACACAACCTACACAAAGGTTGCCAATGGTATAGACCTGACCTAACTACAGAAGATGATATGAAAAGACTTGCTAATGCTACCCAAAGTGTTTTTGAAATGATTGTTAAGTCTAGTGCTAAATGGTGTACCGAAAACTTACCAAATCGGGATTTAATTGTAACAGGCGGTTGTGCGTTAAATAGAGATGCAATGGACCAACTAAGAGAAACATGGAATAGTGTATATGTTCCACCTAACCCGGGTGACCCAGGAAGTTGCATTGGCGCTGTATTAGCAATGGATAAAAAGACTATTGACTTTAACCCTAACGTATGGTATAATAACTAAATGAAGCAAAACGTTGACTACGGATTCGATATCCAAAAAACATATTTAGAAATGATGTTAAGTGACGCAGAAACATTTGTGCGTTGCCAAGGTATCTTTGATCCAAGTTTATTCGATAGAAAAATACAACCACAAGCAGAGTTTATTAAAAACTTTGTCAACGAACACAACACACTTCCAACAGAAAAGATTGTAAACGCACAAGGACAAGTTAAGTTTGAGATTCCAACAGGACTTAATGAACAACACTATGATTGGTTACTAGGTGACTTTGAAACATTTAGTAGACACAAAGCACTAGAACGTGCAATACTTGAAAGTGCTGACTTGCTTGAAAAAGGTGAGTATGGTCCAGTAGAACAAAAAGTAAAAGACGCAGTACAAATTGGTTTGCAAAAAGATCTAGGACTAGATTACTTTGCTGATCCTAAAGGTAGACTACAAGGACTAAAAGATAACAACGGACAAGTAAGTACTGGTTGGGAAAGTTTAGACAAGAAACTATTTGGTGGATTTAACAAAGGTGAACTAAACATCTTTGCAGGTGGTTCAGGTGCAGGTAAATCTTTGTTCCTAGCAAACTTAGGTGTTAACTGGGCACTACAAGGAATGAACGTAGTTTACTTAACACTTGAATTGAGTGAGAAGTTAGTTGCTATGCGTGTAGATAGTATGACTACAGATATACCAAGCAGAGAGATTTTTAGAGACTTAGATAATGTTGAGATGAAAGTCAAGATGATTGGCAAGAAGTCTGGAGCATTTCAAATCAAATATATGCCAAGTGGTAAGACTGCAAATGATATTAGAAGTTTTATTAAAGAGTATGAAATTAAAACAAACAAAAAGATTGATGTATTGTTAATTGACTACTTAGACTTGTTAATGCCAATTGGACAAAGAATTAGTGCAGAGAATTTGTTTATTAAAGACAAGTATGTATCAGAAGAACTACGTAACCTAGCAATGGAATTAGGTTGTATCTTTGTTACAGCATCACAGTTGAACAGAGCATCTGTAGAAGAAATTGAATTTGATCACAGTCACATCAGTGGTGGATTGAGTAAGATCCAAACTGCTGATAACGTGATCGGTATCTTTACAAGTAGAGCAATGCGTGAGCGTGGACGTTATCAAATACAGTTAATGAAAACAAGAAGTAGTAGTGGTGTAGGTAGTAAGATTGATTTAGAATTTAATATTGATACACTACGTATTACAGATCTTGATGACGATGACGATGCAGGATATTCAAATAACTCTAGTCCAATCATGAGTACACTTAAAAGAGGATCAACAGTAACACAAGATTTAAATCCAGATGAACCTAAAGATCCAGCACAAGGTACTACTGCTCCAAAAGTAAGAGCAGAAACAGACAGTACTAAACTTAGACAGTTCTTAAATAATTTAGATAATGACGAGGAATAAATGCGTAAGATATATTTCTTCGGTGATAGTTTTACCGTAGATTACGACACTAACTGGACCTGGACCAGAAACCTAGCAGAAAAACTTAGAGTCAATGGCTTGGTCAATCACAGCATGATTGGTACTAGCAATGATTGGATCTTAATGAAGATTAGAGAATCGTTAAGTGACATTACCAAAGACGACATTGTTGTAGTTGTATTAACAAGTGTATATCGCTATTGGTTCTTCAAAGACAAACCAGAACTATCTAACTACATGATTAGTAATTGGGATAACTTTGCAAAGGAAACAAATAACAAAGACGCTGTTGATGCTGTAAAGGGTTATGTTAATTACATACAAAGAGACGATTTAGACGCATTTAGATTTGAACATCAGGTTGCCTGGCTTAAAGGAACACAGCAACGTTACGGGTTTACCCTTCTTCTTATACCAGGGTTTACTATGCCAATTGACTATACCGATATGATTCCTGTTATAGGTGATCTAACTGCTACAGTAAGTAACGCAGAGTTTATGACACCCAAGGACGATGAAGAATGGTATAGCAGTGGAATTGATACACGTTACAATCATATGCTAAGATGTAATCACGAGATTATGGCACAGAAGTGTGCAAACAGCATACTAACAGGACAGCCATTAGATCTACAAATAGGATTTAACAGACACATACTCAAAGGTCATGAAAGACTTACACACAAAGAACTAGGCTCTAAACTTATTGCTACTAGCAACGAGTTATATGGAAATGAGTCTAAACCTACTAAATTTACCCATTGGCTTAAAAGTTAGATAAATATACTTTTAGTATGCAGAGAGTTACCAGGCAAACTAAAAAATATACTATAGACGGCACAGCGATGATTGATGTCGAACTTGTTGCTATTATGGAACAAGCACTCAAGGATTACTCCAGTAAAAATAGATATGTTGTTAAAGTAGATAACGACAGATGGGATCCTAAACATAAAACAGAGTGGGCAAATCACATTCGGACTATAGACCATTGGAACCCGTTAGACTATAGATACCTTCCTAGATCAGATACATTTGTATTCTTTCGAAAGAAGAACAAGACACGGTTCGGACAGCCTCACTAAATTAAGTTCTAATTGTGTTGTTCTTGTGTTGTAATATAAGTCTTTAGGGCGTGTACACACTCCACTAAACGATCGTATTGTTCTTTATGAAATGGCTCTGCTGTTTTGATATACTGTTCGCTATGGTGGTCAATAAGTTTACACAAGTGCTTTATATGAACTTGATAAGGTTTACGTATACTATCCCAATCAGACATCGACTCTCCATTAGCAATCTCTTGTATTTAGTTATTACAAGACTCAGGAGCAAATACACATCCTAGTGCATCTGCTATACCTTTAAAGTTCGGAATGCCTGGTTCTTCAAGTGTACTATCTTTATCTTCTGCTACTTGTTCTTGCGGTTGTGGATCTAGCACACGATCAATTACAGGTGCTTGACCGCAACCTTGTAGTGCTATACTCACAAGTATTACAATCAATATAAGTGCTACACGTATTTCCCATTTAGTATTCATGAACATTAGTTATGCCTGTAGATACACACATTAAGTGGATATAGAATAGCCGCGGAGCGGAAAAGCCATTTAGAGCGTAGCGACCGCGGTAGCGGTGGAAAGCCATTTAAGCAAATCGGTGCGGTAGATTTTAGATCCGCGAAGCGGTAGCGGTAAAACGCTAGAAAACGGAGCGCCGGAATTTGGCTCTTTAATCCGAATGCCTACCTCTTTTTCACCATGCATTTAAGACGTCTTAAACGTATGAAAATCACCCCTAAATGGCTCTTATTTTGCATTTAAGCATCTTTGTAGTACTTTGCCCTATCTGACGTGTGTATGACGCTTATATTGCGTTTAAGACGCCTTTTTAAGTGTGTGCTATACTTCGTTGCACACCGTTCAGACTGCACACGGGGCGATGGTTAACCCTATAAATAAAACGGAGGTACTATTATGTTAAAATGGTTAAAATCGTTATTTGGCAGTACTGTACAGGAGCCTCTAGTATTGGATAAACCTGTAGAGACACCGCGTAAACTTAAACGTGCTGAACTTGCTAAAATGACCAAAACACAACTAGAAGACTTGGGTCGTGTTCACGGTATAGAACTTGATCGTAGACAAACCAAAGACAAACTAGTAAAAGAACTATGGCCTGTAGTTAAGGCTAATCAATAACAAAATTTTTCACTTAAATTTTTATAAGAGCAACGGGTATACGTATTATTATGTGTACACCCGGATTGCTCTTTTTTTTTGACTACCAGTTGTTGGTAGATTTAGTAGACTGATGTCCTAAGATTTTATCTTTGTTAGGACCATGCTTTACTACATAACCAGAAGTACCATGACCATTTATTTCCACCTCATGACGAGCCTTCCATAATTCCATTTCTTTCTTTTTACGTAGTTGTTGCTCACTGTATTGCTTGAGCATAAATGAGTGTCTATCCATGTCACCCTCCTTGTTAAAGTTAGGTGCGTTCCTTCGACATAGTGTCTACTTCCAAGCGTGTTGCTCGAACGTATTAGTATTTAGCATAGCAGGTATGTGTTTTGGGTATATTATAGGCTTGAACTTATTGGTGCTTCGGGGTCGTTCTCTACAAGCAGGATGTCAAACGTTGCTGTAACTCTAGCATTGTTACTTCTAACTAGGGCTCTTACATCAATGTCGCTTTTTTCTGGTATTGCTGGAGGGAAAGAGAACTTGTAATTATACTGTGATCCGCCAGCAACTTCAAAGGTATGTCCCACTCTAAATGTAACGCCTTCGCCATTGCGTCTTACAAACATATAACCTGTAGCATCTGCGTTAGCCTGTACAGTCATAGTGCCTTGGTACAAGTATCCAATGTATCCTGCTGGTATGGTATAAACACACATCAGTGTCTGTCCAAGGTTGGCTGTAATACGAGCAACTGTGGTACCACCTGCGGCACCTGCTTCAATGTCAATGTTGCCCACATTCACTACGGCTGTGCCTGAACTGACATAGGCTCTATTCACTCTACGCCACAGTTTGGTGCCCACTTGGTCCGCACCTGTGATTGTGATGTCTTCCGTT